GTTAAGCCGCTTCCACGGCTTTCATGAATTTAACGATTTGAGCTACAGAAGCCTCGGTAATGGATGTTCCACGACGATACATATAGTCTGAAACTAAATGGTAATCAGATTCAAACTGTACAGTCATTTTATCATTGTTGTTTGAAGCATTATTGGATAACGTATTGAACGTTGTGTTACAGATTTTCTTGATAACAGAAAGTTTGTCATCAGTGATATACCCATGGAAATTCATATAACGGAATATATCATAGAAATTACTCAGACGAGTATACGCTTCAGACACCGGCTTATCGCTGAAATACTTAGTCATAAACCCAAGCTCAGGGAACTTAGCAATGATTTCAAGATAATACCGGGCACGGGTATTGCTACCGATATAATCATCAATATCTACAGCATCTAATGCTTCAGCATAAGCTTCTAATGTGGCTTCCATCAGGCATTCGCACTGGCCCAACTTTTTAATCTTTTTGGCAATCTGAGGACGAATGATATGGAATTCGGTAATACCTAACAAATTAGCCATACGAGTCATTGTAGTGGTGTTGATATCAAAGATACCATAAGCTTCATCCATTCCTAGGATATCAGAACGACTACCGAACAGCACATAACCTGAAATCTCTTCAGCTTCAGCCGCAGTCAAATACATTGTCTCTGTTTGCCAGCGCCCGTCTTTAATGAACCAACGATAAGCACTTGGTGTTTTAGGACGAGGTTCGGATGAACGAACAGTAACCGGAATCCATGGCTTAGCAATTTTATTCAGTTCCGAGACTTTATAAAAATGAATTGTATCACCTTTAAAAAGGGCTTTAACTTTTTCAAGTTGCTGCATTTGCAGCATTGAATTCGGGTCAACAAAAATAAGGTCTGTCCCGTATTTAGGAATATTATGCTCTTTAACAATTTTCTTGGCCGAAGCGCTGTTGTCCATTGCTAGCGCCCATAGACCTCGAACCAGAGGCACACGACCCTTTTCGTCATCATAAACAACATGGATTTCTTTCTTATTAATGCCTAATAAGCCACTAAGTCCTGCCACAGAAGAAGTATTACCACTTGACTTAATTCGTTTTAAACGCGGGTCCATACAAACTTCGTAAACAACACCCAAATTAATAAGGTCGTTTTGAAGCGTATAACGTTGGTACAATTTCTCGTATGTTAATTTTTCAGTTGTGAACTGTTTAGTAACACCTCTTTTAGAAAGGTATTCACGAGCACTATAGCCTAGGTTTGAAAGGTCGCGATAAACATGACGCGGATTATCAGATTCGACCCATTCCTGTGTATCGTTTTTAAAGACCACTGCATCTAGGGCTTCAATACGGGTTGCAATATTTTCCATAGTACGCTTATCAAGCGACAACGCTTCACGAGATGGAGCAATATCTAATGAACCCATAGGGAACTTAATATAAACTACATCATGACGAGTACGCATCCATGTGCCTTTGTTATAGGCGGAATCTAATGGATAAACAATACCACCATAAACAGCATAAAGTCCTGAACGTTCAAAATCACCGTAGCCTGTATCAGTTACTGAATGGTAGTCTTCGAACTCAGGAAAATAATTAACTTCGGCCCCATCGACATCACCCAGTCCAATGAAAGGACGCATGATATAACGAATTTCAGTTTCAAACTTACGGAAATCTTCTTCATCAACAGGAACAGTGATTTCAATACCTGTTTTATCACCTGGCTGCATCGGTTCAACGAATGTAGGTTTAATCTGGGGACCATCACCATCCATATAAGCTACATAACCACGGACTTCACCGTTATGCCATGAAGTAATATTAAACGTTTCTGTATAACTGAATGGAGATTTCGAACCAAGACCAAAGCCACCAATGAAATCGTTAGAAGCTGTTTTGGATGAAGCGAAATAAGAGTTATACAAACCGGTTTCGTTTTCATCACCGCGAATCTGGAAATCACTCATACCCGGACCGAAGTCACGGCATACGAAACGTGGGTCAAGCTTACCAGGAACCTGTACTTTCCAACGTTCTTTATTACCATTCAGAATATGGGCATCAATCATGTTGGTGATTAGTTCACGAACTACAGCACGTACCTTATTACTATAAAGGTCTGATGACAAAATTTTAAAGACCTTAGGAGACGCCTGGATAGTAAAGCCTGTGGACTTAGAGCCGTTACCGATGATTTGTTCTTTTTCAGTTTCAATAATCATATTTTTCTCAATTCAGATTACGTTTAAAAATATCTGCTACTTCAAGGAGCTCGTCCTTAGTAGCGATGTCGTTGAGTATTTTATACCGTATTTCCTTAAAGCGTTCTTTAAAATCTTCAGCCGCATTGATATCAAAAAATCTCTGGATTAGCCGGAATTCTTTGTGGACTGCTTTATCAAACAAATCAATATTGACTTTAAAGTTTGTCATTTTTAACTACCTCATGTTGAACATATTCTCTGGTAGAACCTAGTTCAGCCAGAATTCTTCTCATAGAACCCATTGTGCTTTTGTGCTCTCTGTGGCGATACATTATCTCTAAAACCTTTTCCTGGACAACAGGAGAGAGCGCCTGGTTATCTTTAATCTTTAAGGCAATAGATTTTACAGCCTTGAGATATTCGAGACCCTTGCCGCTTGTAATCACTATTCCTTCATCTCTACAATTGCGAATTGCAGTCTCCATAAAAGACAAGGCCAAGTTGTCGGTGTTCACTATACTATTATCTTGCATAATCATATTATCACCTCTTAGAGAATCATATCACACTTTTAATCGGTTGTAAACCCCGAAAAGGGCCTTGCGGCCCTTAATTAGTTGCTTGAATCGACTCTATAAACTTGACCACTGGTTTGGTAAACTTCGCCGTCCCACGTTTCAACTGTGATAGTAACGTACTCTGCAAAAAGAGGACGTGTATCTGTCCAGAGATAACCATATTCACCTGTGACGAGCGTAACCCAGTACTTTCTCATAAAGTCTCCTTTTATACGGCACTCATGTACCGTACGTATTTATTACGACATCCAAGCCTTACGAAGCTGTGGGTCGTTTCCAAGGAGCATTTCGAACTGGTCTTTCCAATCTTCAGGTAATTGGACTACATCAAATTTAGGGTCTTGAATCATTCGGCGGTATTCAGCTTTCTCAAGAGAACCGAGACCTTTGATATAACGAATAGAATGTTTAGGCAACTTATCCTTAGCTTCATTATAAGACGGAACATCATAGAACCATTCCTGTTCTTTACCAACCTGCGCAATAATTACCGGAGTTTTACAGAAACGAATTCGTCCCTGTTCGAACAATTCAGGCCATTGGCTAAAGAAGGCTAATAACGAAGGATAAATCGAACCAGTACCATCCACATCAGCGTCAGTCATGATAGCGATATTATGATAGTTGGTTTTATTTGCAGGTTCGCCAATAATTAATCCTGTGATTGCACAGATATCAAATAGTTCCTTGTTCTTCATGATATCAGCAGCAGTCATACCCCAGGTATTCATAACCTTACCGCGTAATGGATAACCACCTTGGAGGTCTTTATTACGAACTTCAATGAAAGGACCCATTGCAGAATCACCTTCGGTTAAGAACAGAGTCGTATCAGCATCTTTGCCGTACATATTGGCTTTAATATGCTTATGGACCTTGGCTTTAGAAGCTTTCTTAGCAGCTTTAGTTTCGGCTGCCTTTTCAGCTGCTAATTTACGTGCTAAAGCGGCTTCGATAATAGGCATAATCAACCCATCAACTTTAAGAATAGCTTGAGCAATTTTCTTAGCATCAATTTGGATATGATTACGAATCTCGCCAAATGGAGAGGTCAAACGTTCTTTAGTCTGGGAATCAAAACGCATATTGCTCATATCACGAATGAACATAACCATAGTAAGGCATTCTTTAACACGGGCCTTGGTTACTTCGATTCCACGATATTTCTTTTTAATACCTGGCAGAAGGTGCTCACAAATATCATCGAATACACATTCAACATGGTGGCCGCCATTCTTAGTATGGATATTGTTTACATACGTCAGTTGACGGAACCCGTCCGGAGAAGGAGTAAATGCCATCGAAACGTTATCAGTTTCTTGGATTACAAAGTCTTCACCAAATTGCTTAGCATACTTTTTAAAGTTACCATCTACTTTTTTACCGTTAAAAGTAAATTGGATATCCGGATAAATTACGGCCAGTGTTTGAAGTCGGTCTAATGTAATATCCAGATAAATTTGTGACAGACTATTTTCTTCAAAATGATTAAAGTCTGGGGTGAATACAACCGAAGTACCTTTACCTTTAGATTTCTTGGTAGACCAACCTTTGTTTTCCATTCCATTGGAACAGTTAACTGTAATCTCATTCTCGCCATCAGAGGTGATGCCTGTGAACAAAACAGAGAAGATATTAGTTAAACTACTACCGACACCATTCATGCCGCCTGTCTTACGCTCTGCGTCATCTCCAAAGTTACCACCAGCCTTTGGAATAGTCCACGCAGCTACAGGGCCCGGAATCTGTTCACCGTTTTGATCGGTAACCATTGCTTGAGGAATACCACGGCCATTATCAGAAACTGAAACCTGGTTATTCTTAATTTGGACATCAATTTTATTTGCGAATTTAAAGCTTGTACGAATAGCTTCATCCACAGAGTTATCGATGATTTCGTCAATCAGTTTTACCAGCCCAGGAACATAGTTGACCTGAGTAAAATTACCGAACAGAAAACGTCCGTGAGCTTCATTAGCACTTGAACCGATATACATCCCACTACGTTTTTTGATATGTTCAATGTCGGACAGTACTTTAATTTCATTCTTAATCATGTTATTTCCTCATGTAGTGGAAGAATTATATCCCAAGCTATTAAAAGCAAAAAGGGCCGAAGCCCTTATTCAAATCGAATGGTGGAGTTTTTGAACAGTAGCCCAGAGCACACGGTACCTTTAACAGTTTTACCTGTAGGACCGACAGCAATGAATCCTGTACGTTGGAAGTCATCTTCAGAACACCCAAACAAACTATAACCGGTGATTTGGATTTGCTCAAAACCATTGGCATTCAAAACCTTAGTAGCATTATCAGCGTCAGTACACCCGACCAGCGAAAAAGCAAGAACCAGTGCAGCAATAGTACGATTTACGTATTTCATATTTCTCACTTAAGCAGGTCGTAGAACCCGCCGTTAACATGTTTAGGAGCAGAGACTAGCCGAACAGCCAGCCGATGGCAATCAGGACAAACATCATTATCTCTTTCAGAGATTTTCTTGATTTTTTCGTATTCTTTCGCACAGTCTTCAGATTGGCATTTGTAATCATAAAGTGGCATATTATTCCTTAAAGTGTGCTTTCAACATCTGGAAAACTGACCAGGCTTCTTCATTATTACTAATGGTGATTTTAGTCAATGGGAATGCAGTGATTTCTGGAGCTTCAGTTTCTTCATCGTCAGGTACACCATCTTCAGCCCATTCTTCATCACAGTCAACTTCGACCATTTCGGTAAAGAATTTACGCTCAGTGGGATATAAAATCATGTCTTTATTATCGCCATAAGCTAGGTCTACGTTAGTCACATTACCTGCTGTGATAGTCCTTGGACAAAAACCTTCAGCTTCAATAATAGCATCCGCTATACCGCTATTGTTGATAACTCTACGACGGAATTCCGCTTCAGACACCTCATCTTTAAAATAATACCACTTACCAACTTCAAATTTAGACATTGTAAGTCTCCTTCCAGAAGTCTGGACCAATTGAACTGATTTCACGGAACACACCGTAAATAGGATTTTTATCATCTTGATTTTCGTACACATAAACTGAAGTCAAGTGAGAGCGAGCATCAGAGTGTTCTTTCTGTACTACAACCAAATCTGGATTGAACAGAACGTCTTCAAATTCTTCACGGGTCGAGTTCACGGTAACTTTAGCCATTTTATTTTCCTCATCTACACTTGTTTTTGATAGGGTAATCTTATCACTACCCTATCTTGTTGTACACTACTTTTTAAACTTTACGCACGATGAATATTAGCATACTCAACAATAAAGCTTTCAGGAACTACCTTAAAGGTTCCAGTGAATACGATGTTATAAAGCTTAACACCTTCTTCAACCCACTGGTCGGTGATGTAGCCAGACATGCTAGTAGTTTCGTAAGTACCAAACGGTTCATCAGTGTATTCAAAAGGCTTAGGAGAAACGAAAAAGACACCAGCACCTAATTTCCATTTAAAATCAACACCAACATGAGACAGGTCAATGGTTTCAACTTCTTGAGCCACTACACCACGAATATCATTGCTTTCGCACACATACCCATCGTGTGATTCAACTTCTTCAACCACAGGAGCGACACGTCCAGTAAATTCAGTTGATTCTAGGAATTTAGCACGAACGTAAGCAAATTGTGTTTCTGTCTGACCATTTTTAGGAATAATACGTACTTTTACTTCAGCGTTTTCAAGTCTGACACCTTCTTTAAGTTGAATACTAACAACTTCAACTAAACAGCCTGCGGCTTTTGAACGAGATTGTTTGGATACGCGAACGATACCGCCGATATCTGAAATAGTAATCATAATTTTTCTCTCTTGGTTAAAGGTTTATTCTCCATGAGAGCCATTATAACATGGCTCTCGATAAAGTAAACTATTAGTTCAAAACATTCACAACTGCACTACGAGGTACTACACTAAAATCACCAGCATGGACAACATTCAGAAGCTCAACGCCATCTTCAATCCATTGGTCTGTTACCCACCCACAGATAGGATTATCAAAAGGACGACGGACGCTTACTGGCTTACACAACAAATCGGTAGGGTCTTGTTCGACTTCGACTTCACGGAAAAGGCCGAATTCAGCTTCGTAAACCAGGATTTTCTCTATTTTGTTATTGTCTAAACGACGGCCGTGGATGACGTAAGATTTAGTAAACCAGTTACTTTTTGTAAAGTCTTCAACAATAAATTCGCCTTCGCCAAAAACATCAGTCAGAGTTTTATGACCGGAAATCAAGGCATTAGTTTTAATTTCAGGTTCAACCAGTTTGTAGGTTTTGCCGATTTCAATAGCGATAGTCATAGTTGTTTCCTTAATTTCCAGTGGTTTAACAGGGCATACATAAGTGCTTACAACATCAAAATCGATAAGCTGCTTTGGAGCTAAACGAATAAAGGCAGCCATTTCTCGTTGCGACAATCGAATAGTATGTATATCCGGAACACCACATTCTTGAACTGTTACAGATTTAATATTATCAAGCTCATCAGGTCCAATAGAAAGAATACGGAACTCGTTGCCTTTAGTCATCTTTTTAAGGAGGTCATAAGCTTGGTTGTAGAGCTTAAGTTCAGAGTACGGGGTAACGATGTATTTGGCATTCAGATCGAAAGTATTCATAATTGTCTCATTTCAATAAAATCTACGAGTTCAGCATGGGATTTGCGGAACATTACTTGGTGGTCACCAATGACAACCTCATCTTCAGGTATTTCGTAAACGGCAAGATAGAATCCTTTAGAAGATAATTCTTCTCGCTCTTCACGACTGAACCAGCGCATCATATCATACTCGCTGGCAAAAGCAAAATGATAGAGATGAACAAACCAACTAGGTATATAGTTATCTACACCATTATAATCAGGGCGACCCCACTTAGTATTAATTGCTCTATTAGAATTCGCAACCAACAATTTATCTTGGGATGGTACCGGGATATTTTTAGTATTGCTATGGTGGTGTCTAAAATCAGGTTTATTATAACCCGCTTCTAATAACCATCCTTCACTCCACTCGTCGAATAATCCGCTATATGGTGTTAACTGACGACTCGCCTGTCGGGTGATTGTGATACCGTTTCTGTCATCTAAAACACTGAATGATGATTCAACTCTATAAATTTTCATTTTGTTCTCCTCATGTTGATAGGGCTATAGTATCATGTCATGAGGAGAAGTAAACACTTTTATCGATTTTTTACACTCAAAGGGTCTGGATTCTCAGGGACATCTTCCAGGCTTAAAGCGTATCGTTGGGCGTATTTAAGCATCAAGATATCCTTGGCACAGTCATGGATAGAGTCGTGAGCTACGAATCCTTTCAATGTTCCATTAGGCAGAGGACACATGCTTAATCCACGAGTCAACGAGTACGCTTCAATAGCAGTACGGATATCACGTTGGTTCCAGAATTTAACAGGTTCTAACTTAGAGGTATCGATTTCATTCTCAGGAACACCTTCAGAACGGTACGCATCACGGATTAGGTCGACCAAGATTGGAAAATCAAAGGACATTCCACGACACCACATCTGGGATTTCCATTGGTCTACTTCGTTTTTGCGACAGTATTCTAAGAAGTTACCAAGCCCAATAGAAGTAGACACATCAATTTCAGACGGAGCCAGGTTTTTACGTGCTTCAGGCCCTTGCTCTTTCCACCATTGGAGGGTGCTTTTAGAGAACAGACGTTTATCGCGCTGAGAAGCAAGGTCAAATTTAATACGAAGGCCGCGTTGAGTAAGCTCTTCAAATGATTCTACTACTTCTGGATTAGGGTCATAAGCAATTACGGCAAGGTCAATAACAGCTGCATTCTGGGTAGTAGCAAAGGTTTCAAAGTCAATAATTATATCTTTCATTTAATGTACCTCATAAGGTCCCTGATTTGGCCAATGGTGTAGTCTTCAATATAAACCGAAGAGATATTGTCGTCCATCAGATTTTGCACTGCAATAAAATCACTTTCAATCTCTTTAAGTGAATGCAAGACCTTATGGGCCTTGCCACAGATATTTGTATCGTCCTGGTTGACCTTAATAATATATTCTGTTTCAAATTTCAACTTATAAAACTGGTCTTTAGTTACTTTAATCATATTTTCCTCAAACGTAATAGGCATCAGTACGAGCACGAGTAATACTAACATAAGCTAGCTGTGAAGCTAAATTAACATCAGCCATGTGCATACATGGGGTATAGATGAAACTATTCTGGACTGTGAGCCCCTGTGATTTATGAACAGTGCTCACTGGAAGAGCTCGAACCTTAGTAAACATTCTCTTAGCTTTCCAGAAATCAGCCCACTTAGGTTTCTTACCAGTTCCACGCATAGCCTTATACTCAGTAGCAACCTTAGCCAAGAAATAATGGAACTTCTCAACTGAAGCCTCATCGATAACCTTGATATGCTCTACGTAATACTCGTCGTCTTCATCAATAGATTCAACCTGGAGGTCCCAGTAATTAACCATTTGGCGAGTGCCTACGTCCTTAGCAGACAAGAACAGTGAGGTGTGGTTCACATCCAGAATACGAACCATTTGACCGTTATTAAAAATGGTTTCAGAGAATTTCTTACCATCGTATTCAAGTTCCTTCATAAAAGGCTCTTGCATCACAAGGATTTCACCCTTGATATAAGGTACATCAGTTTCGTAAAGCTTTTTACGGATAATGCTATTAAGCTTTTCAACCGATTTATTTGTATAAGCAAACATCCTGTTCTCAAACAGTGCATCTGCATCTTTTACGATGGAAAAATAATTCATCATAAAATCTTTTAAAGCGGTTTGGGATTTAAAACCATGAACACCATGACCTTCGAATACACAATCTCTAAACCAGCCGCCATTACGGATTTCGGTAGCAACCTCAATGATAGGAGCATTACTACGCATCACTTCAGTCAGATGTAGCTGTTTAATTTTAGGATGTGTAAAGAATGGAGACAACTGAGGGCTTCCATCACTTCCGGGTTCTACAGGTTGTAACTGTGCTCGGTCACCAATTCCTAGTACAGTGCACCATGGTGGAACCGAAGCTTCAATAATCTTAAACAACTTACCGTCAATCATTGAGCCTTCATCAACAACTAGAACATTACATTTGCTCAAGTCAGGAGCTTCGCGTTGTTCGAAGATATCCTGGTCTTCATATGTAGTCGGGTTAATCTTTAAGATTCGATGAATTGTCGATGCTTCTTGGCCTGCGAGTTTAGACAATACCTTTTTGGCTGCATGTGTAGGCGCAGTCAAAATAACTCCGAGTTCGCCATTCTTGACCAGGTGGTCAAGAATAAATTTAGTAAGGGTTGTTTTACCTGTACCGGCAGGACCATTCAATGTAATCCATTCACCCTTACGTCGTTTAATAGCTTCAATGATTTCTTTAAAGGCCGTCCTCTGGCCAATGTTCAAGTCTTCAAATGTAATCATGCCAATTTTACTCGCTTAACATTAACAGTATCTAAAACCAATTTAAGTTCTCTTGCGCGGTCTTCTGTAGGGAACACCGTTTTGGATTCACGCTTATCAAACCACCATTTTCTTGGAATGTACAAAGTTTCAATACGTCCCATACTTAAATATCTTTTTGTAGTGTATGAATAGTTGGCAAGTTCATAATCCGCGGCAGCCTTTGTGGTATACAAGGTAACCTTCCCATCATACTCCAATGGATGTTCAAATCCATCCTTATCTTTGTAAACCAATACATAAGCGTAGTACATCACATTAACCTCTAATCAGTTTAAAAATTGACGCGTTCAGTGGAAGACCTTTTTTCAACTTCAATTTGTCAATAAAAGAAAGGTGTTCTAAACGCTCCAGACCTTGAATAATTTTATCATACATATCGTAACGCGTTTCTGCTTCAGACAATTTAAACTTGGCACGCCAATCAGGCCCACCAATTAAAGATTTAAGACCTTTTTCCATTATACCGATCGAAGCGTTAGAACCATGGATACGAGCTTTAACTGCGATAACAGAAGGAGTTTTATCGGTAGCTCCTGATTTAATAAGTTCCTTAAGACGATTTTCACGTTTCTTAAGACCTTTTTGAGTATCTTTGATATTTTTAATGATTTTACGAATTTTATAATAATTATCAGGAGTAACTTTAAAACTATTTGGCATTTTAGAACCGCCTGAAATACGAACTGCTAAACGGGTCTGAGCACGTTTCAATTCATCAAGAGATAAATCGGCCCGTAAGCCGTTATACTTAACTTTAACCGGGATTACATTACCCTCGACATACCCTAGGTCATTATTGAATCGTTCGAACGAGACTTTATCAAGAGTTGAGTTCTCATCAAAACGTTCCCCGGAATAAGCACAGAATTCCTGTCTCAAAAGATTAGCGATATACTTGCTAGTCAGATTGAAATCCTTACCTCGGCGCTTAGCAGAAGTTTTGGTGTGCTCGCGGCGTTTGTAAACTTTTAACGCAAACTCTTCTTTTGATAAGTTCATGATATTTTTCTCATCTTACGGACGATTAGCTGACAGGTCTATAGTATCACGTTACTCTATAAAGTAAATACTTTTTTGCTTTAAATTTTCAATGGTATAATGAATCAAGGACTTTGCCTTTCAATTAAACCAGGTAGTTCAGTAAGAAAGAACGGAAAGATTCCATAATGTATAATCCTGCCATCCATAAACACTCTCAATAGAGTCTACGCGTAGCGTAGTTCCCGCAGGGAACATCATCTCATCTTCATCGTTTACTAATTGTAAGTTTGTAGCGCGTGTTATTTCAGGAAATAATCCGTTGAACTCTTCAGGTGGGGCAGCACAAATCATTTTAAAGATTGCTTCCTGGTAATCGAATGCAAAAGGTGCATCATTAATACAGAAAATATTTTTAGTTCCGTAAAAATTATATGAAGCAAAGTTACGGGCCACCTTAAAATCCTTTGAAAAGCTCATTACTCGGTCGAATTCAATTGTAGCACCAACACATCCTACCGATTCAAGGTATTTCAGCGTTTTCTTTGAAATACCGCGATACAACTTATCAGGCACTACAGAAGTCAGATTCTTACGAATAATTTTGTTCAAAGTTTCTTGAATAGAATCCGGTTTATTTTCCATGCACTGCCACAGGACGCTTTGTTCTTCGTCAGTAAAACGCTCATTAATTTCACCCTGAGCATTATCACGAAAATCATCACATACAATATTATCGTAGAACTCGTTCATTTTATAAGTGGTGTATAACATATTATTCTCCTCAGTTGATAGAAAGATAGTAACACGAGCCTCCTTTCTCGTAAACTAAAAATCCAACATTTTTAAATGAATTGTTTTGTACTCGATTTCGTATGGGTCTCTTTTGATAGTTTCGATTTCTACAATCTCGAACCGTGATAGACTAGAGACCATGAATTCACATTCAGTTTCAACCATATCATAGAGGTCAATACGGGTTTCATCTATTTCAAGCCCATCCACGTTCCCTGCAAGAACAAGGTCAATAGCGTGATTATAGTAGTCAAAAATGAAAGGTGCATTCCTGAGACTTAAGATGGTTTTGGTCCCGTACTCCCAAGCCCCTGCGAACTGACGAGCTTGGGAATATTGAGTACTAAAAGAAGTGACCCGACCTGGAGACCACTGACACCCAACAGAAAGAACTTCAAGTTGTTCAAGTTCTCTAGGGGTAATCCCACGATAAAGCTCTACCGGAACTGCTGAAGTAACATGCTTACGAACTAGTTTGTCTAGGTCGTAATGGAAGTTAGGGTCTTTTTTGGCATCTAGACATTTTTCTAAGATGGCCTGTTCTGATTTTGAGAATTTGGAATTGATTCTGTCTTGATAAAGACATTTTTGCTCGATGTTCATATGACCTCCGGTGATTTAGAGGTCATTATAACATGAAGAGAAGGGATGTAAAACTTATTTTACCCAAGGTGCCCAGGGTGGAGGGTCTTGATAGTAAGAAGCAAGGTCGCTCAGGACCTCTTTAGGCAACTTAAAACCGTGCTTCTGTATAATCATATCAAGTTCATTAACAAGGTCAATAGGCGGCTCCTGAGTTGTTTCAGGCTCAGGGTCCGGGATGACAAACATATCAAATAAATCCATTAGTAACCACCGATAGGACCATAACCGTACATACGACCTCGTAGCTTAGCATCGCGAATAGCTTCTTCAGTAGGTGTAAAGCGCAAACCTATATCAAAGTGTTTCCAAATCTGACATTCTACTTCCGTAAGGTCTTCGATGGTAGAAATCAAATACGTACGGCCTTTAAGTCGTTCATTAGACATTCTATCAGTATCTTTATAGAAAATATCCATTGTTCCTTCGGCAAACGCGTCTGCTGGATAACGATACCCTTTGATATGCAACGCTTGAGACACACTAAAAGGACAGCCCTCAGCTACAGCAACGTTTTTGTTATGATACGCCTTCATCATGATGTTTTCTGGTAGCTTAATAGCCTTTAACCTTTTTTCCAAATCAGCAATAGAATTCATACCGTTGTCAACAAAGATAAGACACGCCGTAGCATCATAAGGTCGTGTTTGGCCTGATGAATCACGTACATGGAATTCGAGTTCATAGACTTTCATTATGTTTTCCTCTTCTTAGTTTACCTACTAAAGGGCCATCCGGAATTTTATTTTCCTGGATGTATTTCTCGTTTTCTTCCATCATTTTACTGCCAATTTTAAGAAGCAAATCCAGCGCCTCTTTAGCATGTGCTTCAGCTTCTTCAGTAGTCATGATTTATCCCCATAGATATCACGCATCAACTTAAGGGTGGAACGTTCAATACGTTTTTCGCGTTCAGCTTGAATACCATTAGCAGCCCATTCTTCAGCTTCGTTCTGCATTTCTTTGTTTACTTGGTCAACCCAACCATCGTCGATATACATACCACTCGGACGGTCTAACCAATCTTTAAGCCATGATAAAGGTTTCATTAATCACACGAGCCTGACGAAGAGTCACAGCTTCCTGAATCGTAAGAGGAATAAGATGAATCACCGGTCCATGAACTAGCGACAATTGCCGTAGTCACGATGGTAGAAGTATCCAAATCACTTCGGTTTCGCCGTTCATCTAAACGCATCCGTTCTAGACGCTCTTTTAATTTTTCTGAATTCAATGGAAGAGCATCATGCCCACGAACCCAGTCAGTAGGGCGAATAACTTCTTCCATCATACCATCGCCCATATAGACGTATTCCTTTTTAGGCGTGTTGATAGGAACCATACCTTGACCTGGGCTGGAAGCAAATAACTCTTTGAGCCACTTAAACATTATAAGAACCCTCTTACAAATGCAACTTTAAGATGTGGTTCGTCTTCGAAATCACTACGGATTTCAGCATTAAACTCAACAGAACCGTCAGCGTGCATCATGAACGAATGCACAACAACTTCAGCATACCATAGTTGAAGACCATATTTCTGTATAACCTGACGAGCAATAACTTCATCTAGACCTTTATTAGGTTTAATCCAACGATTTAACATCATGTTCTCCTCTATAAGATAAGACCATCTTAACACAGTCTACTAAGAAAGTAAACCAGTAAAACGAAAAAAGGAATCCCGAAGGATTCCTTATAATTAAACAATATCAGTAGGCGTAAACATTGCCTCGTTTTTGGTCTTCCAGTCAGCAGCATCAGTCACTACAGTTGAGTAGGCCGCTACCGCCGAAGGGAAAGTCTGATAATGAGCATTAGCAATACGATGTGCATTAGAATAGATTTCAAACGGAACAGAAACCTCGGTACCTTTAACTTCTTTACCTACACCAGCTGCATGCGTGAAGGTTTTAATATTAACGAAACCACCCATAATAAACTCCTTTGTTGTTTAATTACAGGTGTATTTATATCATTAATAACCTCGGTCCTGACGAGCAAAGTTCTCGGCATTTTTCAGGTAATACAGTTTAAAGATTTCTTCAGCAGTAAGTCCAAGACCCTGGAACATGTTCAGAACGAAATGGAGAATATCAATCATTTCAAATTTAATTTCGAGCTGGTCTTCAGGAGAGAGTTCGTCGATACGACGATTACGGAATTCAGCATGCTGAGCTTTCCAAGGCTTCCAGCAACTTGAAGCAGCTTTCTCACCATTGCTCATACCACCAAGAGAAGTCAGAAGTTCACGGAATTCATCATCAATATAATCTTTCTGATTACGCAGCCAATCAACAACTTCACCTGCAGTAGCCAAATCATCAGGGTGACGGTTATATTCAGGTTTATCTTTAGCCAAACGGACCTGTAAAGATTTCTGCATATCAAGCATAACCTGCAGTGGGTCTTTATCTTCGTGAATCAAGGCATTAAAATAAGCTTCCTCAGCTTTATCAACGCCAGCAATCAAACCACTACACTCATTAAAATGTGCCATTATATTATTTCCTATTAAAGTTTTCTATCATTCGTCGATAACAAATATCAGGATATCCATTATCGACAGCTATTTTATTAAATTTGGTGCGTTTAGGTTTATTATTATAAACCCATAATTCATAAAGCGCATCATAACTATCCCATATTTCTCCTCGCCTAGGATTTGGTAAACCGTATCGAGGTGAATTTTTACCGCTAAATCTTCCTTTTCGAGCTTTACTCATATTAGCCTTGGCTTCATCGGATATAATTTTATCTTTATGAGCTAGACGCATTTTGGCTTTAGTTTCTTCTGGGGTCTTTTTGCCTTTAATCCATGACGGCTTGCCATATCTAGGATTATTTTCACCTGTAACTAATAGTGAATTATTTTCCCTTAATGATGCTATAGTTCTGCTAGTTAATTTAACTCCTTTATTATATCTCATTAAATTAACGGCATGATGCAGACCTTTTACTTCAGGATACATTTTTGTTAAAAGCCTATGGGCTATAAAGTGCTCTCTTGGTAATAAAGCCACCAAATTATTTTTATCATCGGAACCATTCATACATTTGGGTACAATATGGTGTTCTTCTGTATAATATGGTAAGGACCGCTTGGTACCTCTTAATTTTCCATTAGATATTAATTCATTGTATATTTTTTCATAGTTCATGGGATAATTATAAACTGTTTAGATTAAAGCGAATAAATATTAATTTAACAGGAGGATAACATGGGCAGTATTTTTTATCAAATCTGGAAATTGGCCGAAAAGAAAGACAAGAAAATGATGTTAGGTTTTCTTGCGCTAGACGTATTCCTTTGGAATCTTTTAGTAGTCCCTGTAGCCGCTAGCCAAGGTGTAGTTTTACCAGCGGTTACAATGGAGCACGTGTTAAGCATAATTGGATTCTTTAGCGGAATTCCTGCCTAAATCTTGGAATATTTTGAAAGTCGCATTTTTGCCATTAAACCTTGTGCGATATTCTCTTTCATATAAGAAAGGACATCGTTTATATTGGCTTTATCTTTCATAACCATATCATTTATATCTTTAGAAGGCCATGGAGCCTTGTCCCAGAATAGAACCCTTTCACCGGCATCAACTAGACGTTGCATACGCTTAATTGTGTCAGGATGACGGGGTTCATTGTCCATTACCCATGCTCTTGTTTCTTTACATGGAACTATTGATAAGTCTAACGACCCACCAGTAATTGCTATTGCATTAGGTACAAATAATGAATCTATAGGACCTTCCATTACCCACACCAACTGGCGTTCATCTATCGTATCCATTCCATATATTTTTGTAGCTTGGTCGTGAGCTTTAATTGTAATATATTTTTGCGGGGCATCTTTACGTAAAGCTCGACCCTGAAAGCTTTCAATTTGTTTATCCTTATTAAAAATAGGAATAACCAAACGAGGCTCAGGTATTTCTTTAGAATAGGTTCCTGGATTCACTGAGTTAACCAGCGCCGGCCACTCTTTCGTAAACCATAGTCTATTCCATTTGTTTTCGGGGATGCATCGCAGAGTTACATATTTGATAATAGGATGGTCTTTAGGCATTCTATCTAATCGTTCACAGAAATTAAGCTTTTCGATGACAGGCATCTTAGCTTTAATTTTTTCAGATATCTCCACCTTAGGTGTAGCTTGTCTCCCGAACGATTGCTCTTTATGTTTCTCAAGAATATATTCTCGATATAAATCTGGCTCATATTCGTATAGATACTTCTTAATTCCTGCTGAATAGTCACAATTAAAACAATGCAACATAATAGAACCATCGTTAGCCGGGTAAGCCCAAAATCGAGCTTTGTTCTCATCTTTTTGTGAGTCACCACATACACGACAACGACAGTTTAATTTAAAATCACTACCGGTTACTTGTCTGAATTTAGGTTGGTAATTCAAGGCACGTACAGCAAATTCTTTATCGACATATGACATTATTTTTCCTTGGGCTCTAAATTAATAGAGCCATTATATCATTCGTTTTTGGATTTTTCTTTACGCTTTTTAGATGGGATTTGTTCAGGCCCTTTGTTGACGACTGCGCCTGAGGTAGTTCCGGAGGCAATATTAGATGGATTTCCACCCGCATCACCGGCGACCATATCTTCGTTCACGAACTCTTTATATGTTTTCATAGGCTCCTGGCCTTATTTATATTACAAAGATTGCTTTGTCACCATTTGCATCAGTGACTTCATAAGTATCTTCGTGGTACAGTGGGATAATCCAAGTTACACCGTCACAGGCTATAACATGGATAGCTTCTTGGTCTTTTGATACGATTTCATATTCTTCGAACAGTTCGAATACAGAAATCTTAGAGCCCGTACACATTGCAGTCATATTGTTCCCTTCTTTTAATCAGATGACGGTGGGCCTTTTTAAGCTTACGAATCTGTCTTTTAGTAGGACGCGCAACGTAAGCTTGTGTAGTTACTCGTCCGAAAACTCCATACTTGGGAGACGGAGTATCAATGAAGACTTCCCATTGACAAGAGTAACCGTATATTGCTTTAGAGAATTGAGTTAAGACAAACATATCAACCTCGGTTCATAAAGGCATTAAAAATCTGGTCGTCAATTGAATAAACTGGAGCTTCAAGAATTTTCAAAAGACTGTTTTTGATGTACTTGCTAGGGATACCCATATTAACGACATCATTATTCAATTTATTGTCTGGATTGATGTCTTTAAATTCAAACCCTTCAAACTCAACCTTGTCAGGAATACCATCAGCGAAAAAATAAACCAATTGATGCATTGTATTGCATGAAAATAATTTAGACCTCACTGCAATAAGTTCTTGCCAGTGGTTTAATTCTCTATTAAGAAGTTTATGAGCAAATACAATCCTATCATCGCTATCAACAATAAAATAGCCTAGGTATTGATGGTCGTCGCTCCAATACATCCTGTATGCCTGGGCATTTGGATTTTTACAACGAAGCTTTTTAATAATCAAAGTTCTGTTAATCATTTTATTCACCTGTCACCTCTTTAACAATATTTTTGTTATCGAAATTGGCATCGCAGTACAGAACATAGTTATACTGCATAACACCACCGGATGCCAATTGGTCGGATACTTCTTTAACCATATCAGGACGGTCGCGTTTAGTGATATTCATGATATCAGCGTAAATCTGATGTTCAACTGATTCTTGGTCTGCAGTCATTGACCATTCACAAAGGTCTTTATCCATTCCAGCCGTAACTGGAGCCGTACCACATGATGCTACTGTAAGGATTGCTGCGATTAATAACTTTTTCATTTTTAACTCCTCATGTTTTGATAGGTCTATAGTATCTCAACCATAGACCGTTGTAAACCTTATTTTAAAGAATCTTCCAAATAAATTTTACGGAATTTACGTTTTGTCTGACGAATCTGACGCTTAGTAGGCTTCACAGGAAATTCGAAGAACTCCACGTATTCTTGTTCATAATCACCATTGCTGACTGAAAGAACCAGTTCCCAGTTGTTTACGGTACGTTGGATAAATTCCTGGTGCTTACCGAAAGATTTATTCCAAAAAGAACTAGGAGTCGGTTTCATTAATACAATATTCATTTTATTCCTCGTCTTCGTATTCGCTGTCGCAGTCTAAACAGGTTGCGTTGTCCCAAGCATCAAATACTGCCTGTTCTTCACATACAGAACAACCACATACTACACATTCAAACTCTTCCATTTAGATTTCCTCAATGCGGGCATCATATTCAAAAACTTTATTGTCATTAACAAAGGCTTTCACCAGCGCATTATTCACTTCTGCATACTGCACTGTAACCCATTCAATCATATTTTTGTCACTAACATCCAGCGCAGTTTCTTTGGTAAACATATTACCATTTTCAAACCAACCAATAAACACTACGTTCTCTAATTTATACATTTAGATTTCCTCACAGAAGGCCCATTCAGCGTGGTAAACCGTAGCGCCTTTAGTATCATTTAAACAAACCACATCTACCGGAGCAATTACACGATAAAGACGAGGTTCTCCTCCCACTGAACGAGCAGCTCGTCCAGCATAAATCTTAGCCAAACCAATATCTTCAGTAAAGAACACACGATTCAGGTTTTTCTTACGACCAGTTTCAGACAGAACTCCTGTTTCCTCAGGAGGACAAAGCACATTACCAATATTAGCAACACTACAACTTCCGTGATAATACACTTTATATTCTGCTTTACAGTCGATGGTTTTCATTTTGTTCTCCAAGTTGATAGGTCTATAGTATCATGCTTACAGGAGAAGTAAACCCTTAAAACAAAAAAGGAGCCGAAGCTCCTTAAAATTTGATAGATGCTGCTAAATCGTCCAAATCACTTCTATTAACACGCGTCTGCCGATTGACCTCGGCTTGGCGATTCATTTCACCTGTAGCCTCACGAACGGTGTTCACTGGACCTGGATTGCTATCGTCTTCAACTTCATACCAACGTTGGTTACCTTTCTTAACACCAATCTTAAATTTGTTGTAGTAGCTCTTATCGCCATAACGAGATTTAAGCTGTTTGACCATCTGCATACCCATCTGAGCAAACTCTTCTGTCTCGACTACGCCTAACATAAAGTCAGCAGTATGAGCAATACCAAAGGATTCAGCAATATCAGCCATATCAATTTCGGCTGCAACGTTAGCACCGCGAGTAGTCTGGGCTGCAGTCCACAACAATAATTTCTTCTCTACTGCAAGGCCACGTAGTTCTTCTGCAACCATCTTAATTAAACCATAACTGTTTTCAGAGAAAACTTTCGTACGGGATGAAGCACAGATAGCCAAGTAGTCAACGATAACGACCTGCGGAACAAAGTTTTGTTTCAGTTTGTATTCGTTTAATAATGCACGGAATGTATCAGCATTCGCGCCGCCAGTAGGATACTGTTTAATCTTTAAACGACCTAAAGTAGCAGTTGAACGCCACTTATCCATCTTAGCTTTATATTCAGGCCATGAGACATGTCCATCATCAATATCATCCAGTGATACATCTAGAAGGTTGGCATCGATACGCTTAGCACATACTTCCTCAGCCATCTCCATGGAGATATAAAGAACATCGTAACCGGATTGAAGGTAATCAGCAGCCAATGAACATAGCCCAAGAGACTTACCTACGTTTGTTCCTGCCAACAATACGTTTTCAGTACCAAACTCTGCTCCACCCTTAGTAATCTTATTCAGAATATTAAGTCGGAATGGAATTTTACGGGCTTTGTCTGAATAACTTTTAAAACGTTCTTCATAGTCATCCATCCAATCATGGCCCAACTCTGAATCGAAACAAATCGATAATGCATCACGCATGATATCTGGGATAGCACCAATACCTGGGAGTTTTCTATTTTGTTGCTCAACCGGAAGGTCGGCATTAGTTTGGATTTCAATGATTTTTGAAGTAGCATTATACATCGCTGCCTTCTGAACATATTTCTCTGTCTCTTTAACCAACCATTCTTGGTCTTCAGGGCCAGCGTTCAGTGAACTTAAAAGCTCTTTAGCTCCTTGGTGTTCAACTTCAGAAATTGTACTGTTATCTAATGCAATACCTAAGGCATTCTTAGAAGGCACTGCATTATATTCGGTAACATGTTTTTTGATTTCTTTGAAAAGGGTCTTTGCAGGACCCTGGTCAAAATAAGAATCATTCATATAAGGCCAGACCTTAGTGAAATAATCACTATTGCCTAGCAGTTGAGCCAAAATAGTTTCTACCACTTCCACCACCTCTTAGATTTAATTTTATCCAGTTCTTCTTGTATTTGCATTGTAACACATTTTTCTACATGAAGCGCTAGCTCTTCTTTTCGGTCTTCGGAAGGTGTTCCGAAATCAACCGACACTTTTCCATCTTTCTCAATAACAATATTCATCACATAAACGATGTGAGCAGTGCCATCGGGTAAAGTAAGCATAATTTCCTGCTTAACAGAACCCATTGACTTACGGATTATATCTAATGATTTCTCATAATACAGAGGGTCATAGTGACCCTCTTCAGTATCTTTAACAAAATTATCTAAATCAGATAAATCAGTCATTTAAATCCATCTCTTCTAAATCGTTTTCGATATCAGCAGCGCTTTGAGCGTCCCCACTCAATTTAACTGCAACGTTCTTAGAGACTCGAGAGTTAATAAGGTCGTTCACCGCATCGTCAACTTCTTTAATAGAATTAATTGCACCAAGCTTATACTTATTCTCGATTGCTGCACGGAACGGAGCATGTTTAAACAGTGGTCCCCAGAACTCGACACAATCAGTAGCTTTAGCGCGCCATGATTTTTCTTCTTGAACCATTTCACCTGTGGTTTCGTCAAGAAATGCACGATTATACCAGCCAGCTTTAGGTTTGACGACAAAACCAATTTCAGTGGCCATTTCAAGCAGACCACTAAACGGATCGATACCACCTTCAAAGTTCACGGTAATTGGGAACGTTGATTTCTCTTTAACCGTACGAGATTTCTCTGCTTTCAAGGTGAAGTCATAACCGGTGAGCTCAGTACCATCTTTAACCTGGCGTTTAGAAATAAAGAACACGGTAGAAGCAGAATACAGAATACCAGTACCACCACCCATAATCTCTTTAGGATACATTCCACCAATTTCCATAGCCGTGTGGTTAATTGCTACGCAAGGGATATCCTTGATGGTCAGATATGGGGTAACGATACGGAACAAAGATTTCAGAGACTTAGCACGAGTCATATCACCTACAACTTTCTCGTTCAAAGCATCTTCGGTTTCTTTCTTAGAAGCTGTGTTACCAATGGAGTCGATAAATATAATAACCTTTTCGCCACGGGTAATTTCTTCTAATTGGTTAGTCATGTCAACCTTCAGTTGTTCGACTGACTGGATTGGTGTGTGGACCACACGTTCCAGGTCAACACCCATTGAACGGAAATAAGATTCTGAAGCACCAAACTCAGAGTCATAGAACAAACAAATTGCGTCTGGATATTTCTTCATATACGCCGCGACCATAGTTAATCCAAACAGAGTTTTAAAGTGTTTAGATGGAGCAGCAAAGATTGTCAAACCTGATTGCAAGCCTGCATTCAACGCACCGCCTAATGCAATATTAAGCATAGGAATACGAGTAGGAACTTCATCACGCCCATTAAACAATTTGGATTTGGTCAGGTCGGCGGTCATTTTAGAAGTAGAAGCTTTAATCAAACGGGATTTTAAATCAGACATTATATTTTTCCATAGGCATCATTATATTTTACTCACGTTTTAAGATAGGGTAATTATATCACTTCACAATTACAGCATTAAAGGACCACGTCCTCATAACGTGGCATTTCGTACTCGGAATGAATATGGGCACCAAAATAAATGAATTCAGCCAAACCAGGATGGAATACTAAACCCGGGTTCTCATGATAAATGATATGTGGTCTTGATTTCAGAATCTGGTAATATTCAACCTTACTCGGTTTGAATTTAATAATCTCTACATCAGGACGATAGTCTCCACGTTTAAATGAATCGTTGGGGTCGGTGATATAGAGTCGAGCACCTTCAGCCGCAGCTCGGTCTACAACTCGTTCGAATTGATAGCATTTATCAGAGATACGAAATGGGTGAAAAATACCATCAATTTTAATAGGCGCTAGACCATCAGAGTAACGCTCAATTACTGCCGGATTAATTACCTTTTGGTCTACAAAAATCTTATCAGAGGATGCACCTCGTGACACCAGGACGTCTTTCTGGCATTGATTCAGGACTGTAGTATAAATCGAACGTTCGACTGAAGAAACATCAATATCAATAAACTCGTCGATATAATAACGAGGAACTTCAGGGTCCATTGTGATATTAAAGTTGAATTGTACAGTCTGGGCACCATCATAACCTGTGATATCAGTTACCAACCCTGAGCAGTCGTAGTATTCGATTAATGAATCGACTACGAACTCGTTTTCAGACCAGAAATGTTTACGGGTTTCATAAGCATTTTCTTTATACCAAAGTGGCACAAAATTCAGTTCAGGGAATAACTCGATGCACTGATTGATATCGCTCGAATTTCTAGGATAAGCCAGATAATCACCTGGCCGAGCACGGTTTAAATGGAGTTGAAAATTGCCGTCCTTAAGGACAGCATATTCACCCGTTTCGTAACTACGCATACTGAAAATAGGAACGATAAACAGACTCATTTCAGAAAACCTCGGACGTAGTCAAAATCACGTTCAAATACGTGTGCACTAACCATGGTGTGAGAATACGTACCCAAACCAACACCACACTGCTCTGCAATAAAGGCCATCAGTTTACCCTGCAGATAGAAATCAAGCTGCATAACAACGGCACAGTTCTGTGAACGCATATGGGTATGTGCATACAAACGACCGTCACGAATGTAATACGTCACCGAATCAGTACAAGGATATTCTAGGGATTCGTCAGAATCAAGGAGAGCTTGGTCTTGTTCTTGGAGAATCTGGAACACAACTCTTCGCGAGTTAGGCTTTTCTTTAAGCTCTTTAAGTAGGGCTGGGAGCTGGGCCACAATTCGAGGTCCATAGAAAGTGTTGAAGTTTGCAGGCAATACGTCACTTTTCGGCTTATCAATGAACTTAGCAACATTAGGGTATTCCTTAAATGCTTCGGAGGCATCAGTACCACCGGAAATCATAAACTTCCAAAAGGATTCAGCGTATTCATAACTAATACGATTGATGCGTGGGTCGGTGAACTTGAACGTGCTAGCATCAAGAACTTCTACTGAAGCCGAACCGACTTCATAACAACGGCCGATACGAGAATCTACTGCAAACTGCGGAGCTTCAAGGATTTCTTCGTTCATTTGTTTAAATGCATTTTCAAAACTAACAGCGGTAATGTGTTTCATTTATTCACCTTATTTTCAATATATTCATTCAGACGTTTTAATTCTACCATATCAACATTAAGCAAATTATTATGGCCGTCATGATTTAAGATTTTAAACACGTTTTCAAAACATGTTTCGTATTGTCTGACAGTTAGGTTGAACTCATCTTTAGTTAATTTAATAAGGTCGTCTTCGAAGTCTTCGTCTAACGGATTACGAGTTAAAATAACCTCGATAATGTTAAATTCAGATTTGAACCCTTTCCAATCTTCCAGTTCTACATAAGGGTCCATTTCACCACGAAGGAATCCCGAGTAAACAATATTACTAGGATACCCACGGTCTAAGATATAGACAAAATTTGGGTCTAAAAACTTATACAGAGTTTCAACTAGAGCCTTATCATTATCAGTTCCTAATGAAATACATTTGCCATTAATCTTTTTAGGAAAATCAATAAGGCGGTATTTCTTATCGGATAACAGATTTTTAATTAAAGTAGACTTCCCGGAATTATCCGGGCCGTCTATAACAATGATTTTTGGATTCATGGATGATAGGCCTTATAACTATCAAGAGTTCCTTCACGAACCATTTCTTTAAAGTGGTCGGGCCGGATTGCTCGGTCATCGATGATAAAAGTATAACTCGGCTTGTGTGTAAGCAAATTGTGATATTTCAATCCAATTTTTTCAAGGTTCTTAACCAATGCCGGAACTACTTCAACCAATATTCGGCCAGGGCCACATGAAGTCATACCACGGGCGGTGAACAATGTAATCTCACACCCTTCATCATAAAGCTTGTTAATCATGGACACCATTTCAGTGTCCGGTTTAAAGTTTTCATAATCACGGTCATGATTCCAAATCGTGATTGTGTTATCGATATCAAAACATAAATGCGGCTTATTTTCTACTCGATGCGACATTAAATTTTCTTCCATTGTTTGTGGAGTTCAGTAGAACCTGTAGGTTTATATTTTACACCAGTTTCCTGGTCAAGCAAAACCCACTTATCAGGACAACGAGTAATAATTTGTGCCGTAATAGGGTCACGAACTTCATCAACGAATTCACCTGTAATAAGCTTACGCTTACGAGGGTGCCGCTTCAGCAGCACACTCAGTTGGTACAAACCGTTGTAATATGCGCCAAGAGCTTTCAGAGGATTATTCTTAAAGTAACCTGCTAGCGCCATCCAAATAACAGCAATCCAGAGCTTGTGCTTAAATGTACACATCGGAATATCGTCTAAAGGCATGACCTTTTCAATATCAACGAATACACGAGTTCCATTACGGGTTAAGCCACCCCATAGAGGGTCTGAGTTAAATTTATCATAGCCATCGATAGAATAAAGCACCTTAGCTTCGTCATAAATCGCGGGGCCTTTAGAACTATTACCGAAATAACCACGTGGGTCGATGATTTTAATATCACCTTCGTCCGACAGCATAATATTACTGTAGTGCGGGTCGCCATGAATAAGTTGATACGGTTCTTTATGTTCAGACAGAATTTCTAGTGCATGACGAAGAAGTTTTTCAGGGTCTCCTACCTTGAAGTCGTTAACATGGGTGATGCCCTGTGGAGAAAAGCCTTCAATCAATCCAGCAATAGAAGCATTACGAATCAGGACCTTGTCCAATACTTCTTTCTTAACATCAGAATACCATTGCTCATCAGATGGGTTATCGATAGTTCCACCAAATGAACGTAATGCACTAATGACCTTATAAACCATGAGCACTTTAGTTTCTTTAGACATAAACCGGTAGGCATCTGCCATGGTGCGACCAAAGATACGTTCCATTTTAATGAATTCACCTGGCGCAAAGTCTACAATGCTCGGAACGAATTCAGAATCAATAGAATTATACCAATTGATTTCTTTAGATTGAATTTCTTTACCTAATTCGTTGGTTGGTACTTTAATAGCCAGATTCTCAGTGAATTCTAATTTATTAAATTCACGATTAATTTCAGAATCTTCATGGGCCTTGGCCAGCTTCAGTTTATCACCAACATCAACTACAAAGTCCAGCTTACGTTCAGACAAATAAACCATTGAATCCAGGTTATCCGCAAGGTCTTCACCATAATTAGAACGGTCGAATCCTGTCCAATTCGCCACCTGATACAAACCAACTACACCGCCACCTGTACCAATTTCACGTAAGTACGGTTCTTCAAATGTAAACCGACAATCGGTCCCATAGGTATAACAGTAGTCGTTATCCCACTCAACTTTATGGCCTTCAGGAATTATGTCACACCAGTTAAATAGAACGTTATGCCCAATAATATCTTCAGCAATGCAATCGATAGCATGGGCCGAACCGTTAGCAACATCCACATTACGAATAGTGAACTTGGGCTTATCGCCTGTAATCATATTAATCGATTTAATATAGCCTTTAACGAGGTCGTTAAATTTACTGTGAATAACCAGAATAATTTCATCTGATTGGTTACTATACAAATCATACAAATGCTTTAATACCGTATGTTGTTTATAGTTAACCAATACCTTAGGGATTTCATTAGTAATTGGATACAACCGTGAGCCAAGACCTGCGCCTAAAATAACAACCTTTTTCATTATCTGTTCCTCAAGTGAATGTAGGTACATTATACACTATTTTTAATAAATTTCTATTGCTTAAATCTTATCTTTACCGTATTCCATGCATTGTTCTACTGCAGCGGGCACTTTGGTCTTAAGCTTATTGATTTGTTTCTTATAATCACGGGCCTTATCAAAGCTTTCGGTTTCTAGCATTTCGTAATAACGAGCTTCATGGATAGAAACCTGCAGATTGATATGGTTTACACACATAGCATACAGTTTCTGCTTTTTGTACAAATCATCTTGTCGCTTCATTTCTGCCTGGTGTTTGGCTAGTACCGCTTCTCGCTTAGACTCTTGTTCACGTTGGAATTCTATTTCACGAGCCGCATATTTACCGCAGTTATTTCCGCATTGGTTGTTAGCACGAGTATAAGTAATGCCTGAACCTGCACGGAACTTAACTTCACCATCATACTGCTTCTGTTCAGCAGCAATACGAGCTTTACCTACTTCATCAGCCGTAACAACTTCACCGTATTGGACCGCACAACCAGAGAGTAATAATGACGCTGCGATAATTAGCTTTTTCATGATGGTTCCTTAATTAAAACATTCAAATTTGATTTGTAAGATTAACATTACCCAAGCCAAGATAAGAGTTGGAATCATTGGTGGGACTGTCACTGCAAAATAAACAGTCATTAACACAAATATGAGTAAGAGTAAACCGGTTATAATCATTGTTTAACCACGATAATCTGTGCGTTTGTTTTACGTTCGGCTGCGATAGACCAAATCAGTGCAACCACCCACCCAATCATCGTCCAACCTAACAGAAGGTTAAGCACAAAAATTCCACCATTGCTTCGAGTACCACGTAGTAATGCGATAATCCATGGTAAGAAATAACCGATGAACATAACAGCAAGAGAACCAATACCAAACACACCAGCACCGACGATTAAAGCTTCCATTGTAATTTCCTCTTAAGTAGTTGATAGGAAGGATAATACCACGTTCCATGTGGTATGTAAACAATTAAAAGTCGAACATGTCAAATAACGTTGCTTTTTTCTCGTAGTCGATTTTAGCAGACTCAGTAAAACCGGTCAGAGGTTTGATAAAGGTCTTTTGGAACAATACGTTGTAGTCCATCCAACGGAGAACTTGGTCGCGAATCTGAACTGGAAGCTCAATACCTGACGGCCAGGCCATACAAGCTTCACCAAACGGGTTACCTTCTTTAAGTGGCAGTACATATACCTTTTCACCATCAACGATACGAGGCATAGTCAAATCACCTGCAGATGCACGCATGTAAGCTAAGCAACCTTTGATGTGGTATGGACATTTAGAACCAGGGAACCCGCCTTCATTATATTTCTCAATGTTGTTAGCACTTGATACTGCAGCAATGCTTACATAGTCCAGTTCGTTGAATTCTTTATTAAACTGTTTGAAATATTCTTGCAAAGAAGCCTCGCCTTCTTGAAGCATACGACGGATACATTCTTTCAGAGCTTTCTGAACAGCTTTAGGTGTACTTGATTTCTGGGTTTCGAGACCCATGATTTTCAAGTGAGGTTCGGCATAACGGGTGCCTTCCATGTCCCAAACGTTCAGTGCATAACGTTTCTTACCAGTCCAGAATCCACCAAGACCTTTAGAACCGAGTGGTGGGCCTGCGATAGCTTCTCGGTCCATGAACATCAAGTGTTCTTTATTATTAAGGTATTCAGCTAATTCGCGGAAGGCCTTATCTATAGCAGGTTCCATACGTTCAGATGCAAACTTACTTAAGAAGTCGACCCAATGGTTGGTATCACGGAATTTATCTTCACCTACTTTATCGATGATTGCATCAGCTTTAACATAGATGGAGTCCGTATCTCCATAGAGCACGAATTTCTGGTTTTCAGTCTTACACACTCTATTCAGATATTCGTTAACCTTACGTTCAATCCATTGGAGGGCCATTTGACCAAACAATGTGATTGCTGTAGCGTTACGCAAGTCATAGTAACGGAACCATACGTTACCAAGTGCACCATAAAGGGAGTTGATAAGCAACTTACGGTTAATCTGAGCGGTGTTACCTGCTACTTCAGTACGTTCGGCTTTGAACAACATTTCTCTTAAAGAAGGCGCTGACAACGATTTAATCTGAGATTTGATTTCTTCAGAGAAGTCAAATCGATAGTCGATATCCAGTGGACTATCAACAGACAGATTAGGATTTTCTAATGCTTCTTTAATTAACTCACCGTTACGTTGGGCTGCAAGCATATAACCTTTATGTTCTTTACGTTGTAAGAACACCTTCGTGATTTCTGTAGGAATCACACCATCGCGGTCTTTAAAATACATCATGCCGTTAGGAGAGCAACTGTAGGTATCGCTAGGACGCGGAGCAGTTCCGGCAATATATTCATGTATCGGCGCATTAGCGAATGTCCCTGCGATGGTCTCTGGGCTAATATTCACTTGTCGAATGATACTCGGGTATAGAGATGTAAGGTCGAAACTCATTACATATTTGTAGGCATTAGGAATCGGTTCCTTAACGAAAGCACCAGGATAAGGTTGAACCATATGCGACCTAGCCTGAGGAATTACCTTACCCTGTTCTTTAAGACTGTTAAAAATGATAGCGTCCCAAGTCTTAATAGGGCTGAACACCGACTGAATCTGCATCTTGGCATAGTAACCCATGTCTAGACTCAGAAGAATGAACTGGCGCTTCATATCAATCTGCACAACACGATATACGTCGATAATGTTATAGGAAATATATCGTTGGTGGTTAGTCTCACGTAATTTAGAGATCGGACCATCGTATTTCAACTTACCTACTTTCAATTCATATTCAGAAACATAATCCAGAGAATAAGATGGTTGGTTGGTAAAGCTGAATTTTTTATAAAGGTCGATATAGTCCAGAACCGAGATACCGAACAGTGTAATGATTTCACGAGCACCATACATGTTCTCGATAACTTTAACACGAGTCTTACGATGTGGGCTTAATCGCTTAGCGGTGTTCTCACCAAACAGATTTTTCAGACGGTTATAAACGTACGGCACGTCAAATGATTCAACGTTCCAACCAGTCAAAATCACAGGAGTTTTCTGTTGCCAGAAGTTTAGGTATTCAAGCATCATTTCTTCTTCAGAATTAAACGGAAGATAAACGATTTTGTCAATGATTTCCTGTGGAACTTCGTCGCCGCCTTCGTCTTGGAGTTTCTCAGCGATTTTAATCGACCACTCTTCGACCGTACCATAAGGTGAAACTAAAAGGTCAAATACATAGAATTTATCGTCAATCGAGTCGTAGTGAGTAATGGCATCGATAGGATGTTTAGCCTGGGCTGGTTCAGGGAATCCGTCAGGAGATGTTACCTCGATGTCGAAGTTAGCAATACGAATCTTAGAAGAATCATACTTGATTTCTTTACGATAGGTATCAGACAAATATGCTAATTTATAGTCGTCCATACCAAGGGCTTCAAGTCCCATATCGTCCATGCGCTTCATCCACTGGGATGCATCCCGCATAGAATTAAATTCTTTCTTAATACAACCTTTACCGTAGATGTCAATATATTTTACGGCTTGTTCTGGGTTGGCATGCATAAACATCGTAGGCTTGTAAGGAACTTCACGACTACGTTCTTTGCCATTTTTATCGATGTATCGTTCGAGAATATTATCACCGATTTGTTCGACTGTCAAATAGAATTCTTGCATTTCATTTCCTTTATAGACGAGTGATTGTCTTTTGTTTGTTGGTGAATCATTATACTCCAAAAAGGGACCGAAGTCCCTTTGCTTTATCTCAATTACCAATCGTATATTTGGACAACAATTCCCAGTCATTTTTCTGTTTAAAGGAAATGACACGGAAGTTATTAGTGATTTCAAACAATTCAGAATCGTCTACAATATCAATAAGTCCCCAATCCTTAAGAAGCTGGGCGATAGAATCGCGACGTTGGTAGTCTTCACCATCTATATCTACCTGGCGACCATCCATACGCAACATCTCTTTAAAGTGGACAATATAATACCGTCCTTGCTTTTGCAAAATGTGACAGGATTGATATAGTTTCTTTTCTTTATTATTAGCGATACCCATACGAGTTAGGGTCTCTTTCACTTTCAAGAAGTCTTCAGGTTGCTTCAGAGTAATTTCAATCATTTTAATTTACCATTCCAATGCTTTCTTTTTCAAGTCTTTTTGTTCTTTCACATTTTTGGTTACGGATTTCAGGAACTCATCTGTAACCAACCCTTTCATCTTCTTAAGCATTGCCGGAAGATGGCCTTTAATTTTATAGGTCTCGAGATAACGATAAGCGTCATCATTATTAATTGAATGGTATTTCATCAATAAACGAGTAATAAAAACTACGCTAACTTCATCATCATGGGCCTTAGCCCATTTACCAAATCTCTTACCCTTAGGAACCGCATGTAAAAGATAATTGAAGTGACTTTGGTCATCAAGTTTAAGACAGTTAACCATTGCGGCTTGCATAATACAATCTACATGTTGACTCAAACTATTATTGAGCCAAAATTGATTATAGTTTTCTGATTGAGCCAAGTTACGTTGTTTCTTACCATACGTGATATCGTTCATAATGGCAAACAATTCGTTTTCAGCCTTTTCTTTAAATGAATCGGCTAAGGCTTGAATAGCAGCGTCGTTACGTTGTTTCCAAGCAACTTCATGTTCATTCAGTTCAACGTCATCATCAAAAAGACTTATAGCCATTGGAGCTCCAGAGCAAGTTGGATGAACAGATAAGTCATGTGAATTTCCGGGTTAGCCGCAATACCGTGGTATTGGTTATTTTCACCGACTATTTCATACATTCTAACAATGCTTGGCCCAGGCAATTTACCATAGAGTTCGTTAGCCAATGACATGATAAAGTTGGCGTAATCATTGACATGACGCGGAGCTAATGCACGGAGTTCTTTAAAGTTTTTATCTTTCAGTGCCGCCACTACTTCATCGATAGGCGAATTAGTATTCATTACAATACTCAAAATGCCTGTATCGATTTTACCACTTGATGAATAACGGTCTAGTTGGTTAACTGTTTTACGGAAGTCAGGGAAGTTTTGTTTAACTAAAGCAGCAATAACTTTAAGGTCTTCGACTTCGATATTTTCATTTTTACAAATTGCTACGGCACGATGAATCATTTCTTTCATCATGGTCGTTTGGTCAGCTGGAGTGGCTTCACCAAATTTAATTACACGACAACGGGATTGAAGTGGGCCGATGATACCATCAATATTGTTTGCTGTAATAATTACAGAACAGTTTGAGGAATAGGCCTCTAAGAACGAACGAAGGTGGCGTTGAGCTTCGGCAACACCTGCACGGTCAAATTCATCAATAACAATTACTTTACGCTTACCTTCGATAGATTTGGAAGATGCAAAACGAGTAAGTTCATTACGAACGAAATCAATACGGCAGTCAGAACCATTAACAAACAGCATGTCTGAATTTGTATCAGCACACAGTGCTTTAGCTACGGTAGTTTTACCTGTACCCGGTGAAGCAGAGACTAGGATAATGTTAGGGATTAGGCCCTTATTAACAATAGCTTGGAGAGTTTCTTTATCATGGGCGGGTAGAATACATTCAGATAAAGTACCTGGACGATATTTCTGTTCCCACATGAATTCATTATTATTTACTGTAAGCATATTAATTTCCTCAGGTTTGTTTTTACATTATACTCCAAGGGAGGAATTTCCTCCCTATGCTTTAGAACGAGTGGCTTGAGCCTGCTTCCATGGCTAATACATAAGAAGCCTGTGCGCCTTCAAATTTAGCGGCGAATCGAGCATCTTGGCCTTCACCGCGCGCCCATAACAACACATGATAATCAGCTGGCATCATTTTCATATTAGTTTTGTTAATGATGAACTTAAAGTCAGGACCGTCATGATCGGCTACTACCAAAGAATACAGTGGACGAGTTAATTCTTTATCGTCGACTTGTTTATAACCGTTGATAACAATTTTACCGTCGTCTACGGTGATTGCAAATGTATCAATACTCAATCCGGAAGATACTCGCATCAGTTGCTGATAATCTTCAGCTTTCAGATCGAAAATAACTTCAGCTACAGGGAACGGGATAGCTTTGCTTGGGAATGCGATTGTGCTTGGGTCGGCAATAGGCCACTTAATTGTTGAACGTTGGTCTTTAATAATTAAGGTGGTTTGGTCTTCACTTACCGAAACTTCAGCACTTTCTGACACCAAAGACAGAATACTTAAGAAGCCATTCAGGTCATAGATTGCAGCTTCGATATCAAAGGTATCACTTACAGTAGCTTCACCATAACTTGCACCGGTAACAGATCGAGTCAGAATGGTGTTGCCAGGTTTAAGCATAATGCCAGGGTTAATACCGGAGAAGTTTTTAAGAATGTTAAGAGTATCTTTAGAGAATTTCATAATGTTTCCTTTTCAAGTCAAAATTAAGCAATAACGATCATTTGTTTGCGAATGGATTCAGGCAGAGATTCAATATACTCTGGAATTTGTGAAGCAACAATACCACCGGCTTCAAGCAGTTGTTCGTCAAAATCTACACAATAATCATCTTCGAGACGTTCAGAACCATCACGGTCGATAACCAGTTTAGCACCTGCAGCCAGTGAGTCATTATAATGGCGGCGCATAATTTCTACCCACTTATCGGATACGTCGTTATCAATGATGCCGTAGAGCATGAACTTAGTTTCTTGTGGAAGAGACTGCAGACGACGTGCAGAGTCGGTATCAATGTTCAGTACCCATGATTTGCGGATACGGTTTTGGTTATGCGGATTGGAATCGGTACGGATGGTTTTAACTTGGATATCTTTAACAGTAATAGTGTTAGCAAACATAATATTTTCTCTCATTTGGTTGGTAGATGTATTATAAATCAATATTTTAAAGCACTTAACGATTAATCAAAGTATTCATAAACGAACCATGCCGGATTTCTATTTGACATGATTTTATCATATTCTGACTTAAAAGCATTTCGGAGATAATCTTCAGTAACAAGATGTTCGTCTCCAGAGAAGTTGTTAACTAAAACGTATCTCTTTATTTCTGGGACGGCCAACAAATGCTGGCCTGTTATAAAATCACTCATTCCATCACCGTGAATCGTCCAACTTTCTTCATCTGAAGATGTTGGCCGTAAGCTTGTGGGTCATGGTCTCGGTGAGAGATAATGAACACGTTCGTATCTTCAAGGCTATTCAAGATGGTTGCAATGCTCTTAACGCCTTCAGAGTCAGTTGCACTATCAAACACCTCATCAAGAATTAGTGTAGATATATTAACACCGGATACCTTAGAAGCAATATCACGCCATGTAAAAAGAAGTGCGATATCAATACGTGCTTTCTCACCCTGTGAAAATGAAGCGTAACTAAAGTCTTCACGTCCACGTGATTTAATCGTCTCATTGAACTCTTCGTCAAGTGTAAAGACGTAGTCGGCTTCCATAATCTTCAAATAAGAATTTATCTGCTTATTAAAGATTGGAATGTATTTCTTAATAATGGAACCTTTAATACCGGTATCCTTCAACATTTCTGTTAGAATTCCACGATGATATTTTTCCATTACTAAGGATGATTTGGTAGAGACGATTTTATCAAGCTCTGCTTGAAGCGTAGCAATCTCTTCGGTATTACTTACGAACTCAGCTGCCGCTTGGTCAATTAATAGCTTAACCTTTTTAGCTTTCTCTACAGCAGTAACAGCTTGTTGTTTATGGGTAGCTATCTGGGATTTAATAGCCAACGCTTTATTGCGTTGTTCGGTTACTTGGTCTTTAATGAGCTTGAGTTCTTGGTATTGCTCATTAATCTTATCTAAAGATTTTTGAAGCTCAAAGTTTTTATCCTTAATTTTAGTAAGGATGTTTCCGTGCTCTTCTAACCCTTGCATACACGTAGGGCAGTGACCACCTGTTTCATAAAGCTTAACCACCTTTGTAAAGGTAGCCATATCATTTTTGATTGCAAATCCTTTATTACTCAGGTCACTCATGGAGTCGCTAGGGTCATCATCCACGATGACATTGAGTAATTCATCAGTTAGTTTTTCTATGTTGCTCTTGGCAGTCCTGGCTTCTTTAACTAGCTCGTCATACATTAACTGTAGCCGTGCTGCATTTTCGCCTGACAATTTACGTTGACGTTCTTCGTTGTCATTATAAATTTTAATTTGTTGGGTAATAGAATCTTGTTTAACGTCTATTACTTGGATTTGGCTATTGGTCTCGCGAATCAAAGATTTGTTCAACTTATCCATATCCGCTAATACGGAAACCTCTAAGAGATCTTCGACGAGTTTTCTTCTTGCAGGAGTGGATAGGCCCATAAAAGGGGTATATCCAGCTGTGCCGAGTACGACAATCTGTTTGAAGCTTGCATAGGACATTCCGATAAGCTGTTCAAATTCTGCTTGGAAGTCTTTACTGCTGGCAGATTCATTAAGACGTTCACCGCCACAAGAGATTTCAAAAACATTGGGTTTTTGCCCACGTTTGATATAGTATTCTTTGCCATCGTATTCCATCCACAATTCGACCAAAAGGTCTTTTTTATTACTCGAGTTAATCAACTGGCCTTTCTTAACGTCACGAAAAGGCTTACCAAACAAAGCAAATGTAACGGCTTCAAGGAATGTTGATTTCCCTGCACCATTTTTACCAGTGACTAAGGTCTTTTGGACCTTGTCAAGTTCTACAGTAATAGCCTGCTGCCCTACCGACATAATATTTTTATACGTTACTTTCTTTAACTTAAAAGTCTTCATCGTTATAAGCATCCTTGATGCATGATTCGGCCATGTGGATTAATGTTTCTGGAGTATCATCTTCCATTACATTAAAACTAAATTCTACAGCCCAATCGGTAGCAACATAAACTTTAATAAGCTCGTTGGTATCACGAGTGCTCACAGCTTCAAACCAGAACTTAATAATGTTCGTTTGGTTATCGTCATCGACAACCAGGCAGTCATGTTCAAGCTCAAGGCCTGATTTTTTGAATTCATCTAAAGTCATCGTGTAACCTCATTATAAAGTTGGGCAGCCATAGTCTTAAGGGCTTTAAGGTCATCTTCAGTATGGCCATCAGGAAGAGCATCGATATAATCATACATCATATCCAAGAGCGACTTAACTTCGTCTTCCTCTTCAGAATCATCAATATCAACGCTGTTATCTACCTTAGACACAATACGTAAAGAGTGGACCACCTTTTCAAGTTCAGATTCAAACTTAGTAAGCCCGTCATCGATTTTATCGACTATAACACGAACTGCAATATTTGTAAAATCTTTGTAATCGATGGTTGCATTAGGATAATGAATCTTACGATGCCAACAGGTTTCATTGATAACAAAATCCATTTTATGGGTTTCAGTATCGAAAATCCAGAAACCGCGAGGGTCGTTCTCATCGCCTGCAGTAAGGGTCCATGGAGTACCGATGTACTTAACGTTTGCGGCATCAGAAATAGTATGGAAGTGGCCAGACCAAACTTGCTTATACTTTTTAAGGAAATCAGGTTCTAAACCGTGAGATTTCATTCCTTTATAGAAATAGAACCCATTTAATTCCCAGTGACCAATACAGAAATCTGCTGTAGTATTTTTGATATGTTCCATGATATCAGTCGTGTTTTCTTCACACATCCACGGAATCAAATCAATTTCGGTGCCATCAAAGTTTACTGTTGTAGGTTTCTCGATAACCTTGATATGGTCATATTTACCGAGAACTTCAGAAGCGGCATTCGGCGTTAAGGTATTTTTGTAGTGCATATCATGATTACCAACAACGGTATACATGGTAATGCCATTAGCTTTAAGCAAATCAGAGATTTCGCGAGCGAATTCCATACACTTATGGGTAATTGCTTTACGAACGTCAAAGATATCACCGTATTGAATCCATACAGTAATGCCATTTGCTTTAGAATAATCAATAGCGTCTTGGATACCTTGGCGTTGGATATTTTGTACCCACACATCATCGGCTTTCACTCCAAGGTGCCAGTCACCTGTGTTTAATATTTTCATAAGCCAAGCACCGTTATCGCAATGCAAAATAAAATTATTGAAATGAACCCGTCTGGAGTGGAAAAGAATCCTATCCAACAAGCTCGTGTGAATGTGTAGAATGCCATGAATAACACGACATATCCTAAAAATAATTCCATATGTTCTCCTCAGTTGGTTCATTTTATCATCCCGAATATAAAGCAAAAAAGGAAGCACTAGGCTTCCTTTCCAATTAATACACCGTACAGAGGTTCACGATTAGACGTGAACTTGATGGGTTTATAGGTAATAGTACCTTCATTTTCTGCTTTAATACGAGCGGCTTCAAATTGAAGCATCATCTCATTTTTGTCAGATTTAATCTTATCAAAATCCGTCGAACTCGTCATTCATATGACCCCTTAAAAATCTGGATGTTCGTCATTCATTAGCCAGCCGTCCATGTTATCATCGCTGCCACCACTTCTTAAGTTGATGAGAATCCACCCAAACCTTGGCTACAGGCTCAATCTGAAAAATTCCATCAGATAACCTGCCTACCATTTTGTATTCGGTTTCAGACTGCTTAATACAGATATTACCGTACGAACGAAGTCTGAAAGCGGCTCCAATAAGAAGCCGTTTAAAGGGTTTATTTACTAGCGCCATTGATAATTTCCCAAATCTGTTTACGTGTAGTTTCCCACATAACTCTAACGATTTCATCGGTAGTCGGTTGTCGGTAAATACCACGCAATTTAATTATAGCATATTTGTAAGCTTCGAAATTGTTTTCGAGAACAGCACCCTGTGCATGTTTATTAAGACGTGTAATTTCACGAGCATTCTTTTTAAGGATTTTAGCAGCCTGTGAATCGGCTTCTTTAGCATTGTTCTCTTCTAAACGCTTCTGAGCTTCTTCAATCTGCTTATCAGTCAATTGAGAAATGTCGGTGCTTTGCATATTAATCCTTGTAATTCAATTTTATATAAAAATCTTCGTCAGTAACGTGATAGTTATAAGTTAATGTTCCTTTTTCAGTTTTAATTTCTACCGAATCGGGGTGTTTTGGGTCTATTACAATAGGAAGTTTGGCAATATCCTTAAGATACATTTTAAGAACATAAGGAATTGCCGAATACTCTCCATCTACTTCTTCTAAAAGGCCTACCAGGTTAATCTTGAGTTCCATATAAAAAATCCAGCTCACCAACTTTAGATTCAGCACTCTTATCAGACCCTGGCGCTTTAACTAAAGAGGTTTCATACTGAGTCATTTTGTCGTAAATATCCTGGATAAAAGTTTCATCTGCGATACCTACCATGTCGTCGTCATTAGCGTCATAAACGTTATGGACGAAGTAGCTATATTTCTTTGCCATTTCTTTACGTTCTTTCTTGATACGCTGAACAAAGGCATTAAAACAAGCCATAGTGATATATGCATGTGGGTTGTCGTATTTTGTTTCGTCGAAGTTGTGAAGACCTTTAATAGAAGCTTCGATTCCATCAGCAATCATTTCTTGCTTCCAGGATTGGGTATATCCGGAGAAGTTAAAACGTTTACTTAGGCCTTCAGCAATGAGCATAATAGCCAAGCCGATAACGTCGTTCTGACGAACTATTTTATTAGGGTCGGTATTTTCTCGGAGCTCTGTTTTCCACTGGGTAATGGCTTTCAGAAGCTCCTTATTATTTACATAGTTATTTTTAGTCAGTTTAATTTCGGTCATTGTTACCTCAGATAACTCAAATCATAGGTCTATTATATCATAGTATTTGGAGACCCGTTTAAAGCATCAACGGAGTAAGCAATAAGCCTGAAATACTGTTTCAAGGATTTGTGTGAACTCAGAATAAGAAATTGTATCAGTGCATCCGTGTTCAGACATGTATCCGCAAAATTCTTTAAAAAGACCCGGATATTCACGATGGTTGTATTTGGAGATGTGAGACTTCCATACTAAAGAAGTCTCGCCACAAACAAACTCTACATCCATACAGTTATCTATTAAGAAAAATCCGAGACCTTCGTAAGCGAGGGTGCTAGATATAGGTTTCATTGTAGGAATCGGGCTCCTTCTAGTGCATCATCAAGGTTATCAAACTCATCAACGTAATCAATACCACCAACTTCATCCTTTGCATACAGCCAGTACTGTTTAAATTCATATTCGATAATAAAGTGGTCGCCTTCGATTTGAAGTACGCCAGCATCATTTTCACATACGGTATAACCAACCAGTCGAATGTCGTTCAAGAGTTCGTTTTTCATAGTAATTGTTTCCAGGTTCTTCTCGTAATTAGAGAGTTTAATTTTAGGTAAAGTCATTTCGCAGCCTTAACAATTTTCAGGTCAACGAATTTTTTCTTACGTTGGTTTTTCATACGTCGAATAGTTTTATCTGTGATTTCACCCGGGTGCCAAGCTTTAGATTCAACACCAAAGGCAGCAACATCAAACTCGTCAAGGATATATTGAACCAGGATTTCACGAATACCGTTATGACCGATTTTTTGGTCTTTAGAGCGCATGATTGGTAACAGTTCAGCAACCCATTGGTCAAGAATCTGAGGAGTTACAAAGCCAGTTTTCATCAGTTCGTTAACTTTATCGAAAGCGAAAGAGTTCAGTACGTTTTTGATTGCTTGTGACATAATAATTTCCTCAGTTTATTAAAATTTATAATCCGTAGGACCATTATACTCTGGTCCCAAGAGTTTGTAAACTATTTTTGTGCTAATGCACCTTTCCAGCCTTCATACATCATTCCGGCTGAAAGTAACAAAGCGCCTGAACAGCTTGAGTGTTTGTGATTCCAAAACCAATTCAGAAAAACTTCGTCATCAATACCTTGAGCTATCATATTTTCAAAGAACTGACGACGAGCTTCGGCAATACGTTGTGACAGTAAAGATTGTGGATTCATATTTTCCTCAGCTATAACGATAACATTCGTTTGATTTACGTTTTGCAACTCGATGAGAAGTATTGTAATCAGGTTCATCGTCGTTGTAAACATCTTTTTTCAGCTTTCTCACTTCTTTACGAAGCTGACGATTCATTTCATTCTTAACTTCGGAATCAACACCACCCATACGTTTCCACTTATCAGAACGGAAGATATTCTCTTCAACTTGTTCCTGACTTACACCGTCCGGTGCTTTACGACGTCCTGAATAACAAAAATCTTTTACAGACAATTCTTTACGACGAATAGTTTTACCCATAGTTACCTCAGCAGTTTGTATCCAATAAGATTTTTGATATACTGAATATCTTTGATATCCAAATCCAACTTAAGGTCTTTCAGACGTTCAGCCAGAGTAAGAAATGTTACTCGCTTCCAATTTTTAACAGGGCAGCAATAAGTCTTAGGCCCATTTGCAATTTCAATATTTTTATCTGTGATGGTGAGAAAAATCAGGCGCTCATCATCAAGGTTCAGGGTGATGACATTTTTCATTGCATGTAATTTCAGGCTCATGATTTAATTTCCTTTGCTACTGAACAAAACACAGAGCGGTCACACACCATCAACGGGGCATCAGGCCAATTCAAAGGTTGATACCAGACATCCAGACTTGATACTTTAGTTACTTGAACAGGATAGCCGTTTACTGAAAAATACTGGTCAACTTTAATTTCTTTATCTTGAATAGTCATAATGTTCTCCTCATGTGTTGATAGGATAGACTATAACACACAAGGAGAGGAAGTAAACACTAATCTTCAATTAAATCTCGGTCATAACCAAGTTCAATCAAAAGTGTCTTAAAAGAAGGAATATTTTCTATTTTCTTATTATCAACAAAGATAACAGGATAACGTATAGCTAAGCTCTTGAAGCCGGCACGTTTGGCCAATGATACTATAAGAGGCTTGTCATATACTGCACCTGACGGCGTCTGGTTAATCACAGGATAGAAAGTATATTGAATGGAAAGGGAATTTAGGAGCGATAGAACTGCAATGCACCCTGGACAGCGCATGACTGTCTCAGGGATACCGTAGATTTCGATTTTAGTTGACTTTTGGTCCACAGGAAATAACTCCTTGGTAGTCCCAAGTTTTGATAACTTCTTCATCATCAATGGTTTTATACGGGACATAAACCTGAATAAGGAAACCGGTGTCATCGAAAGAGAAATAAACCGTTGGTTTGATTCCATGAATCTCAGATAGAGCATAGATATCTTTAAGGTCTTCTTCTTTATCAGCAAAGAATTCCGGGTTAAGGTCGCAGTCATGGAAGTACCAGTCATCACCGAACTTGTCCCATTCGGTCCAATTGGTAGCTACATATTCTTCGAAACGTTTCATTCTTTCACCTTCAGCATTTTTGCGATAACACTATGAATAGCCTGGATACGTTTGTTGAACTCAGACTCTTCAAGACCCTTTTCAGTACTCAGCCATCCGATGATAACAAACAGCAATCCGAACGGAATAGCCAGGATTAAAAGGCACACGATAAACAAGACCAGTGTAATGTTAGCCAGAATATCAGAAGCAGCATTACGAAAATTATTCATAGGATAACCCAGGTATTATTGACAACAAATAACCATAGAGCTGGATACTCTACACCCATACGACGGATAATATCATTCATAGCTTCAGTTAGAGCATAGAACGTGTAACCATAAAAATTAATCATTTAAGCGATTTCCTCAGTTGTTTTTTAAATGAATCAACCATTTGTTTCTTAGTGTCGGATTCATTATAAGTCATTCCATGTGAAAGCATTTCAGCAATCATTTCTTCCTTACCTAATCTACTGAACTCTTTGGTTTTATCAGGAACGAAATTCGGGTGGATATTATTTTCAGTGTAATCGGTTTTCAGATAGACTAGCAAATTCTCTAACCATTCGAGGTAGTCAACGTTTTGACCTTTCAAACCAGAACGGTTGAACTTATGCTTCATTTGTCCCTCTGCAGCATTGCACAGGTTACATAGTAAACCACGAACCTTACCAGCTTTTGGCCCGTTCAATTCATGGTCGTGGTCAAGGTGGTTACTTTGAACATCAGGGTTTAATTCACGTTTACAAATCAAACACTTACCATCCTGTGCATCATAAAGTTTTTGTTTTTCTTCTTTGTATAATTTGCCAGTCAACAACATAATAAACCCTTACCTGTATTAGATAAGGGTATTTATTAAATATTATAAAACGAGCGATGCAACCGTTTAAATTGTCGAATCATCTTTTTAGTAGGATGAGTATATAATCCTACGCAGGTGACCATAAACCGGTCAGTAGGACTTCCTTTGATAAGAAGTTTCCAGACCTTACCACCATTTAACTTTTCGGTATAGACTAATACAGTTTTCATTAGAACGCCTTATCAGAAAAGCGAAGTTGAGCTTCAAGCCAATGGATATAATCAGCCGCGGCAAAAATTAAATCAGATTCTTCATCAGATAACTTACGGGAATCCGACAGCTCGTAAAGAGAATGTTCAATCAGACGACCTTTATGTCGGCCAACTTCAATTTTGGTACTCATACCCAAACTCCGTATCGATTAATTCATTGTTTGAAGGTTCATTATACTCTATTTCGGAATCGTTGTAAACCGGTTCCTCTGGCTCGGTAGTTTCCCACCGAGCGACATACCATGGCTTAACGGTCACACCACCAACTACTTACTTCAAAATCGGGTTCACCGTCTTCCCAGAACCAGGGGCCAACCGGATGCCAATCGCCATGCTTATCTTCTTCATATTCTTCAGATTCAAGTCCAACGTATTGCCATTGGACTTCATAAGCAATGTCGCCGATTACAACAGTGTTCTCGCCATACGGGTTAGCCACAACAAAGTCAATACCTTCTGCTTTAGCCAACCAAACCATGTATTCATATAGCTTATATTCTAGGTCATCTTCGGTACCGTCACCTAGAAAAATGGTCTGTTCGTTTAATTCAATCATAATTCCACCATAAATTCAAATAGCTGGTCACGTACACAAGTATCAGTCCAACCCCATTCGTTGGCTTCTTCTTTTAACCAATCCGGGAGATTTGCCAATACGATTTCTTTACTAGGCGCAGGAGTATCAAACTCTCTTGCAAACTCTCTTGCGCAGGTTTCATAAGCTGTATCAAATTCGGTCATTTAAAGTTCCAGAATGAAGCACCAACCAGAAATAAAGGCCAACAAATCATAGACGTCAGCCACCAACAAAAATCACCTACACCGAAATCATCTAATTTAGCTAGGGTCTTAGCATAACCAATACCGATGATAATATACAAAACACCCAACATTAATTCAATCATTTGAAATATTCTCGCAGTTCAGTGAATCCACCAATATGACTTCCGTCAGGAGCAAACACTTGTGGCATAGTCAAGCCAATTTGGGATTCGCGACCAAGTTTAGCCAGGAGTTGAGCAATCTTCTCATCATCAAACACGCCTTTTTCTGGCATAACGTTCACGAACTCGTAAGGTTGTTTCTTAACATCCAAAAAACGTTTAGCATTATCACAGAAAACACAACGATGAATATTTGAATCATAACCATAAATTTTAAACATTTTAAATTCCTAATACTTGTTTGAAGGTCTCAGTATAATCAGGGTATTGACCGGTTTGTTCTTTATGTTTGTCCATAATATCATAAACTTCTGAACGCACATTATTATACGAGCGAGTTAAAGCGGATTTCAATACTGAATAACTATCCGGAAATTTACCGTGTTCTTTATAATAGGCCAGAGTTAATTCACGGACCGCCTTATCAGCAGTCTCAAGATATTCTTTACGCTTTGCCATTTTCGTCTCGCTCAAATTTGTGTTTACAATGACGGCATTTATAACGAAGATTGCTAGTCTGCCAATGCACCAGTTGGACCTGTTCAGTTCCGCATTCCGGACAGTTAGGAACATTCTTGGAAGCTTGTTCACGACGACTAACCATAGCCATCACAGCATCCCAATTAACAGGGCTATAATCATCGCACCCATGAATTTTTCCAATCAATTCAACTTCATCGTCCTCGGCTTCTTTAATAAATTTCAATAAACCTGTATTAGAGGCTGCAGCAATATCTTCTCTTAAACGATTTTTCATTTCAGCAGCTCCAGAGCGTGTTCAAGACGGTCTAAACGATTAGTGGACTCTTCCCAAAGTTTCTTAGCAGCAGTATATTGTCCAGTCAGTTTTTTGTTAATAGCAAGGGCGTCTTTATATGCTTTTTCCAGAGCAATTATTTCCGGCAACTTGGATTTAGTAATTGGTGTAGGGGCCATGATAGGGCTATTCAAGTCATTAATCAAGTCTTCTAATGTAGCAGGCTCTTTATCAGTGTTCACAATTTCCTCACATTTTTCTTGGTAAATTTCGGCGTCAGTTTTTGGAACAGCACATTTGATTTCGCGAACTTTTACTAGGACTTCATATCCTTTCCAGCCTAAGGTGCGTTTGATTTCTTGAGTCTCATATTTCTCTACCGTATCCATCAGGGCTAAAGCCTGTTCGACGGTATTCAGAGTTTCATAAGAAATATCTTGGTACTTTACAACTTCCGCTTCATCTTTAGGTTTCCGGTTTGGTGACCAGATAATAGAAATAAGCACCCTTCCTTTATAAGCATTTGTTTTAATCATGCAATTCGCCAATGGGTGGATAGTACGACCGTCACCGGCAACTACAGTTTTAGTGGCTGCTTTGAGAATTAATGCAGAGTTAGCCTTAAATTCGGCGGCCCAACGTTGTGGAAATAGGGTACTAAGGTCCATACCTTTAATTTTGATATACCCTTTTAAAACATCACCAAACCATTTGTAGTTAACATGAGCCGGACTACGATATTTCTCTTTGCCAAAGTCGGAAAGGAGGTCCTTATTGACCAAGCGTGAAAGCAGTCGAGACCCTTTAAAAGTTTCAGTGATATCAGAAATAAACAAACGGCCCGCAATCTTTTCGATTTCAGATTTAAAACACCGTGACAAATCTTCATCAATTTGGTCAACCCATTTACTGATATTAGAAACTATTACCTCATACGGCGTTAATGGAGGCGTAGTGGTAGTAATATACGCAGTGAAGGCTTTGATATATTCGTTACGTGACATGATATTCTCCTCAGTAGATTTAGAAAGATTATACTCCATCCGTCCTTGGATGTAAACACTATTTTAGAGCTTTTACTGCAGCGCGAAGCTTGTCACGCTGGATTTCCATATTCTTGATGCGAATCAATACGTCTTGAATACTCTTTTTCTCATCTTCGATCTGACCGTTTAAACGGTGGATTGATTCCTGGATGTAGTCCTCATGATACTTCTCGATAGGTTTCATCGTAGGGTTAGTAACAACCATAGAATTATCAGGTGTAATTTTCCAATGATACGGTTTGGAATTGAATGGACTAGGCACCGCGGTGGTTTTGAATTTGTCATAGGCTGCATACTGGCCTACACTGTCACATGATACTGCAGAGATACGACGTTCCATTTGTGGTTCCTTTTGTTGGGATTGATAAGGGGCATAAGACAAAAGATATTGTCGAGTTAGTTTAACTCTGATATACACGGCATCGGCTCGCCCGGAACAATCAGCATATTCATCGGTTGTAACTTTATATGATTCTACTGCCTTAATACGAGTCATTGCCTCTCTGAATAAGGTTTCGAATGCTTCACGAAGGGCCTTATTACCTTTTGAGGTAGGACGGAAACGAACTTGGATACCGTCAGCCAGAATATTAATGACTAAGTTACGAGGGGTAAAATTAATATTCTTGATATTAACAGGAACCGTAACAATGCGCCCTGCTGTAGACAAAAGGTCTTTGATATTAGCTCGTAATGTTGCAGCAAATAAATGAGCAGGGCTACGGCAGTAATCATTCAAAGAAGAGATATAAGTTCCTTTACGACCTACGCCATAAGTATAACTACCATTACAAATATAGCCAAAGTCAGCTAGCCGGTCAATAGCGATACGACGAGTCGTGTCATGGTCATATATAGAGTATTCTTTACGTGTTTTAATGTTCATATTAAAGTCCAAATAATTTTTCATAGAGTTTAGCGAATGGCCACAGCACGACCATAACTGCACAAACAAACCAAAGCAAAGGCCATACTAGTGTAATGAATACTGCATCATAACTTGACTCAATTTCGACCGGATTCCAATCACCGGATTTATGAATAAAGACGGCCGTTATGAATCCTAATACAAAATAAAGGAAAATAAAACCTAAGATTTCCATAATTAATCCTTAAGAAGATTTAGAATATCAAGATATTTTTGACGTTCGGCCTTGGCTTTAGCATTCAGACCGGAAAGTCGGAAAATCTCATCGTCTTGGCGCTGGATTTCAACATTCAAGCAAGTAATCAAATTAGTAAAATACTCAAGCTGGGTTTGGTGTTTCTCATTGCTACGCACTGGTACAGGTTCCGCTTTAGGAGCTTGTTCTGAATGATTCTTAACTTCATTGCCTGGCCTAATAAGTTTAATACGCCAACCTGTATTGGTATGAACATTATCGAAGGTAAGAATACCACTACGTTCAAGTTCGGTCAACGCCAATCGGAGATGGAATTTCCAGTTGTCGTATTGACATCCACTAAAAGTGGAAGTAAGATACTCGTTTTCATTACCTGGTTGGTTAACAATATTAAAGATAATCCAATCACCAGAGCCATTGGTCTTAAATGGCATTTGCTTATCTTGGCCTGAAGCCATACGAGCACCAAGTGCTAGTAAACGACGTTGGTTGGTACGAAGGTCTTTAACAACTTCATCAAATGTCATCGCCGGGATTAAACGACCATAGAGGTCATAGCCTTTGTTATAATTTTTAAGAATAATTTTGGCGTTAGCACGAGACAACATACCTGCCCTGTGAAGAGATTTCATGACTCGGTCTTCTAACGTAAACAAACCTTTAGTCTTGTCAAAGATTTTAGTGAATTCATCTACAGCAATACAAACTTCAAACTTTTCCCACATCATGGCCAAAACCTTTTCAACCACTTCTTTATTCAGTGGAATACGACCAAATTTAATAACTTTTTTAACTTCAGAACGAATTTGATTAATTGCCTGTGACATAATAATTTCCTCAGTAAGTAATTAAGAACCTAGAACCATTATACCATCCTTGGTATAAAGCGTTTATGCGAGAACCGTCTTTAAACGCTCTTCAAATTTCTGAAGCAGAGCTTGGCGTTCAGCTCGTTGTGATTTGTACTGCTCGATACGTCCTGAAGTGAGGGCGTACTGTTCGTTTACTGATTCCCGCATAAATTCAGGAATTTCTTTACAAGCTTTGATTTCGTCAAACTTATCAATAACCGCTTGTTCCTCGGCAATCAGATTATCGAAATAAGCGATATCTGATTTAACGTTTGCCAGGTCAGATTCGGTAGGCATTAAACGTTTGTTACGTTCAGATTGATAAGCTTGGTTGGTTTCACGACTCCAGTGAAGAGTACGTTTTTTGTTAGTATTTTTATAGAGCTCTACAATACCTACTGAATCGATGATAGCAATCCAGTTCCAACGGCTTTTGTAAATCTCTCCTCCAGATACGGTAATCTCATTTCCACAAGCAACATCGTTAAAGAACTTGCTTTGTTTTTCAGATTTAAAATTACCGTTATTAAAATTAATCAGTGAAAAAATATCTTTAGCGTTCATGTTAACCTCCAGTAGTTGATAGGTCTATAGTATCATTCCTACTGGAGATGTAAACAACTAATAGAAACTTTTTTCGCCGGCTTGTCCACTAAACCAGGCTGATTGGGTATTAGGTTTCCGTTGTTGCTCAATACGGGTACGATATTCTTTTCTTATGGCACAGAGGTCATCCTGGAAGTCGGCTGCCAACTTTACCTGCTTGCGGTCTAGATTTATTAAGGCCTGAGTCTTAGCTGCCAAGGCCAGTCTCTTGTAGTCTCCTTCTTCACAATCGGTTTTATAAACTCTACTAGCGTATCCATCGATAAATTCTTTATCATAGTCTTTGATAGACTGTTCCATGGCATTAGAGTACTTCAACTCTGCTTTTATAAGGTCATAACTAAATTGTTCAAACATAATTTACCTTTATTTCAGAAGTGTAACTTCGGCAATTTCAGACCAATCATTAGAATCAGTAGCAATGAAATCAGCCAAATAGAGGGCGGTACGCAATGAAACATTACGCAAACGTAATACATTAGCCTTCATCCATGAGAGTGCCTGGTAAGTCTGAGCGTCAGTCAGACCACGTTTCTGCATCATATCTGTAGACAGAATAACATCTTCAACACGAACCATAATCTCTTCGTTAGAGTGAACACCGAGGTCTAAGTAAACTGAACGTGATACTAAAGCCTGAAGGTGTGGAGCAAGTTTAGTACCACGTTCCAATTCACGGTCAATATCAACGTTAGTGATGAATACGATGGTGCCTTCAAACTCGAATTCTTTATCGATATTTTTATCATCGAGATAAGAACTTGAAGTGCTCCAACATACCTTACGTTTCTCACCGGTGTCCAATGCCGCTTTCAGAAGATTCAGAATATCCATATCAGAGAATACATCAACATCATCGATAAGAAGAACACTATTAGGGCCGCGGTTATTCCAAAGCTGCTCGTAAAGACCGATTCCACTAATCTTTCCGTTGATTGATTTATATTCGATAGTTTCATTTTCGTGGGCATTCTGTAATGCTTTATCCAATGAATATGTTTTACCAATACCTGCGGCACCAGAGATGATAAGGGAACGAATTTTACCATCGATGATTCCATTAGTCATCATGTTCATTACTTTAAAACGTTTGTTGATGCGGTGTTTCATTTCGTCCTGGGATTCAGTTACGACTGCAGGGGTTTCAACACCTTCAGTTTCGATATCAGATTTGAACACCCATACACCACGCTCTACACCATCAATCTGAACAAAGACCTTACCATCGCCGAGGTGGGCTTCTGATTCATGAATTTTATTAGGGAACCAGGTTTTACCTGAACTCATGAACGTACCGGAGATTTCGTTACCGCGGTAGATGCCTTTGTTGATTTTGATAGTTAACATTTTATTATCCTTCACTCATTTGTTTTGATAGGTCTATCTTAACACGATTAATCAGGTTGTAAACATTTTTTTGCACTAAACCCAAAAAAGGAACCCGAAGGTTCCTTAATATTATCGATAATAGGCGTTGTGGTTTTCTAGATAAACCTCTTCAACAAATTTGTCCCAGAACTTCATATCTACCTTATCAGGCATACCGTTCTTGGCCGCCCAGACGGCATTGGTTTCGACTTCATCGACGATTGCTTCAAGTTCAGCTTGTACATCTTTAAAAGCGTGTAGGCCTTGTTTGATTTCAAGGATAAATGGAGCCGTACGTAAAGGATATTGGAGATCGCCTGTTTGATAGATTTCCTTTAACTGATATCCAGCGCGATAAGCATGACTCAGCGCTTTCCAATCAATACCTTCGTTAGCTTCAGCCTTACGAGCACGTTCGCCGTATTCAGCATCCAGTTTGTTCAGAGATTGCTTAAGCTCGATTAATGACAAAGTAGTTTGGTATTTACGTCCTAAGACAGTATAGAACGTTTGTGGGCCGGTTTTCTCATGGTTATGAAATACCCATTCACAGAATTCGTTCTCTGGAAGTCGATGCTTAATATCTTCAACTTTAGTACGACGATGTTTAGTCGAACCATCTTCTTGGTAGTCAACCCACTGTTCAGGAATCTGGTTAACAATTGACAGTACACCACGTAATGCAGCTAAACGAGAACCCTTAACACCATACTTAGAAGCTTGCTTACGGACGTACCCTAAATAGGCTTTCATGTTAGTCGTATAGAACCGAGAACGGTTGTCTTGGATAAATTTCCATACATCAGGTAAATCAGATTTGACCACTAGTTCAGGCGGGGTGTGGATCATATCCAGAGCTACAGTTTCACCTTCAGCAGCCAGTTTAAAGAAATATTTCAGGCTGTAAAGCTCATGGTCAACATCGTCTTTAGTGTTTTTAGAAGCTGTGTTATTCGTGTTCAAGTTGGTATGGTTCATTGCCGTACCTAACAGAATGTCACGCGCTGCAGGAACAAAGATTTCCTTAAAATCGACATCAGATTCCGGAGTACTTGTTCCATAAAGATGGCTACCGAAGTAGCCCTTCATAACTGTTCTCATTTCTTCGCCTCAAAATGGATTACCGGACACATCTTAGATTTACGAGCTTTGATATATTGAATGAAAACGTTTTCTTTAGTTTCTAGGCCTTCACGCTCAGCTTTAATTCGTTCCCATTCCTTTTCTTCTTTATGTGTATCGTACCAGGACCATAAATTCATTAGACCATACATTAAACCAAATGCTACCGCCAGAATAAGAGATAATGTAGCTAGTCCTAAAATAAACCCTAACCCTAAACCAACAGGAATACTTAATACAAAGAACTGGTCCAATACACCAGCACCTGCAACAGTTAAGGCGAAGATTGTACTACCAATAAAAACTGCACAAACAAAACAAGCCCATACAATTTTCCAGAAGTAAGCACACAAAGAGTGTGGTCGAGAATGACGGTCATAAAAACGGTCGTGGAAACGAGCGTGCCAAGAGTTCGTATTGATAATCATAATATTTTCCTTAAGGGTTCATAGTTGGGATAATAGTGTTCAGGTATTTTACCAGAACTTTTAATTCGTCTTTAGTGAATACTACTTCAGCTTCACCATCGTGGGTCTGGATGATAGATAACATATCACGACCCTCGTGTTGATGGACACTGAATTCAGTATTATAATCGCCTTCTTCATCACCTTCAAAGGTTTCGCTTGAATGTATAATAGCATCACAACCAGGAATTTTCCACTCGAGCTCAGGTACACACTCTTCTTGGAACAGTTTAAAAATTTTCTCTAAAAATTCTGAACGGTTTTTAATGGATAAACAAGCCCATTCGGTTTCCAGATTAAAGCCACTTTCACCTCGATACAACCAAGCCATAACTTCATCGTTAATTTTAAAGACACGATTATGAGTTTGAATATACTGCTCTGCATCAATAACAGACAACTCATACAGGTTCTGAATATCTTGAATGGTCAAAACTACTGTATCATCTTCTTGTTTAAGCACGATTGCATTATCAATTACATCGGCAGTCAGGTCACCAAACAATTCAGCTGTTTCAATAATCATTTTCTGTTCCTCATTTCACATTTTGTTTAATAAATTTTAATAATTCTTTAAGAGCTTTATCTTCTTCTTTGGAAAGCCTAGTACAATCATCAACCGAGTAATGGCGGCAAAATGCTGTTTCGAATCTAGCAACTGTATCTGCATAGGCCTCGATAAGCTCTTCAAGCTTTAAGTGCTTTTCTTTAGTTTTCATAAATCACCGGTTATGTTTTAAAATACTATAAAGCTCTTCAACTTGGCTCGCATCCAGATAAATGACCTCGTCATCTTGTTCCAGGACAATCCCACCCTTAACAATATTCCACTCTACTACTTCAACAGTCATATCATCACCGGAACCTGCTAATGTTTCAGGCTCTAAAGCAATAACGCCATTTTCAGAATTACCACTTGGATCGTATAACATTACAGTTTCCTCGCTAACCATGAAAAGAATAAACCAATTAAAACAGGCCCTACAACCATTGTTAACCAAGCCCAAGGTTCAAGATAGTAAATCATCTCATGCTCCTATGCCAACAGTTACGTGGCTCACGTTTAAAAATTTCATCATGCATCGCTTGACAACCAACACAATATATCACACCCTTTATAGCTTGGCGTCGTGCTTCAGGAATTTTTTCATCGCAGTCAAAACAATATTCAGCGGATTCACGTTCAACAGCTACTTGCTTACGAGCGTGTACTATAGCGGCCTGGACGACCGCTTCCATTTCGAGCTGTTCGGCTCCGTCCTTAGCAAATCCAACAGCCATTATGCTTTCAACTCATTAAGATACTCAACCAAGGCTGCTTTAGAGTTAGCCAAATCTCGTTTACACTGTTCTATCCCAGAATATGAATAGCCTTCGCAATGTTCTACTGCAATATCATAAGAATCGCGTTCAATAGCAGTAGCGAGTTTAATAATTTTTTCAATCTGTTCAGCGGTTAACATAATATCACCAGTATTTGTTGATGGTAGAAATTAATTCTTGGGCCTGAGTAGTCTTCAGCTTGCACCCACATCCATTTAATGTATCTTTAAGGAGCCATGGCTCCTTGAGCTCGTCCTTTTCTAGGCGAATTCTGTATCCTCGGTAATCAGCAAAGATACTTCGGTCATCAAATATCTTAATCTCAAGGAGACGGTTATTGATTTCGTATTCCAACGAAACCGTAGTACTTGTAAGTTTCATAATGTTCTCCTCATTAGTTGATAAGTCTATAGTATCATGTTCCTAGAGGATGTAAACACCTAAACGAAAAAAGGTCCCACCGAAGTGAGACCTTTGATTATTCTAACGTTAACAAATACTTAGTTTGGTAAAAGACACCAGTGATGTCGTCCAAAGTCGATTGGATGGCCTTAGGAAGATTTTTGTAGATTTTATCAGATGCTTTAATAAGTTCATCAAGAAAATCTATAGGGTCTTTAGGCAGTTCTGAAGCAGACGGCAGTGATGCTTTATATTCTTTACCACTAAATCCTAGATACTGCTCACTGAACTGGTCTAGTGGTCCTTGAACTTCCGTATAATAGAAGTCGTATGCTTTGTGTCTTGCATAGCTTTTGGTTTCCAAATGGGCTGACTTAAAATAGGCTAAAGAAACCAACAGCCAGCCAATATAAGAATCTACTTCAGTCCCTCGACTAAGTACGAAATCATTGAATTTCATCATCTACCTTCATTAGTTTAGCGTATCGTTCTCCGACCGCCCGACCTTCAATCGAGCAAGACTCTATTGTATTGCAATTTGAAAGTTTCCAAGAAGCAGTTACATAAGCCCAGTAGTCTTCAGAGGCCTTTACGCTAGGTTTACTCATTTGCGCATAAACTGGCATCGCACTACTAGCAAAGGCATCCATCAATTTAGGATCAGATTTGTTTGCTAGTGAAACTGATGGGCTTAAACATCCGATCATAAGGATACAAGCCACTGTACGGAAAATACCCATACAAAAGTCCTTTGTTATTTTATACGAATTTGCCTTTCGGCCTTAACCGATAGCGTTTCCAAAAGCAAAAGCTCTATGGTTAGTAATTGTATTTATAGCTTTTTAAGCTTACTACAATAAGCATAAAATACATCGTTAAAATTTTCAGAAACCCATCCACGCTGTATAGGCGAAGTAATTGAAAGCAGATAATGTGCTTTAATTAGCTCCATCCCATTTTTATTAGGGCATTCTTTATTATTAGCATTATACGTCGCTGCTACAACCTCTATCTCTCTTTTGTAAGCCGTATCATCCATGATAGGCAAAAGAACAATATAAGAAATAGCCACAGCTACCGCTAGAATTAAAATCTTTGAATTTAGGCCCATAGTACCCTCAACTCGTTATTTCTATCCAATGCTTCCTGCATAATGACACGTAAGAATCGTTGCCACCTATAGAAACTTGGTCGCCATCCTTAATTGCGATACCATTTTGGATACGAGCTGTCATAGTAGCCTTACGTCCACAATGGCACACACCTTTGTACTCAACGAGTTTATCTGCTGTAGCTAATAATTCAGCAGAGCCAGGAAACAGTTTACCCTGAAAATCAGTTCTTAGACCGTAACACATGACCGGTATATTATAATTATCTACTATCTTTGCCAATTGTTTTATTTGCAAAGGTTCTAAGAACTGTGCTTCATCCACAAATACGCAGTGGATATCTTTTTGAGATTCAGCCCAACGATAGAACTCGTATAGGTCCATGTCTGGAGTCACTGCATTAGCCTCTTGGCTAATCCCTATACGAGACGAAATTCTATGGCTTGATTCTCTATTATCTATCGCAGGCTTTAAAAGGAGTACACCCATACCACGTTCTTTATAGTTATGGGCAGCCGTTAGCAATGAAGAGGTCTTCCCAGAATTCATCGCCGCATAGTGAAACATCAAACTTGCCATTTAGATACAATTCCTCTATAAGAACAATCGGGATAACCTTTACTCAAGGCTATCTTTTTAAACATATACGCCGAGGGTTTATTAGATTCTTCCCATAGTATTTTCAATTCATCATAATATTTCCAAGTCTCATTTCTAATAGGAGAAGGTTTTCCTTTCATTGCGCCCTGTTTACCAAACATAGGATTCTTTTCACCCTTTTTAGAATCGCTCATGTTTTTAATAGTAGCACATGAATGCTTAAAGCCTTTTAATTTTTTAGAAGCGAGACCTATTTTAGCCTTATGTTCATCCGTAAATCCTATTCTATTCGAATAGTGGTTTGCGCCTTTATTAGAAGTGGTATATTTAGAAGCTTCTATTCTCGCAGCACTCCATTTAACTCCTTTTTTGGACCTGGACATTTTACATTTAGTTAGCAATGATAACTTAGTTCCTTTCTTTTTGCCGCGTCCGCCATCGGCAAAATTTAAAGAATGCTTTCCATATTTTAATTTAGCTTTTTCTACTAAAGGAACTTCAGCATCGTAAGCTTCATCTTCAGTTTCAAAGAATTTTAATATACGGGTTTTATAAGGGTGCTTTTTGCAAATATTTTTAACAACAGTGCCACTTCCAAAATACCCATCAGAAAGATTATCAGTAGAATGTTTTCCTACGTAATAATATTTTGCCTTGAGGGTTTTTATTACAGTTAAATAATTATAATGGAATTCCTTTACCATATTACCTTCTTAAAGCGTATTCACGTAAGCAATTAATTCGTTTTCTTTCTCATCAAACTGTTCGGCGATTTTTTCGTAATCTTCAGCACTCACAGGACCCCATTCATCGTATGATTGCATTCCAGAATTCTCTTCTAGAAGCTCATGGATAAGCTCAAACAATTTATCTTTTTGTTCTTTACTTAGGCTCATAATCTACCACCACTAAATTAATATCAGGAGTAAACAAATTAATCAATTGATAAACCTTGTCCCAATCACCGCCAGCAATACCACAGCCAATGCGAGGAATATAAATTCTCGGTTTAAACAAAAGACCCTTTGCAGTACGGTTTAATTCTATCATACAGTTTACTAAAGCACCATAATCAAGATTAGGACCTGGTTCATATTGGGTATAAAGATTATAGCAAATTTGCCCATTATTGCCTGTGGCTTGAGTAAATGTTCCAAGTTTTGCAGAATCACCCAAATAAGTGGCTTCTCTATCAATGGCAAGAATAGGTGAATAAGCCTTAGCCAATTGACCTGCTACGCCCGAACCCATAGTATGAAAACAGTTACACCCATGAGCAACGTTATTACCTTGAAGAAACAGGGCGACGATATCGCCCTTAATATAATCAATAATCATTTAGAGTTTAGTCCTCGGTTGTAAGAGTCAACGAGTCTGTCTACCATAGACGCGCACATTTCTTTATACTTTTTATCAGATGGAACACATTCAGTAACGTTTAGACGTTGCTCGTATCTTTTAGAAAGAGTTTTCTCTTTCATTCGACGATGCTCGACGTCATTCTGCCCATCTTTAAAAGCAGCTGTTATTTTTGAACTGAATTCAATAACACATTCAGTATTACTTGGATGACAATAATCTTTTGCTGTACGGGTAGCATACTCGACAATTGAATTATTGGTATCATCAACCTGTGACGCTAATACTCCCGGAGCAATCAACATAAGCGCTATAGTCATCTGTTTAATCATTTAATATACCGCCTCAAACATCTTTTTAGATTTTAGGTAATTGGCCTTTTCTAGAACTTCCGAAGCATATTTACTACCTGCTTTGGCATTCCAGCCCGCATTATAAGAAGCAATCGCTTTTCTCAGGTCACCTTTGTGAACATTAATCCAATACGACAGTTCAATGTAGGCCCAAGAGGCACTGTTCTGTCGGTTTTGGACCATACGAATTATTTCTTTATCCGACATCTTCCAACCTACCTGTTTAACACGACTTCTTAACGTAGGCAAGTAATTTTGGAACATGCCATAAGCATGGTGCTTATCTTTATTTAAACCTTGATTAATCCCAGCAGATGATTCCTGCCATAATAATCCGGCCATTATATATCCTAATCCTTTTTGATTAGGGGTTTCTTTGAACTTTCCCGACTTTTGGTATTGTTCACCGAAAGCATACGCGTAATGTAAATTATCGAGTTGTTCATTACTGAAAGTAGGCTCTACGCTATAGGCAGACATACTAACTGTCAATAGTAAAGTGGCTAATACTTTTTTCATGAGACCTCATTATTAAAGATAGATTACTTTCGTGCTAGTTTTACCTTCTAAACGTTTAGAGTTAACAAATGCCATACGACATTTTAATGAATATCCTTTATCAGGATGTTTACGATCTACAGTCATACCTAACCATAAGGTTTTATCGGTAATCTCGAGACGCAGTGGACGATACACTTTACCTGGGACAATTTCAGATTCTACATCAGGCAGAGGTTCCTGGATTAAAAATTCATGGATTTCTTTAACATGGTTATGGAGTTGCTTGAATAAAGCAAAAACGTATTTTTCGTCAATTTCACGTTGGATAGCACGGTCCAATAGGTGATTAGAGTACTTAATAAAGAAAGCTGGGACTCCACTCTTAATGGCGGCTTTTTTGATGGATGTATTCAGTTCACGAAATTCGGTTTCGAACTGACGACGTAATTTGTTGCGGCGGATGAATACTTCTGAATTAATTTCTGACATTTTGTTTCTCCTGTAGTTGATAGGTTTATAGTATCATGCCTACAGGAGATGTAAACTGCTTTATTCTTGGAATGGTGTGAGTTTTCCAGCTATCGAACAAATTTCTACCATTGCAGGATAAAACTCTTTCACTTGTTCAAGGCGCTGGACAGCGTACCGCATTTCGCCTTCTTCAAGACAAGCCACTTGGTCATCGAGCAAATATTTGTGGTAACCAGTACAGGCTTCACTAATGATACGTTGGAATTCTTGCAAACTTTCAATTTTCACTAGTATTTTTCCTCAGGTCGAAATACTGCACGACATGCCCACATGCTGGCTTCTTTTAGATGTTGCTTAGCATACTTAAGAGCCTGCACTGCATCCATATCTTCTTTGGTTTGTTGCTCGGTTTCATTTTCTTTAAAGATATATGCTTCTTCAATCAGAGCATCAAACATCAATCCAAGACGGACTTCTGCATCTTTAATAGCGTTCACTTTACCGATTTTATCGTCGGTATGTGGCTTGTAACCTTTGATATCTTCAATCATTTCACTTCCTCACCTGTTGCAATATCATATTCAACTAAACGAAGACCATCTGTCCACCCTTGAACAGAGATATAGGTGGTCGGGTAAACCAGTTCTTTACCATTCCACTGACCGCCGTCCCAAACTTCTAGAAAGCTTTGTTCGCCTGGTCCATTAAACCATTCAACGAATCTTTTCAAGGCTGCATCAGAGCCTTCGATCGTCAGTTTAGACATATTTTTTCCAGTCATTAACCATACGAACCTCTTGGTCATATGTCAGGAGGCTACGAGTTATAATACCCTTACACGGTCCTGAGATGAACTCGAGAGTGAAGTAAGGAACCTGTTTCATTAATCGGATACTTGGAGCATGGCATCTAAAACGAGAGCCCGTAAAGGGCCCTGACATGAACACGTATTCTAATGGGTAGAAATAAGCATATTCAAAATTTATAGTAAGGTCTTCTCTTCGAACCTTACGTGAGAAATAGCAGAACTCAAAAAGCTCTTCATCAGTCATCATTGCATTCCTATCACAAAGAACAAGGGCAGAGGTTTATTACCTTGGCACATAAATTTATTCATCATTACCTGGTAAGCTTCATAGAACTTATCCATCGCTGGAAGTCGCATAGGCTCTTCGATAATAATCAATAATCGAGTAACAGATAATCCACGATACTTATGGAAGTTATCTTCGTCTAAAAATGAACGAACGGTATCATAGGCGATAAATCCAGGGCGTTCTACTTGAAGATGTGGTTGTGCCTTAGAAACCTGTTTTATTACATTACAGATTTCTCGTGAGCGATGTGAAGAACTTGACATAACAATAACATCATTACCCTTAGAGACCCAATCAGCTGCGAACTGGGCAAGGGCACTTGTTTTACCTGTTTGACGACCGCCATCAAGCCTAAGAGTACCAAACTCTTGCATTCTTGAAGTGGGTTCATACCAGGTGTATTGGTCTGAGTCTAAACGTTCAATGGCGCGTTCAGCGAAGGCGTGCATTAAGGTTAGATAAATTGGAGTTAAAAATTTCATAGTTGTCTCTTAGTAGGGGCCATTCCTTGGCACATAATTCATCCCTTTCTGCATTTACCCATTACCGCACTTGGGCTCGACCTTATTACAGGTTGGTGGGAGTCCCTCAGTATTGAGGTCCAGGTTGCTCCCTTATGCATAAATCGCCTTACTGTAATATTTATACCAGGTAGGGCGTTGTGCAATTTTTTCGTCTAAACGGGCCTGTGATATAACGATAGAAGCTTCATGGGGGATATAATCACCACGGAATTCCTGAGGAATATCACTAATATCCTGGACTGTAGTATCCTTGATATTAAACCCACGTTTTAGACATTCGTCTATAAGCTCAATTTGACGTTTACGTAAGAACTCGAGCTTATCGTAAAAGAATGTAACATGACCTGTGCCAAGGATAAAAGTAGGACTGATTTTAAAATCACGAACCCGTTTACCATTAGCAACATGCTTACGAACTGCACCAAAAACACGTGGTAATTCACGATATTCGGCCATTAAGTGTTGGTCAGCCAATTCAGATACTAAAGTAAGGTTGATACGAGTCATTTTAATCTCCTGTAGTTGATAGGTCTATAGTATCATACCTACAGGAGATGTAAACTACTATGAACTAGAAAGAACCAGAGCCTTTAATTGTGTTCTGGCGTCCTTTATTTTCTACTTCAGAGTGGTCGATTTCGTAAGCTTGTGCTACACCAAAGGATTTTTTAATTTTGGCCAACGACCCTTTAGAAATAACAATGTTAAAGGTATTGCCTTTAGAAAAATCTACCAAATCTACAGTAACGCCGTTATTGGTTAAACTATTAACAATAGCATCAACATATTGTTGGTCTAAAGTTCCCTGAACGCCGATTTGAAAAGCTTTAGGTGCTTTAGCTTCAGTGATAAATTCTTGATATGTTTTCATTTCAAATCCTAGCTGGTTTTAATTAAAAGCCATTCCGTGGCTCATTAGTTAAGGTTAATCCCTTCCTGCAGTACCTGTTCGAGTGCTCGGGCCCTCCTCATAGAGGTTAGACCCTGTTAGACTTTATTAGGAATTAACGGGCTGCATTAGCAACAGCGTAAGCGTACTGAATATTAGCGTCTTTAAACTTACCTTTAGAGGTATCTATTTCTGCCTTAAAGCCGCCTTTAGTCATAACATCGGCAAATTCTTTACGGAAAGCCATTGCATCAAGACCTTTCCATGATGATTTATGCTTGGCAAATTCAAGACCTGCGAAGTTGACAGCTTTAGCCAATTTATTATCAATAGCCCATTTACCGGCTTTAGGCACAAACTTCGGGCCCTTCTGTTTAGAGAACAGTTTTAAATTCCAGCGGCGAAGGTCCGAATCAGCTTTAACAAATTCGGAGTCTAAATTACTAGCAACAACATCGTCAATATGAGCGAATTTAAGTCCGTCAACTTCAATATTTAGGTCGTTACGCCAGCGAAGTCCTTCCCAGGCGAAAGCTTTAAAGTCAGAAGCTTTTGTAGCTAAGTACCGTTCAATAGGAGCTGTTTTAGCGTCAAAACCGTTTCCTCGGTAGGTCCACTCATCTTTGTTAATGCCTTGGGCTTTTCCTACAGAAGCTTCGGCGATAAATTCTTTATATGTTTTCATGTGTTTCCTTTAAATATTTTAATTAGCGATTTGACTGTTTAAGTAACTGTGAATATAGTATCATGACCACAGATCAAAGTAAACAAATTTATAGATTTTTATACGCGTCCCAAGTGCCAGTTCTAAACGTTGCAATGACTCGCTTAGCTCGGTTGGGGGTCTGTTTGTACCAACGAGATTGCGCTAGGTTAACTGCGGCCTCATCCCAACGTTTTTGTTGGAGCATACGAAGAGAGTTAGTAAATCCTGCTACACCAGCTTCACCCATTTGGAAGACCATATTAATTAGTGCGCAACGACGAACTTCGTCAAGCACATCATAAACAGGTTTCAATTTAGGATTACGCAAAATAGCCCTACGAGCATTTTCCACTGAACGATTAAAGAGTTGTTCTGCTTCAGTCATTGTAATACGACCATTACAAACTCGACCCATAAGTTTATCAAGTTCAGCACGAGCAACATCTTTAGAAGGATTCTTGGTTATCAATTGGCCGATGCCAATAGTCCAATAACCTTCGGTGTCTTTATAAAGATTTAAATCAAGACCTTCGTCTTGACGTAACATATCAAAAATATCCATAATACCTCCTGAGTATAGGAGGTATTTATTATTCTTAGAACATTGAGCTCAGAACCTTATACATCGACTGGCCCATGACATATTCCCATTGTGGACGTTTAATCAAGGCGAAAGCATCGAACTCAGGAATACTACGACCGTCAGGGAACGTATGATAAGCCGTACATTTGCAATTCTTGAACTGCTCGTGTTCCACAGGCACAGTATATAAGAACAGGTGTAGATTCTTATTGCTGGAATATTTGAACTCACCTAGGTCTTTCAGGAACGCAGGGTCATATGCAGTGAATCCAATCTCTTCTTCGGTTTCACGCATAGCAGCTTGGATAGGCTCTTCACCTGATTCAACATGACCTTTAGGAATGTCCCATTTATGACGCATATTCTCTGGATTACGAGAACCTGTTACACGACCCATGACTAGTTCTTTATCAACGGTCATGAACAAAATACCAGCGGATAATTCTTTAACTTTCTTACTCATAATCACGTTCCCAAGATTTTTTAAAGATTTCGGCCATAATAATTTCAATGCGTGTTTCTGTTGAAGGAGATTCACTATCAGAAGTTTGAACTCTGTATTCAGAAATCGGGCGTAACAAGTCCAGGTCAATTTCTAAATCATCTTTGATTTCAACTTCAGGCGTACCTTTATCATAGGAATACAGGTAAGAATCACATGACTCTGATTTAATATAAATTGCAATACTCATTTACGACATTCCTCAATAAAATCATTTAAGTTCTTTTTAGTTTTACCTTCGTCATAAAGACGTTGTTGACGACGTAAACGCCATGGCATTTCAATAGCCAGACACCAGATACTTAAGGCAACGCCTGCGGTAAAAAGGTTCATTAACCCGGCGCCAATAATGGTTCGTTCTAACGCATCATTCCAGTTTACATCAATTAAAAACGAGCTCAGCACTAGCATCGGAAGTAAAGTAATAAGATATGCCACTACATATCGTCCAAACGTAAGCCATTCGGTATCAATGAGCTTTGCCTTTCCATCTTGGAAGCAAATATACTTATCGTCAGTGCGAGTAATTTTCTTTGCAGGTTGCCAGCCATTTACAATATAACCCATTTTATATTCCTCAATTAAAAGCTCTTTCATATGACGGTTACAATGCGACCAATCTACTGTACTAGCTGCAATTCCTTCATCACCATCATCAAGATTTCGCCAGGACTTTTTAATAACCATATTTTCACCGCTTGGTACAATGATTCCGGCGTTTTCAGAACGACGGACGAAGTTCACATCTAGGCCCATACATCCGGGTTCATAAAGAGCCATTACCAGCCCTCCATAGGGAATTCAAGATAAACTTGAGCATTGACACGGATTTCATTGGTAATATTTTTAACACGGTCAGTGTTACGAGATACACGTCCAAACCAGCGCCATCCATTACTTACCGTACGAGAACCGGTATGCCAGGTTTGCCAATCAAACTGCAAGAGTGTACGGTCTGGAGCTTCCCACTGTTCCAATTCACCTGATTCAATTTTAGCCAAGACTTCTTTGTGCCATTGGCGATAAATCAATTCACCTTCCGGGATTTCACTAAAGGTAGCTTCACCGGTAGCAAAATGGGTAGGACACACATCAGCGTTAACAAGACCAAGAATGTGTTCAGACAAATAGCGAGGATTGTCATAATCAGGTTGTCCTGCAGTAATAAAATGTTGGCCTGTTGGAATAGGTGGACGAGGAACATCGTCATGGTGATAACCTGGGATAGCCGGATACCAGCCTGGCATCAACATATGCACACGCGAATCAAACACTACTTGGTCATTGTTCCAATCATCAGGCAAGTTCATAATAAAAGAGCGTGTAATACGGTCACCGTTATTATAAGCAAATTCTAAACTACAGTTGAAGAACATCGGTTCGTTCTTGATTTTATCATTAGAAATACCGCCAGCAAAACCACCTACTGCACGAGCTTGACTATTAAAAGTTTTAGGACCGTTCATAATATTTTCCTCATTACTTTTTATTGAAAAAGTACATTTTACCTTTAGGAGATAAAGATACACGAAGCGCGTTACCGATACCAACTGAACATTTAACCAGGTCAGCAGATTTCAATTCACCAAACGCTTGACGAAGGTCACCATCACGAGTGTTAACCATCAGGCATTTAGCACCAGCTGCACGAACTTCGTTTAACATGTTGATTGCGTTAGTAGAAAGTTTCATTTTATTCTCCATTTCACTCTGTTGTTTTGATAGGTCTATAGTATCACACCTATAGACCTTGTACACTGTTTTATGCAATTATTTTTCGAAAGGTCGAATTAAATGATGATTGTCTTGGAATCGCTTGATGTAATCATTTTCACCTAAAGCCTTATACATATTCACTACAGCTTGATAGTTTTCCCACGCGTATTCGCGGAACCACCCGGAAGTGATAGAGGTGCACACTTTCTCAAGAGCCATATAGAAACTTGTGGCCGCTGGGATATTGAAGTCATTAGGAACCTGTGAACGTTCTAGGGCCAGGACACAAGTTTCTTCGTATACGCCGGCCAGTTTAATAGCTTCAGGCAAAGCTTCAAACTTCTCACGAGAGGTCATGACTTCAGACCCATCTTTCATATAAAAGGTATACGCTGGACGTCCGGCCAGGGCCACAGCTTCATGGATAGAGTCGTGGTCTAATGTATAAATGATATCATTAAAGAATGAAGATTTGTTAACGTCTAGTTTAGGGTGAGAATAGCTCAACGTTTCTTTCTGACGTTGCAGCATGATTTCTCGGAGCTCTTCGTTCAGGGTTACACCCTTATTACGAAGGTATTTGATATGGGACATCGTCTTCAAAAAGAACGGGTTGTTCTTCAAATAACGGTGGCTCATTTTGATAGCTAGACAGATATCAGGTGTAGCCCAATAGAAACCTGTCATACGATCTTTCTTAATATGATTTTCAGCATATTTCAGAAGACGATAGCTTGAGGTGAAGTCTTCATCTTGAAGCTCATCAGTGATTTCTCGTACGTTAGTCAAAGCGCGAACGATATAAGCTTCAAAATAGGTTTCTTTACCGTTGTGCATACATTTGAAAGCCTGAACATCAGGGTTATCTACGTGTACATGGGCACCGAACATCTGCGCTTTAAAGTTATTCCATGAACCCTGGTCGGCAATGAAATCCCAATCAGAATTTTCGATATATTTACTTTCAATTAATCCGGCATGGTGCAGGGCCCGAGAGCCAATAACTAACATCATAATATTTTCCTCAGTAAACTTAAATTTCTGCAACGTAATCGTTATGCAATTCCCACATATCGTCAGAATTACTCTTCACGATAGGAATTATCTCATTAGAGATTTCTTCTGCATAAGGGTCATTGATACAATGAGCCTCTTCAAAACGAACACCGTAATCAGACTTCTTATAGGCAAACCCATAAATCTTTTTAAACTTGGTCCGACTAATGCGCGCCGGCTCATCAGATTTATCAGACAACGGAGAGTAATACCACATAATGTTCTCCTCATGTTTGTGTATGGTAATAGTACCACAGTTTTCTAGAGTTGTACATCACTTCTGCAATATTCTAAAAATAATTTATTGTTGTCAACTGTATCCCAACGTCGCCAAGATGGATTCCAGACCAAAGCGTTGTCACCACAATCATTGAGCTTAAAATGGTCATAGTACATAGCTATATGTCTAGTCTCGTCACCAGAGAACCCTAGTATAGGCTCACCATGAGTATGATACATATGATGATGCATTGAGAGGTCGCATTTATAAAACATCTCACGTTTACCACGAATGAACAAGAAAGCTTGTCCGTTCATATAGAATTCTTTATCTGTTTTCAAAAGATATTTGAATACTGAATCTTTGTGCATAAGTCCTCCTACCACATCCGTGTGATTATTATATCCTATTAACAGCTACTTGGATACCAGATTTTACCATCAGCTTGGGCAACGAAGGTGCGGCCAGCTTCTTCACCATAACAAGAGCTATTCAGCCAATCTTCAAGACGAACTTCGCCGTCATAATCGTCGAGCTCGACACCGAAATTTTGGGCAGAAGCCATATCTTTAACTTTCTTATACAATGCGGCCAGTTCAAGAGCAGCTTTTTCCAATTCATTAATATCAGACATTTTTATTCCTTAGCAAGACATAGAGGAGGTAAACCAAAAACCTTCACCATCATTAATACCATAATCACTGCGAACCCAGTCGTAATCTTCGTACTCAGGATTCTTCGGTGAAATATATTGTCCACGACCAGAAACATGGAAATCTTCACCAGTTTCATCAGCCACGCTCTGACCTTCACGAACTAAAGCTCGGATTTGGTCTTCAATTTCTCTAACAGTTTTAGTAGTCATTTTATTACCTTAACATTCGTAAGAGGAGGACACCCAAGAGGTACCGCTAATAGTAATGCATCCATTATAAAGCTCAATATGCCTGTCTAAGTCACGAACACCATCGATATAGATATCAGCTTCTTCACGTTCTTCTTTACAAATCTGGATAACATTTTCAATAGCCGCTTTAGCAGTACGGATTGCACAATCTAATTCACGAGACATAATATTTCCTTAACATTCAGAAGAAGAGGACACCCAACCACCTTTTTCAAGGTCGGTGGTGTAGTCGTGGGTGTTAACGATAGCGTATTGAGGCTCACCATAGTTTTCCCAATGAGCAAGGTCGGCTTTCAGGGCGCCAGGAGAATAATAGTCACCGCCCATACCGCGAGCAGGGTATATATTAAAATGAGTCTCATATTTGTCTGCAATTTCCTCAGCTCGGCGAATAGCTTTATGGATTTCATTTACTGCGTTAGCCAGTTCTTTATTTTTACTGTAATCGTTCATCATAATAAACCCTTAACACATTTGAGAAGAGGACACCCATGCACCAGAAGTAACGATACCGTTTTCATCGACTTCGCCACCATTGTTTTCAATTTCATCACGCATCCAGCGAGAGCATTCATAACCAACCGGATAATAGGTGCGTCCAGAACCATATTCACCTACATCAAACGAGACACCATACTTATCTGCAATAATAGTAGCTTCATTCTCGATATGGTCTTGGGCCCGAAGAAGTTTGCTGATAGCGTCCGTTGCGGTTTGAACGTCATTGTATTCAGGGATAGCGATTTCAATTTTATTCATGATTTACATTCCTTAATAAAGGTTTCAAGTTCATTACATTTGGTTTGTTTTACATACTCATTATAATTAGCCATAGCTAAAGCATATCTCTTACGGGCCGGGGCATTCAAGGCGTTTGTGTAACAGATATCATACACAACCGGGATAAAATAGGCCACAACAGCCGGAGCAATTATCATAAAGAAGCCCATCTCAATAGGCATGACTCCCTCGATTGCCGCCATAACCGTGGTCATTACCAGACCAACTAGACCGCCGAGCATACCGGTAGCAAGGCCTGCAAATAAAGTAATGGCTATATCGTAATCGGCTAATGCGTAACTAGGGTCGGTTTTACTAGGCTTATGCATTTTGGGCCTCTTTAGCATATTCGCGGCATTCTTTAATAAAACGATTAAGCTTACGTTGCTGTTTACGACTTTCTAATGTATACTCGTCGGCCAAAATAATAAGCTCACCTTTATCGTAATTTTTAATATCAGAGTAAGATGGCCGCCGGTCAACCATTCCAAATAAATCACCGTTTTCTAGCGCCGCATAGCATACTAAATGATAATCGTCATCAGCATTAATAAGCTGCTTATAATCGCTAGGTTCGTTTAAAGCGTACACCGAATATCTTACTCCGGCGAATTCAACTCGCTTTATATCTAATCCAAGGTCAATAATTTCTAAAGCTTCTGCAAAAGAAAGGTCTTCTGCTAAAGCAAAAATAAAAGGTAATTTAGTAGTATAGCTACGGTTATTTGTTCTGCTTAAGAAATCATTAGAATAACCTAGGTCCTGGCGAATTCTATAAAGAACTGCATTAGTTTCATGGGCAAGACCGCTATGTTTAAACCAATCAATATTTGATATAAGGTCATCATATAAGCTCATAATATTCTCCTCTCCTCCAAAGAGGGAGACCGAAGTCTCCCAGTAACATTACTTAAGTGAATTGATGTAGTCTTCGATATCAGCTGAAGTCGTATCCATTCCAACTTGAGGGCCTTTAAACGTTTCTACACGCATCAGGGTATCTTCAATATCAATCTTAGTCAGTGCAGCGATTTCAACAACATCGTCAGCAGTAGCAATACCTAATGCAGCCATATTACGAGTTTCACGGATGTATTCAAGCTTAACTGCTAGTTCTTGTCGAGAGTCATCAAGTTCCTTAACCTTAAGCTTGATTTCATTACGCATTTCGATATAATCGTCGGCTTTCTTACGAAGTTGAGTAGCTGTACGACGATAAAGGAGGCCGAGTTTAGCATGTACCTGGACATCGGCACCTTCAGCAATCAATTTACGGATTTCACGTTCTTTAGAACTAGCCAGTTGGTCCTTTTCGTTAGCGAGTTCACGAATACGTTTTTCTTCACTTACAGACTTAACGTGAGCAGTCTGGAGCTCGGTAATTTTATCAATTAGAGTAGAAGCAGCTTTAGTGTATTGGTCTTCAATTGACAGGTTCTGGGCCATTGCGGTACCAAGTTTAGAGCGGATGAATTCAACGATTTTCTTTAAAGTGTTCATAGTATTTCCTTCAGTGGTTGTTTCGTTTTGATAGGTCTATAGTATCACGTTTAAAGGTGATGTAAACTGCTTTGTGAAATTATTTTTGGTCTAACCCCCTAAAAGGAGACCGAAGTCTCCTTTCATTATTTACAGGTCTTTTCGAACTGGGCAGTGAATCAGTTCTTGTAGAACCGGAATGGGTTTATGTGGAAGGCTAACATGGCTTTATGGATTTTACGAGACAAAAGACTCTTAAGCTTCCAGCCACAGTACACGCGAAGGTAAAATGTGATTCCACCAACCTTAAGATAAGGAACTGAAGCAAATACACCCCAGGCATCATCATTCCACATCCATAACCAACCATGGTGAGCTTTATCAGGAGAACCAGATTCTACATCAGGATTACCGCGATAATGGAATTCTGAACTACAATCACGTCCTAGTTTATGGTAAGCAAAGTTATAAGCTTTATTTCGCCATAGCCAAGCTACTCTCTGGAGATAAACACCACCAGGCATTTTCCTGATTTTAGCCCAACGTTTAATATGACCTTTGTCGCCGTCAATTGGATTATCGTATGTCATCATCCAATCAAAGCCATAAGGCAATTTACCGGTCTTTTTATTGTAGAAAGGAACTACAAAAGGCGCAAGGATAACGGCTAGAACCATAGAGATAAAATCTAGTGGGACCAACAGAATCCAACTCAAATATTTTAAAAGTTTCATATTATTTCCTAAGTTAGTTTACTACATATTTATACAAAAAAGGCCCAACCTTTCGGAAGGGCCTTTAACCTAGGGTAACCTTGTCGGGGTTCCACCTGCTAGGCAAGTGTTCGGTGCGCCGTTTCAGCTGTGATATAAGGGGGCATTAACAAAACATAAAGATTTATTAATGCCAGTCCTTAAACAGAGAACTTCAGTCCGACGACTTACCGGTAGCGACCCGGTTTCTTGTTTGGTCGAGACAGTAGGGATCGAACCTACGACCTAGGACTTAGAAGGTCCTTGCTCTTCCTTCTGAGCTATGCCTCGTGTTTGTTCATAGCGGGGTGGACTCGAACCACCAATATTAAGTCACTCATGCTCCAAGCATGCTAGGGCACTTACCCCGGACGGAATCGAACCGCATCTACAATACCTATCGCCATGATAATTTAAAATAAGTTTGGTGGCCCTGGGTGGAATCGAACCACCATCCAGCGATTATGAGTCGCTCGCTTGACCGTCCAGCTACAGGGCCTTAATTCTATTATGAAAGGCTCTTTGAGGGAAGAACCTTTGGTAATAGAGGGTACTTATTAATAATAACACATAACTCTTAAAGCATATTAAGTGCTTTAACTTTCGGGATTTGGATTTCTTCTTCGATGATGTATAATTTTACCCACGAAACTACGCGCATAAAATCACTATCATATTCCACTGGCTCACCCAGCAATTCCTGGAGAGAACACATTAATTCAAATTCCTGGCCATTGTCACCATCAACCAGATTTTCAATACAAAGTGTTTTGTTAATGAAGTCAGGAGTTAATTGACCGGATTTTACACCAGATTCAATGTGTGCGATAATCAAGTGCTTAACCACATCCCATTCTGAATTACCACATTTATTGCGGTTATTACAATGAGAGCCTTGAAAAAGTTCCAGGATATATTTGTACTGTTGGATTTCTTGTTCTTCTACACCAAATATTGTCTGGGTTTTGTAGTTGTCACCGTCATTTTCCCAGGTTTCAATTTCAATCACATAACCTTTAGGGATGGTTTGTCCGAATTTAATTTCCATTAAAATATACTCGCATATTGATGTTTGATTATATCAAGACCTAAAGGATTTTTAAAAATATCATAATCCTCTGGACCTGTTTCAGTTTCAATAAAGAAATTAAAATTCACAGTATTGAATTTACGGTCTTCCTTAACCAGTTTAACATTAGAATGACTACGACCTATTTCCAAACGTTCAACTTCAAAACAAGTTAAGATGCCATAATCATCAATCAACTGCTTTGCGGCATCTTGGTCTGATTTATACCCGTTATTAGCCTTGTCACCTATCGTAGCATAAAGAATCATAATTAACCTTCATCAACAATAGTATGGGTATTAGCATTAACAATCTGCCACCAGTCAAAACGGTTAGAACCATATTGAGGCTTATTCTCGTTTTCTTTAATGATATCACGCAGTTCATCTTCGGTAGCGGCTTTTGCGATTAGGTCTGCATAACCGCCACGGGGATAATAGCTATCGCCAGCAAAGAGTAAAAAGTTTGTTTTGATATTCTTGAATTCTTCAAGAGTAATAACCGTTCCAGATGGTTGAACAATATCTACGTAACTATATCCTAATTTCTGGGCTTCATTTACTGCTTCAAGCAGGGTGTCATGGGCCCATCCGATTTGACAATCCGGTTTTTCAGATGGATTTGCTTGATAATCTGCGTACACTTTATACATTTTACTCACCTTTAGAGATTTTATCCATAACGAAAGAGATTGAACCAATTAAAAATGCCACTACTAAAGAGATTGTATTCTCGGAAGTTGTAAGCAAATCCAACATGAATCCTGCAAACATGCTAAAACCAAAAGCAGTAATAGCAACAAGCGCAGTAACATTTCTAATTAATTCACAACGTTTCATTTTATTCTCCAATCACTCATTTGTTTTGATAGGGCTATAGTATCACCACTAGAGCCCATTGTAAACAATTATTTTAGATAAATTGCATATTTTTTATAGCCAGCTGTCTCGTGGCGCAACCCTTTGTCATTAGCAAAGCGTTCAATATTATTAATTTGATTTTGGTCGAGTTCTGAAATATCAAATACAAAAAAGTTTCGCTTATTGCCTAAAGTTACATGATTAGTCAAATCGATGTTATAGAGATGATTTATATTATCAATCATGGCCTTAACAGATTTGCTAATTTTTACTTCTTCATTAAGAATAGATTCAGCGATAAATTCTTGATAGGTTTTCATTTTATTCTGCACCAGCAGCTTTCAAAAGTTTTTTAAGATTGGCTGTGCCCTGAGCAGAAAATGTGACCTTGCCACCTTTTTCACTGATAGAACCAACCAATTTAGCAAGTTTATCATTAGGAATTTTTTTAAAATCAGCCAATGTTCCATCAAAGGTTTTTGAAACAAAAGGCAGTTCGTCTTCGTGTCTTTTAGCTTCGGTAATAAATTCTTGATAAGTTTTCATTTTAAATCCTTAAGTAGTTGTTTTGATAGGTCTATAGTATCATATTTATAAATGCTGTAAACAACTTTTTGAAATTATTTTAGGTCTTCTGCCCAGTCAAGCTTCAAGGGTTCTTTATATTCTCTGTCTAAAACAACAGGAATCTGGACATTCCCACTAAAGGTAAGAGGCCCTACATTATAGGACAGTGTAATATGAGGAGTGTAATCATCAAAATCGTGCGTAGCACCTAAGGTACGAGCATACTGATGGCGGCATTTAAGATACTCTGAATCGAGAACCAGTACCAAGACAGGAGAATCACCGTGTTTCCATACTTCAAGATGTCCGGCCGAAGCAACTTCAAAACTTCCGGATGCAACGGTGTATGGAACGTTGACTCTTGAATAACAGATTGTAGAATGGAATTTTTCACGAGGGACTGGGTTAGGAACCTTTAAAGTGCGCTGAAGATTTTCCAGCGCATCTAAAGTTAATTCAGAGAATTTTGCGGCAACGTATAGACCTTGAGCAAAATCTTCGGTTTTCATTATTCTTCGTCAGAAGCTTCTGGAACCAAGGCTTTAACAGCTTCAACCAGGTCTTCGATCTTAACAGAATCGCCGGTAACACCAACTACTGCAGCGATCTCACCCAAGGCTTTAGTAAACATATCGCAATCAGCTTTAACACGCTGGGCATGGTCCTGGGTATCAAGGATACGAGATTTCAGGATAACGATTTCAGATTGCAGCTTCTGTTCAACGGTTTGTTCAGACATTTTTATTTCCTAATAATTTATCAATAGTAGTGTATAGTTCAGAAAGGGTTCCGTTATTTTCAACAACAACGTCACCAGGTAAAATTGGTAGACCCGCTTCAGTAATGTGCGAGTCTTGTACTTGACCGGTATCAGCGCGAACTACGTGAATAATCGTAGCACCCATCGCCCTGAGCGAATCAATTTCATGTGTTTGACGAACATCAGGTACGACATAGTATTTCGCATCAGAATATATTTTATCAAAATAGTCTAAAGCGAATAACTTAACCCAATACATTTTATCAAATTGGTTAACAATAATATCGGTCCCAAGGGTCTGCATGAGACGACGTACTGACCAATTGTTAATACTATTTATTACTTCAAACAGATGGTCTTTTGTTTCTTCAGACAAATACTGGACTGGGGTAAGACCATAATGATATGCAGTACGGACATCAATTCCGGGAATAGGAAGCATATTATTCAGTTTAACGATAGCATGTTCAAAGATGTCAATAACATCATATGGTTTTAAAGGAAGGATTTCTTCGCGGTTGTATCCAATACCTTCAAAACAGTTAAAATCTAGTTTAGGCATATAACTACGATCGAATACAGGGTCATCAGATATATATTCGTAGGCTTCTGCTAGATACTTTTTAATAGGCCCAGCGAGCTGGAATTTAACAGAATCCATATTCTCAATTACATAGTTAGCAACGGTGTCCTTACCGCTACGTTTGAGTCCTACAATTGATATTAGTTTCATTATTTTCTCATAGATGGATGCATAGACATACGTGCCACACGTTGTTCGGCATACGAATCAATTTGTGGACGACCTGTAACTATTGTACCATCTATTTCTACAGCAAATGACTTAAAGTTGAATGTTGCCGTAGCGATTATCGCAGGGTCAGAATCTTCTTTATAAGAGTACTGAATCTCGGAAAGGTCTGACGGCCACCCACCATAGTAATGGATGCTCATTACGATTTTCTGTTTGTTGTTATCAAGGATATGAAGCGTAATCGCTTCAGGCAGGCCTTTAGGATGCCAGGCTTCGGATTCATGTGTTACATAGTTGTTTAATGATAGCATCCATTTATAAATGTCCAGCCATGATTTCAGTTCTTTGTCTACAAGAAAGTTTACAATCAAGGGATCGAATTCTACAGTAGAACCTGGCAGCTTAGCACGATGTATGCCCTGGGTCGATCCTGGGACATCTGAAATCGGAATATGGATACCTGGTAGTGTTACATCTTGCACGTTTAATTTGAATGCCTGCGTCATTCCTGCGTCACTAACCTCTAAGATAAAGTTAGTAGTGTTAGTTTGGTTAAATAAACCGTTCATAGTATTCCTATATTGCTTAAACCCTAGCCAGTGTATAATGGTCCTAGGTCTGTTCCATTCAATAACTGGCTGGGATAATAGATTAAGATTATGCGTTCTTCCAAACTTTCTGAGCTGAGTAACGCTTGCCTTTAGACATGAACTGCTGGAGAGGCATCATTACTACATTAGCCCAATCAGATGGTTTTATCTCTACCAAAGGACCTTTTATATTTCCTGGGATATAAGCTTTAATCATCATGTCGGCACCAGAGAATCCTTTAACTTTACTCCAATCTATTTTTAATTTCGTCGAGTTAGTAATGGTCGGCGTGCTCGCGTATTGCTTCAGCAATTCTTCTAGAAATTGTTGGCGTGCTTTAGGTGGAATATAGTGTAAGTTCAACCCGTACATAAGATTATGCTTACCAAGCCCTAGATAAATGATTAAAGGATATTTGTCCCAATACGGTAATGTATCCTTGTGTTTGGCATCATAGATATAAGCATAAAGCTTACCAGGAGATGGTTTAGACACCTGGTGTCCACGAATTCCTTTCTTTAATGTTTCTGTAAACCATTTAGCCGATTTATTGTTTACAGCAGCACCTTCGTTTGCAATCTTATCACGAATACTCTTTCTAAAACTATTTACCAAAATTAATTGTCGTTCAGCTTTGGTTAATTTATTGCCAGGTTTCTTCTGAAGTTTTTCGACTTGTACAGCGGTTTTAATTCGACTCGAGTATCGAGACATCGCAGATGTAAAGCTAGAATACTTGATGCCTTTATCTTCAGCGAATTTCTTAGCCGAGACACCTTTAGCCTTAGCTTTGGCATATTCAACACCCAAAGCTATCCATTGTTGTTCTGAACGAGTAGGCTTAGAACCTTTTGTGGTTTCAGTAGCCTCATTGATGTAGGAAAATATACTCATCCTTTCCATCCTAATTTTTTCAGTGAGTTTTCAGTTATCAATCTAAAATTGATTCCCATTTTATCTGCTGTGGCTTTAGCAGCTTTCCATTTATCTTTATTTACACTCCATGTATAATGTTCGTTGATATATCTCTTTTTAGCGGCTGTAGTCATTTTAACAGGCGCCGCTGGAGGATGGGTTTCTTTAAAAGGTTTGACTTCAAAAAAGAATTGTTGGCCGTTATCAAACTTAACCCAGAAGTCCATAAAATAACGACGTTTCTTTCCATCCGCATTACTAAAATATGGGATTATCACTTCCTCCGAATTCCACTGGACCACGTTAGGATGATTATCAAGCCATCGCATGAGCCATGCTTCCCATGAGGAACGATATTGGATTTTCTTCCAGTCACCTTTATATTTTTGTAAGTTAGTAGGTTTAAATTTCCCTGAGTAAGCCATAGTCGCCTCCTTATAAATATTAATATTATTTATACTCGGAGGCTCTATGCTCTTCTCATTTTTCGATCCTATCGATTACGAATCAAAAACAGTCAAGCCGGATTCAGGCTCATTAACTAATGCCGATGTATTGAGCGTGCCGATGACTGATATATTTAGAAATTATAAAGAATATTTTGATAAAGTGGCTAAAAATTATACACTAAAAACTCATTACATCAACGGAGCACCTCGCCCGGAAGAATTGGCCCATATTCTTTATGGTAATGTCCAATTATATTGGGTTCTACTGATGTGTAATAATATATACGACCCTTATTATGGGTGGATTACCGGACAAGAAGCAGCATATCAAGCGGCTATCCAAAGATATTCTACCGCTGGCGGAAACCAGGTCCTTTATCATGTTAATGAAAAGGGTGAGAAATTCTGGAATCTTGTTAACACACCAGAAAATCCATATACTTGGTATGACAAAGGTGATACAGAAAAACGGTATCCTCAGTACGAAGGCCCATTGGCCGCAGTAGATATTTACGAGGATGCTATTCGTAAAAATGAATATAAGCGTGAAATAAAAATTATAGACCCTAACGATATCGAGTCTTTTGTTTCTGCTCTTATTCGCGAAATGGAGAAAGCCCTCTAATGATTAACATGTCTGATAACGTAAGTTGGTTCGTCGGTGTAGTTGAAGACCGAATGGACCCTCTGCAACAAGGTCGAGTACGTGTACGTGTATGGGGTATGCATCCTTATGAAAAGGTACAGGGTCCTGTAAAGGGCCTTCGTACTGAAGATTTACCCTGGATGTCTGTATTGATGCCTACATCTTCAGCTTCTGTTTCTGGCATCCAGACAGCAATGACTGGCATGGTTCCTGGTACACAGGTTTATGGCCACTTTCTTGATAAGTGGAAATTAAATGGATTAGTAATTGGTACTTACGGCTCTGCTTCAAGACAAAAGGCAAATACAAACGAAGGTTTCGCCGATCCTACAGGACAATATCCACTTTATTTAGGTAATGACGCCGCTGCACTAAACAGAGGTGGTGAAGTTGGATACGACGCCACATCTAATATAATACAAGATGCAAACACCGATGTAGGTATTAATCCTGATGGATTAGACTTAAGCCAAGTCAAGCCTGATGATAATCCTAATTTCACAATAGAAAACATGCTTCATCGTGATGAGGGACTTCGACTTAAGGTATATTGGGACACAGAAGGATATCCTACTATAGGTATAGGCCATCTTATTACTCCACAACCTATTAGAGATATGAATCAGATAAACAAAATATTATCTAATCAAATAGGCCGTGAAGTTAAAGGTAACCCTGGCGCAATATCAATGGACGAAGCTTCTAAGTTATTCCAAGAAGACCTTAAAAAAGTCCAAAACGATATAGGCAAACATAGTGTCGTAGGCCCTGTTTACAATAAAGAAAACCGCTCTAGACAAATGGCTCTTGAAAACATGGCTTTCCAAATGGGCCTAGGCGGACTCGCCAAATTCCGTGGTATGCTCGGTGCAATGCTAATAGGCGATTATAAAAAGGCATTTGAGGAAGCTCGAAATTCGGTATGGTTTAACCAAACTAAGGGCCGCGCATCAAGGGTATCAATGATTATCCTTACAGGTAATATGGAATCATATGGTATTATGGCCCCTAAAGAAAGAGAATTTAACGGGCGTTCATATAGAATGATTCAAACCTTTGCCGCCCCTACAAATTCCGATCCAGCCGATCCATGGACTCCAGAAGATTCAAGGATTCTTTTTAAAGAACCTGATTCTAGCTATAAAGGCGAATATCCTTATGTCCAAACTATGCAAACTGAAGGCGGGCATATTCAAGAATTCGATAACACCCCTGGACAAGAACGTTATCGTTTAATCCACCCTACAGGTAGTTATGAAGAAGTTGCTCCTGATGGACGTAAAACAGTTAAGACCGTAGCCGATGGTTATTATATGACCCAAGGAGATTCTAGTACTTACGTGGGCGGTAATAATAAAGTCAACGTGGGCGGTGACGAAACCTATTACAATATGGCTAACGTGCGACGTCAAACTGACGGTTCTGAAAGCATTCATATTCGTGGTAATGAAACCAAAACAGTAGAAGGCGATGGGACCCTTATTGTTAAAGGAAATGTTACGGTTATTGTTGAAGGCAATGCTGATATAACTGTTAAAGGTGATGCAAAAACTTTAGTTGAAGGCAACCATGATTATACTGTTAATGGAAACGTTACTTGGTCGGTAAATGGAAATGTTGATATGACCGTCGCTGGTAATTGGTCTGAAACTATGTCGACTATGAGTTCTATTGCATCCGGTCAATATACTATTGATGGTTCGAGGATTGACATTGGCTAATATCCTACCAATGAGCACTGATTTAGGAGACTCCATGGAAGGGGCCTCAATCGATGTTACGTTTACCGCTCAATTAGAAACAAACGAAACATTAGTCGAAATAAATATAACTGAATATGAGCCAACAGAAGGCATTATTGTCGATGGGGCTCGATTATACGGAACCTATGAATCGGTATTTGGATTCTCTGAAGATGCGTTAAAATATCGATTAGGTGATGAATTTAAAACTGCAGGTTCATGGAAAGACCTACCGACCGATAGTAATGCCCAATTATACCTCTGGAAAGCTCCTGGTAATCTTCAGAAGACATTTTCTTACACAGTCACATTAACCTATGACTTTCAAGAAGAGACGTCAGGAGGCGATACAGGGAACTCAGGCGGCAGTAACTCTAGGGCTGGCACTGAAACCGATCCACCTCCTGCTCCTGTAAGAAAAACTCTTACCAAGGTTTATACCAAGGTTATAGTCGGAAATTGGAGCAAGTGGGCTAACCAATTAAGAGAATATGTATATGCGAGGGATTAAATGGCTGGGTTAAGTTATAACCAATGTGTGACAGCGGGTCATGAAGCGTGGCCTCCTACCATAATTAACGCCACCCAAGGTAAAGTATTTACCGGTGGAATTCCTGTATTAGTTGATGGTGACCCTATTACAGAACATACTGAAATTAAAAAGCCATATGAAACTCATGGTGGAGTTACTCAACCTCGTACGTCTAAGGTATACGTAACCGGAAAGAAAGCTGTTCAAATGGCAGACCCGATTTCATGTGGTGATACAGTCGCCCAAGCCTCAGCAAAAGTGTTTATAAAATAGGAAAACTAATGGCTACTCCTACGAATTACCAATTAACAAGAACCGTTAACGCTATCCCAAAAGTATTTGTGGGAGCTACGTTTGAAGAAATTAAAAAGAACATCATTGACTGGCTTTCTAGCCAGGAAGAATTTAAGGATTACGATTTCGTTGGTTCTCGAATGAATATCCTTATTGATATGCTTGCTTATAATACATTGTATATGCAGCAGTTTGCTAACACAGCTTTATACGAATCTTTTATAGGAACGGCCAACCTTCGTTCTTCGGTTGTCCAGGCAGCACAAGATAACGGATATCTCCCTAGTTCTAAATCCGCAGCCAAAACTACCGTAATGCTTACTTGTACTCAGGCCCTTAATGAAAAGAATATTCGTATCCCTAGAGGTACTAAATTCTTGGCTTATGCTCGTGATACATCAGCAGACCCGTATGCTTTTGTTACCATGGAAAACGTTATTGCCGTACGTGATGTTAATAACCAATATCTCCCTATTGTATCTTTAGCACAAGGTCGTATTATTCGTACTGAACTTAAATATGACCCTAAAACCCCTATTCTTATTCGGGACCCGGACATTGATAGACAAGAAGTTAAACTTTATGTCGATGGTGCAGAATGGACCAACTGGACTAATAAATCCATGGTTCATGCTGGTAGTACATCAACCATTTACTATATGCGTGAAACCGTAGATGGTAATACCGAATTCTTCTTTGGTGAAGGAGTTGCCGAAAAATCAGTTGCAGGTGGTGTATTAGAAGCTAATTATATTGGTGGTTTAAAACCTGTTAAAGATGCTACCGTTGTTATAGAATATCTTCGCACCGATGGTGAAGTTGCTAACGGTGCAGTGGATTTCAGTTATGCAGACTCATTGGCTTATATAACCGTAGAAAAAATTACAGAAAACTATAATGACGACCCAGATTATGTGGGTGCTGACGGTGGTGGTGACCCTGAAGATATTGAACGTATTCGTGAACTGGCTGTAGTTAAACGCGAAGCCCAGATGCGTGCCGTAACCGGTACAGATTATGATACATTCGTTTCAGAGCGATTTGGTTCTATTGTACAGGCAGTACAAACCTTTACAGACCCAAATAAACCAGGTTACGCCTTTGTTACCATTAAACCTAAATCAGGATTGTATTTGACAGCGGTTCAACGCGAAGATATCCAAAATTATCTTTCAGAATTTAACCTGGCGCCTATTACTCCTTCGGTTATTTCTCCTGACTACTTGTTCTTAAAGCATAAAATTAAGGTTTCATATGCACTGAACAAATTACAGGAATCCGAACAATGGCTAACGGCTCAAATCCTTTCCCAAATAGACCGTTATTATATTAACGAAGTTGAAATATTCAACCATGGATTTGCCAAGTCTAAAATGTTGACTTATATTGATAATGCGGACCACAGTATCCTTGGCTCTTCGGCTACGGTAACAATGGTTCGCGAAGTATTAAACTTCTTCAAAACACCTGAAGCGGGTATTAAATACTATAATCAATATACCAACCGTTCTGTAACTTCTAGTGAATTTGAGTTCGTCCCGACAAACGTATCGGATGATATTAAATCTTATAACGTACGTATTGTTGCCACAGATAAAGACGAAAGAGGCGATGGTAAAATGGTTATAGGTCCTTTCCGACCAGGTGATGTAATTGAAAACCAGTACATCCAACCTTACACCGGAGATGACTTCGATAAAATGGCAGCTCCTGCAGACCAATCAGTCTACTATGTTATTGGCGAAATTGATTATTACTCAGACTTTATTTTCTGGGATATCGCCGCAATAGGCCTTACTTCTGACCGTTTTGAAGTCCAGTCTATTGAACTTTATGCAGGACCAGACCAAGACAACATCTTTACCAAAGACGGTTCTTTAATCGTATTTGAAGATGACCTTCGTCCTCAGTACACAACTATAGAGTTGGAACCAATTACAATATAAGCCTCTTCGGAGGTTTAAGGAGATTTAATGTCTGTACAAGCGCCTTATGTTACTAGTCTGAGAATTGATAAACTCTCGGCTAACCATGTGAGCATTCTTTGGGATGACGTAGGCGCCAACTTCTATTATTTTGTAGAACTGGCCCAAACGAAGGATGCGGGTGTAGAAATTCCCGATGAAAATTTATTTTGGAGAAATTTAGGTTACACCCCTAACAACGAATGGTTTGAAGAGACATTCATTTCTCCTAATTCGTTCTATAAGATGCGGGTGGCTGTTGCAGCCCAAGGCTTTGAACAGTCTGAATGGGTTTATACCGAAGAATTTGAAACCTTTGCCACGAACGCGTATACGTTTGAACATATGCGCGAATTCACTTTATCTAATAAGTTTATTGAAGAAAAATTCACAAACAATAACCAGAATTATGTGAACTTTAATACTGATGCCATTATGGCTTCCTTAATGACGGAAGATTTTAACTTTACACCGGCTTATTCTCATTTATCGTCTATATCCAATTATGTTTTAAAAGCTGAACGTTTCCATGAAATCCAAGGAAGTATTCAAGCGGTATGTAAAGACCCTAAAAGGTCCATACTTATGGAATTAGGTGGAGTTCTGTATCTTTTAGAAAGATTCCAAAGCACCGCTAAAGTTTCTAATGATAAAGGACAGAACTGGCATTATATTAGATTGTTTAACGATAGAGTAGGTAATCCGGTATCTAGAACGGTGCATTACCAAACAGAAACTACTACATATGTACTAGGTTATGACCAAATATTTTATGGGCGTAAATCAAGTGATATCCGTTGGTCTGCTGACGACGTCCGCTTTAGTTCCCAGGATGTAACATTTGCTAAAATCGGTAGTGATATTGACCTCCCGTTTGAAATAGAAATATTTGGGTCATACGCAAAACTTCCTTTGCCTATTTCTACTATTGCTGAAGCCATATGTGCTTCAGATGATTTCATTTATGTTGCAGGTAGAGACAGAGTTTATAAAGCAAAAACATCTGAGGCCCCTATAGATACCGACCCTAGCTCACCAACTTATGGCGAGAAGATATTTGAAAGCGGATATTCTACTATTACCGGGAATCCAAAAGCTGTTTGTTATAAATTAGATTCTATCCAAGGACACACGTTTGCTTTAATTACAGGCGAAGTTAAAGAAGAAAAAATGGACCCTACAGTAGAGGCCAACGTAATTGATTCTGAATCTAAAGGTGTCTATTGGTTAGATGTAGAAACAGATACTTGGACTCGAGTATTCGGTAATACTGAAGAAGAACGTCGTAGAATAGAACATGGATATACTAGCATGTCTACAGATGGCGAAGAGTTATTTTTTAGTTCTAGCAACTTTAGATATGAGGTAGAGGTTGATTCTGAACTTCCTTTGGAATATCCTGAAATTGTTACTTCGGCCGTTAAATACGTTAAAGACGAACAGTGGATTCATGATAAGCATTATTTGATGATGAGTTTTAGGTCTAACTCTAAATCGGATTTTAAAGAATTCAAACCAGGCCGTATGGCTTATTACGCTGAACCATTCTTTAGTTGGTCTCGCCGTGATGGGACCCGTTCTTGGATTACTACAGGTGACCATGCAATGGTCGTTTATAATGATGCTTTGTATCAGAAAATAATCGACCTTAATAGTGGTTCATCGCCGGAGCGTATTGTTCATGAGATTTGGAATAAAGGTTTTTGTAAAGTTACATCGCCTAATATAGAGTTCAATGGCTTTAAGAAATATTCTTCCGGAATGATGATTCATAAATCAACAGGTGAATTGGTTGGGTATTTTGAATTCGACTACCGGGTACGCGATGAAGTTCGTGTTATTTGGAAGCCAAAAGAAATTATGTTTACGGCCGAACTTCAAAACCAAGAACATGAAATCCCATGGAAACCTAAAGAAGAAGTTGGTGAACAAGACCCAGACCTCCAACCGTTATTAGTTAAAATGATTCCAGATAGTTATTTGCTTCAAGATTCTAACTTTGAGAAATTCTGTGAATATTACTTACAGTTTATTAGTGATGGCTCCGGTACGCATTATAACAATTTGTTGAATCTTATTCGTAACCAATATCCACGTGAAGAAGATTCATGGGAATATCTGTGGTCAGAAATCTATAAGCGAAATATCTATTTGTCGAAGGAAAAACGTGATGAAGTGGTTCGTTTCTTCCAGGCTCGTCAATCAGATTTTTGGTCAACTAAAGGCACTGAAGCTTCATATAAATTCCTGTTTAAATTGCTTTATAATGAAGATGTTGAAATCGATATTGAGTCTAAAAACTCTATCGAATATGATATTATAGTTGAATCTGATAACATCAGTGAAGATATCGTTGGGCAAACCATTTATACCCCTACAGGTCGCAGTAATGTTACATACATTGAACGTAACTATAAACAAGGTAAATTGCAATGGCGTTTAACCATTCATAACCTTTTAGGTCGTTTTATAGTTGGCCAGGAAATCAAATCCGAACGTACTTCATTTAAGGGTATGATTGTACAGGGTGTGCGTGGTAAAGAGCTTTTGAGTAACAACATCGACTATATCAACCGTAACCGTTCTTATTATGTGATGACTATTAAGTCTAATCTCCCTACCTCTCGTTATCGCAACGATGTTTTGAGATTTGTACACCCTGTCGGCTTCGGATTTGTAGGTATAACTTTGCTTTCTATGTTTGTTAACGTCGGATTGACACTAAAACATACAGAAACTATTATTAATATCCTTAAGAACTATAAATGGGACGCCGGGTTGCCATCTGAATGGTATGATAGAGTTGCTGTAATAGGTTTTGATGGTAATATAGAAAGAGACCCTCGTACAGGTGCTCCTGTGTATAATGTTGGGCCTAAAGCAGGAGAACCATTTGATATTCCCGCAGATTATGATGCAGAAAATGATTTCTCTATATTCCAAGGTCAATTACCACACGAACGTGTTAAAAAGCACAGTCCTCTATTCGACCAAAGTGCGGTGACTTTTGCTAATTGGCGAGAACTGGTTGACAAACGCCTTAAAGACGATATTGGAAACCCTAGAGACCCTAAAGTTCCAACTCAGGTAAAACTTAATGATTAATTCTACAGTAGTTTATCGTTCTATTGTGACTTCTAAATTTAGAACGGAAAAAATGTATAACTTTTACAGAACCATAGGTGATGGCGAAGACCAGAATACGATGTATGTATCTTTCGGAAGGGCCCGTCCATGGGCCGATAACGAAAACGACCCCGGGTTTGCACCACCATATCCTGTAGATGATTCTGAAGGCGTAGAAGACGTCTGGACCAACATGATGGGTTGTGTTAAGGTTTATAAGAGTATGTTAGATTGTGTTGTTCCTCGTAAAGACTGGGGCGATACCTCTTATCCTAACCCATTTACTTTCCAAATCGGTGAAATTGTGGTGGCTAATAGTCAACCACAAAACCGTACTGATGTTGGTGCTGGCTGGATGGTTTACCGTTGTGTAGACGTGCCTGAATCAGGAACTTGTTCTATTTTATCTCTTGATAATAAGACCGAATGTATTAAACTAGGCGGAAAATGGACTTCCAATGTCCAATCTGTAAAAGCTCCTGCGGGACAAGGCGATACTGAAGGTATGGTTGATACAGGCGATGGATATCTCTGGGAATATTTGTATGAGATTCCACCTGATGTAAGTATTAACCGTTGTACCAATGAATATATTGTGGTTCCATGGCCGGAAGAAATTGCTGAAGACCCGGAACGTTGGGGATACGAGAATAATCTCACTTGGCAACAAGATGATTATGGATTAATTTACCGTATTAAAGGCAATACTATTCGCTTTAAAGCATTCTTGGATTCAGTTTATTTCCCTGAATTTAGTCTCCCGGGAAACAAAGGTTTTAGACAGCTTTCGATAATTTCTAACCCGTTAGAAGCTAAAGCCCACCCATCCGATCCAATCATTAAAGCCGAAAAAGAGTACTATGATGTTATAGACCTCTCCCGCCACTCCGGTGAAATGATTTATATGGAAAACCGTCCTCCGGTTATTCGTTCTATGGACCAAACCGAAGAAATTAACATTGTCTTCGAATTCTAATAAGGGCCGCAAGGCCCTTTCGGGCTTATAAATACATTATATCAATAATGAGGCATACCTATGATTAAGCAAACTGGTAAAGAACTAATTGACGTCGGCGAAATTGGTAATGCCAGCACCGGCGACATCCTTTATGATGGTGGTGTTAAACTGAACACCGACTTAAATAACATCTATAACACTTTTGGCGACCAACGTAAAACTGCTTTAACCGGTGAATTGACCGGCCAGAAATTACATGCTACAGGATATTATCAAAAATTCGGAGATACTGACCAGGCAAGTTCTGTTGATTTAGGCTCTTTAGTTGACATTGACGCCTCTACTGGTTCTATTGTACTGACTACTGTAAAAGGTGCAGTCGGTGAAGGGATAGAAATTATTAACTCTAATGGAAGTATTTCACCTACCAACTATCTTGAAATCCGTATATTAGATACTTTTGCAGGCCATCCTACTTCGACTCTACGTATTGTAACACCATATACAAGGGTTCTTTTATGGTGTGTATCGGATACAAACGGTATCGCGGTATGGGATTATTCTATAGAAAGTATGTTCGGTGACAAACGGGTTCCATTAAATAAGACATACAACATATCTTCTGTTGCCCGCGATATCCCGGTTGTTTACTCAGGCCAATATTCGCTTGTTAAACTTTTGGTAACAGCAGTTAATGCAAACGAGACTATATACAAAGCTTCGGAGTATCTAGTGTTTATAGATAACCAAGCTAAAAAGATTTATTCTACTGAATACGCCGTTATTAAACGTGGGCAGACTTCAGACGAAGATGAAATTTATGCGTTAGATTTTAAATTTGACACATCAAACTATATTATCGCAACCGTTTCTTCTGTTAATCCTATGAGATTGGCAATTAAGGTTGTAGAAACTCAAACTATCGGAGTTCCAGTATAATGAAACAAGACTTAAAAGTAGGTTCCGCTGTTGATGACGGGTCCGGTGATTACCTGCGCGCAGGCGGTCTTAAAATTAATAATAACTTCAATGAACTTTATTACCAATTAGGTGACGGGAATAATCCGCATGCCGCCGGCGCATGGAAACAACATTCTACTGAAGACGGTGCTTTGTTGAATGCTGTAATGGGTCATAGTTATACATTGAATACCCAAGGTGGACGTATCAACGTTCAACTTCCTAAAGGTTCTCCAGAAGAATATAACTTTGTTATTCGTGTACGTGACGTTTATTCTTCATGGCAAGCGAATCCTGTAACCTTAATCCCTGCTACAGGCGATACTATTAAGGGTTCGGCTACACAAGTAGAAATTGCTCGTAACTTCTCTGACCTTGAATTGGTTTATTGTGCTCCTGGTCGTTGGGAATATGTTGAAAACAAGCAAGTAAACCGCATTCCAAATAACGACCTCGCTACTGTAGCAACTAAGCAGTTTATTGCTACTGAAGGCCAAACAGATTTTTTAGATATTTTCCCAGGTCTTTCTTATAATGTAGCGAGTTTAAGTGTTTCACAACGTGGTAACAACCTGTTTTATGGTATTGACGATATTTTCGATGAAGCTACCGCAGAATTTGGTTCTCCTGGTGCTAATCCGGGTGAGTTGGTTCCGTTGAACGGTAAAGATATTAGATTAAAGTATCCTTGCGAAGCCGGTGACACTGTTATAATTAAATCATATAATGATGGGCTGGCACAGTGGCGTAGTTCTTATAACCGTCGTGATATAACAATAAAAAGTTCTGAATTAACAAAAGATGCTTCTATTCCTGGGTCTTCTTTCGTAGCGGATTTGAATACTTCACATGTAATATCTGCTGCTGATTTGAATATTTCTGTTAATAGTCCTATCAACCCTAATGCTTGTCAAGTTATGTTGAATAGTACATTACTTCATCAAGCTGGGACTGCAGGTCTTCCTTCGTTTTATTGTGAAGGCGCAGATGGTCGTACTGCTACAGAATGTTTTAACGCAGGTGGACAATGGACCCAATCTAAATCAGATTATATTTTTAATTTGACTCCTGAAGATAAAATTGAAGCTATTGAATTTGGACGTGACTTTGAACATGGCGATATCCTTACGGTAATTTGGTATAATAATGATATCGGCACTACTATGGAAATAGATGAAATTTTGGATTACACCAACAACATCTATATTTCTAAGGGTCCTTCTATCGATATAACAGGACAAGTCCGTATTACTGATGTAGACAATCCTTTTGCACCAAACGTTGAACCGGTAGCCTCATCTAATATTACAATAGATACTGCAGCGACATTTTTTGATTTAATCTATCCTGTAGGAACCATCTACGAGAACACGGTGAACCCTAATAACCCTAAAACTTATATGGGCTTTGGTTCATGGAAGCGTTTATCTGATGTGTTCTTAGTTGGTTGGTCACCGGACGCTGGTTCTTTGTTTAATGCAAACAACAACGATTTGGATTCTGCAGGTATTCCGCAGTCATCTGCTGGAGGTACCGGTGGTAATCATGTTGCTAACTTGAAATATGAGAATATCCCAGAACTTAATACAGATGATAAAGTCCTTATTGCTGATAACGACGGCCCTATTTTTGTAGGTGGATGTTTAGTTGACCCTGATTCACAAGGACCTGCTTATACAAAATATCGTGAAGATAAAGCCAGTATTAATAAGGCTCAAGGAACCAGTCCTATTCCTGTTAATACATTACCACCATATTTAACCGTTCATCGTTGGATGAGGATTGCATAATGACTTTAACTGAAATGAAAAGCGGGTTAAAATCCCGCTTAGCCGATTATTTAGAATTATCTTATACCAGTGATAAGCCTACTGCTGTCGCTGACCAACGTCCTATTGGTGGTCCTTCTGCAAACCAAACACAGAAGGGTGTTTATTTTCCTACCGTTCAGAGTGCAATAGATGATATTGCATTCCGAGCAGAACTTCCTGTGAACTCTGTTATTATTACTACAGAAAACAGAGCACCTGGTTTTATCCAACAATCAGATAAAATTACCTTTACTGGTTCCATTTCTTCCGGTGGTGAACTTGGCGACCCGGTTATTATTAAAGTGTTTGGGCTTCCTGTAGAGGTCATTGTTGGCGATTCATCTGTGCTAGTCGCATCTAAAGTAAATGATGTGTTTTTAGATGCAATTGCTAATAGCTATATTTTGGCTGAAACTGCTATTGATGCCTTAGACCAATCTACCTTGAATATTAAATACAATGACTATCAGAACCATATTTTTTCACCATATAAACAATCGGGTTGTACAATTTCCCATACTATAGTCCAGCAGCCAAGGTCTGGATACGGTAAGTGGGAATACTTAGGTAACTCTACCCAATCGTTAGCAGGTGGTACAGTTAACGGCACGATTCCTTTATATTACTATAAGAGATTATATTAATGTCAACAAACACACTAAAACACATTAGTGATAAATCGGAATTCAAATCATTCGACCCTACTGGGTCGAATTTCCCGCCTGATATTACTAATGTTCAAGAAGCATTGGCAACTATTTCATTAATCGGCGTCACAGGTAATGTCCCTTCAGCCACAGAAACATCCCAAGGTATTATTCGTCTTGCCACAACACAAGAAGTAATGGATGGGTTGGATGCTTATAGTGCAGTGACTCCGGCAACTTTAAAAGCACGTTTAGATATTCCTACTCAGGCAACAGAAACTTATGTAGGTATCACCCGTTATGCTACTAACGCTGAAGCTATAGCAGGCACAGAGCCCCAGGCTGCAATCGTAGCAACCTCTTTGAAAGCGGTAATGGATTATACATTTGAGAACCGGTTATCAACAGAGAATGCTACAGGCGTTATCAAGATTTCAACTACACCTGCCGCATTAGCTGGTACAGATGATACCACAGCAATGTCCCCACTTAAAGTATCTCAAGCAATTGGTGCGGCCACAGCAGCGTTACCGGTTTATTCTACGGCAACGACCACAAATGAAGGTTTAGTTCGTTTAGCAACAAACGGTGAAGTAGGTAATGGAAATCTTTCTGTCGGTATTGCTATTTCTCCTGCTGGCTTGGCCACATTAACTTCTACCGAATCACGAAGTGGGATTATTAAACTTGCCGGTTGGGATTTAGTGTCAAATGGTACTGACCATACTGCCGCTGTTACTCCGGCATCTTTGCTAGCTCGTACAGGTAATACAGGACGAATTGGGTTGGTGCGTTTAACTACTACAGTAGGTCAAGGTGACGGTAATACTGCCTTAGCTTATAACGCTAACGTTATTTCTACTTCAGGTGGTGATATTTGGGGAACATTAAACGTTAACGGAGCCTTACGTCGTAATGGTGTTGATGTTGTTACACATGACCAATTATCAGATAGTGTTCCTGTTGGTACTATTTGTATGTGGGGTGGAAATGAAGGTAATATCCCAGGTAAATGGCGAGCTTGTGTAGGTGGGACTTATACTGGTGGTGCATATTTAAATGCTGTTGGTGGGCGTTGGGGATGGTGGGGTGCTATTCCGGATTTCCGTGGATTATATCCTCGCGGCGCTAACATGGTTGGTGGATATTCTGAAGGTGAAGTAAACCCACATATTGCAGGCAATCGTGGTGAAGACGGTAAAGGCAAAGCCCGTTTAGGTAACGGTGTAGGTTCGTTCCCACAATCTTCAGTCCAGGCACAAGCATTAAGATATCATAAACACGCAGGTGGATTTGGCGAACACGATAACGCAGGCGCTTTTGGTAATACTGCAAACCAAGGTTATGCAGGTACTCGTAAAGGCCTTGATTGGGACAACCGCAGTTATTATACCAACGAAGGTTTTGAGACAGTTGATGCATGGCAACGTGACGGTTATACCACACTGAACAGTGAAGGTCTTATTGCCAATGAAACACGTCCATGGACAATGTCCGTTCTTTTTATTATTAAAGTAGAATAAGGGTAAAAAATGATTAACAAATTGGAACTTAGTGAGTTACCATTTGTTGACGGCGTACCTGAAGCTCCTCAAAAGCGTATCCAATGGATACGCGAGGGTGATTGTATGTCTGCAGCAAAAACAAAATACGGCAATGAAGGTAATTTGAACGCTGCTGCTTTAGGAGTTCAGAAAAACGTAGAAGCTCTTGATGCCAACGATTTAAAAACTGCTGATAAAGTTAATGAGCTTATAGAAAACGTTAATATTATCAATGATGCTTTAGAAGTGTCTACAGATATTTCGGTTATCCAACAAATTGAGAAAAACCGTGTTGATATTGTAAACCTTAAAAAAGTCACTGAAGATACAACAGAAAAATTGGACACTTTAACAACCAATTTTGATTTCTTGCGTGAAGATGTTGGATATCATGACCCTTTACAAGATGGTCCATATTTAACCGTACGTGAAAATATCGTTCTTCTTAAAAATGAAATTGGCCACTATGAAAACCAGGATATAAACGGTAATCCTTTACCCCCTGGTGAAACTAATGAAGCCACTGGTATTAAACGCCGCATCATGGATAATACCACTGAATTGGTCGACCATCGCCTTCGTATTGATACTCTTGAAAGGAATTATGAAGATTCTGATGTAGGGCAATTAGGTATTAAACTAAATGAAATTCGTTCGGAACTAGGCCCTCATTCCGATACGGTAGGTAAACAACCTGCTTATACCCGAATTTCAGTATTAGAAACGGCTGCAGTTAATTTTAATACGGCTATTGACGAAATTAAGGATAATATTGATTTCTCCGGCATGCCTATAAAGGACCGAGTAACTACTTTAGAAAGCAAAACTCTTACCTTAGAAAATTCGGTTAACGTTGATTTAAAACCTAGAGTAACTTCTATAGAAACTCAAATCGGGTCCGAGGCCACACCTGCATCTATTAACGGACGTTTAAGCGGACTTCGTACTGATGTAAATGATTTAAAAACCATTGTAGGTAATAGTTCTAGTGAAGGGCTTCGTTTCCAGGTTTCCGATATTAATCGACGCCTTGGTAGTGAAGTGTCTCCTGCTGCCGGGACGCTTAATAAGCGTTTGAATGATGTTATTATTCAAGCAAACCAATCCACCTCGTCTATCCAGGATATTCAGGTAGAAATTGGTAACAACCAATCCGGTATAAAAGGTACTTTGCTTAAGCTCACAAATAAGGTTGACGGGACGAACCCTAACGGAGCTACTGTAGAAGAACGTGGTCTTATTAATGCGGTTACTTCTTTAGAAACTCAAATGCAAGGTAAATTAGGGGACGCACCTTCTGATGGTAAACTCTATGCACGTCGAAATGCGGCATGGGCTGAAGTTGTTAATAACTCCATGGAAATAGAATCTGTTAAGGCCGATTTAGTTGTTACCAATGGTAAAGTGACCACTTTAACTTCTAGAGTCGATGGTAATGATACCTCAATTTCTTCTCTTGATACTCGCACCGGTGCTTTAAACACCTCGGTAGGAGAAATTAAAGCCGATATTGTTTTGTTAAAATCTAAAGATACAGATCAGGATAATCGTATTACTGCTTTGGAAGAAAGTGACGTAACAATTAATGGCAAAATAACGGCATTAGAAACCAAGACAGATACCACAGATTCTGACGTTACTGCTTTGGCTTTAGATGTGAGTTCTATAGAATCGCAATTAATTCCTATTAAAGCTGATATAACCAAGAATAAAGGTGATATCGTTACTTTAACCGGGCGAGTAGCAGCCAACGAAGGTGAAATTACTGATATTAAATTAGATACCGCTAAAATAGCTCCTTTGACTACTAGAGTTACTACCGCTGAAGGTAAAATTTCTACTCTTGAAACAGGTTTAGCCGCAGTTAAAGTTGAATCGGATAAAGTTGCAGGAATTGATACTCGCCTTGGCACTGCAGAAGGTGACATCGGAACACTTAAAACAGGTTTAGCTGCTGTTAAAGTCGAATCAGATAAAGTAGCGGCTATAGATACCCGTTTGGGTGTTGTTGAAGTTGAATCAGGTAAAGTAGCAGGAATCGATACCCGTTTAGCCACTGTTGAAGGTGAAGTTAGTACTCTTGAAACAGGTTTAGCTGCTGTTAAAGTCGAATCAGATAAAGTTTCAGGAATTGATACTCGTTTATCTGCAGCCGAAGCTAAAATCACTGCACTAGAAACTGAACTAGGTAAACGTCCACCGGTGGCTCCTGCTGCAGACGGACTTCCGTATGTTCTGGTTGATAATGCATGGGTGCTATTGTCAGATTTTGTGACTTTAAACCCGGCACCATAATAAAAGGGCTTCGGCCCTTTTTTGCTATAAATACGGTTATTAGAGGAATAAAACATGGCAAGTGAATCGTATAACCCTAAACAACTCAAGGACGCAATCTTACGTCGCCTGGGTGCGCCAATAACAAATATTGAAGTAACTACTGACCAAGTATATGATTGTATCCAGAGGGCTCTAGAGCTCTACGGTGAGTATCATTACAATGGCTACAATAAAGGCTATCAGGCTTTTTATATTGGCCATGATGACGAAGAAAAATTTCGAAACGGGGTATTTGACCTTAAAGGACGTAATATATTTGCGGTGACACAAATTTTAAGAACTAATGTCGGTTCTTTAACATCTATGGACGGGCAAGCAACTTATCCATGGTTTACCGACTTTGTATTAGGTTTGGCAGGTATTAATGGAGGTCTCGGGTCTTCATGTAATAGTTTCGGCCCTAATGCCTTTGGTGCAGACCTTGGATATTTTACCCAATTGATGCAGTATCGTTCTATGATGCAAGACCTTTTAGTTCCACTACCAGATTATTGGTATAACGATGCCACAGAACAATTAAAAGTAATGGGTAACTTTGTTAAAGGCGATTTTATCGTAATTGAAGTTTATACTCGCTCTTTTAACGGAGTTGATTCCATGGTAGGAAATACCGCAGGGTACGGCTATGCTTCCGGTGGCTGTGATGAAAACGAATGGAGTCCAGGGGCTATTTGGGACAATCCTGCACGTCGAATTTCAGGCATGAGAGCTGGCGAGGACCTTGGTCTACAAGACGGTGCATATAACAACCGTTGGGTTAAAGATTACGCTACTGCATTAGTTAAAGAAGTCAATGGCAATATTCTAGCCAAACACCAGGGTATGCAATTGGCAGGTGGAACCACTGTAGATGGTATCCGATTAATTGAAGAAGCTCGTTTAGAAAAAGAACGTCTTCGCGAAGAATTAGATTTGCTCGACCCACCAACACCTATTTTAATTGGATAATTATGGCTACTTTCGATTCGAGTTTATTCGCTAAGCTAGAAAATAATACTGGCTATGCCACTACGAACGAAACTGAAATAATGAACCCTTTCGTCAACTTTTATCGCCATGAGAACACCCAAACATTGGCTGATGCTTTAGTTGCTGAGTCTATTCAAATGCGTGGTATCGAGCTTTATTATATACCACGTGAATATGTTAAACCCGACCAGCTATTTGGCGAAGACCTTCAGAATAAATTTACTAAGGCCTGGAAGTTTGCGGGTTATTTGGATTCCTTTGAAGGTTATTCTGGTGACAATACTTATTTCAGTAAGTTTGGTATGATGGTTAATGATGAAGTAACAATCACAATTAACCCTAACCTTTTTAAACATCAATGCAATGGTACTGAACCAGCTTCAGGCGATTTGATTTATTTCCCTATGGATAATAGTCTATTCGAAATTAACTGGGTTCAACCTTACGACCCGTTCTATCAAGTTGGTACAAACGTCCAGCGTCGTATTACTGCTACCAAGTTCATTTATAATGGCGAAGAACTTCGTCCTGAATTACAGAGAAATGAAGGTATTAATATTCCTGAATTCAGTGAGCTTGATTTAATGCCTGTTAAGAATATTGATGGGTTGGCTGATATCTCAGATATCCAATATGAAGAGGTTAATGAGATTAATGCTGAAGCGGCGGAATTCGTACACCCTTATGTGGTGATTAATGGTAGAGGAGCATCTTCTCCTCCTACAGCATTTGATGATGCTTTTTTAGATGATTAAATAATACATGGCGCGTGGTGCGCCATTTTAGGAGGTTTGATGTTTGGACATTGGTATAATAGTTCGCTACGTCGCTATATTGTTTTGATGGGTGATTTATTTTCCCATGTTCAAGTAGCGCGTCAAAGAGAAGACACAGGGCTTAAATTTATTAAAGTTCCTATTACTTATGCTTCTAAAGAAAGATTTATGGCTAATTTAGGTAAGTGGACGGCAGTTCAAAATATCCCAAACCCTAATATGTCTCCTAAAGAAAGGGCTGAACAAAAAGCTAAAGTGGAAACTGTTCTTCCACGTATGAACCTTCAAATGGTTGACATGCTTTATAACTCACAATACAAAACAGCCCTTCAAAATAGAACACAAATACAATTTGAGAATGGGGACCCGCGAAAACGAGTCAGCCAATATTCTCCTACTCCAGTAAAAATGATTTTTGAATTAGGCATTTACACTAGAACTCAAGATGATATGTTCCAAATTGTGGAACAAATTATGCCGTATTTCCAACCTCACTTTAATACAACAATTACCGAACTCTATACAAACGAAATTAAATTTGACCGTGATATTCGTATTGTATTTCAATCTATAGCAATGGATGAGCAATTAGAAGGTGATACCAGTTCGCGTCGTCGCTTGGAATGGTCTATGATGTTTGAGGTTAACGGATGGCTGTATCCTCCTGTTAAAGAAATGGAAGGCGAAATCAAAACCATTTATCTTGATTTCTTTGCCAACTCTAAAGAACTCGCTCCTGAAGGTAATTTTGAATCTGTTGATAGTGAAGTGGTTCCTAGAGGCGTAGAAGAAAAAGAATGGGATGGTAAATCCATTCAAACATATTCACAAGATATTCCGGTGCCTGTTGAACCAGAACCTCCAGCACCAAGGAGAAACTCATGAGTGATTTAGATATCAATAAATTAATGGATATTACCGACCTCCCTGGCTTGTCCGGGGACGAGGTAGTTCCTTATGAACCGATAGTATTAAAAGAAGTTGAAAGCAATCCACAGAACCGTACTCCTGATTTAGAAGACGACTATTCTGTTGTTCGTAAAAACCTCCATTTCCAGCAACAGATGTTAATGGATGCAGGTAAAATCTTTTTAGAAGTTGCTAAGAACGCTGAATCTCCGCGCCATATGGAAGTATTTGCAACATTAATGGGTCAGATGACTACCACTAACAAAGAGCTTTTAAAACTTCACAAAGAAATGAAAGATATTACCGCAGAACAGATTGGGACTAAAGGCGGAGAACCTAATCAAACTAATATCCAGAATGCCACTATTTTTATGGGCTCACCGACCGATTTAATGGATGAAGTGGGTGATGCTTATGAAGCCCAAGAAGAACGTGAGAAGGTAATCAATGGAACAACCAGTTAACGTATTAAGTGATGACCATCCACTAAACGAAGGCAAGACAATAGTCATTAAGCCTCCAGGTTCACTTGAACGTAAAACAGAAGAAGGTATCAATTGGATTAAATCTCAGTGGGATGACAAATGGTACCCTGAAAAGTTTAGTGATTATTTACGCATTCATAAAATAGTTAAAATCCCTAATAACGGTGACCGTCCAAACGAATTCCAAACGTTTAAAGATAAAATGAATAAACGTACCCGTTATATGGGCCTTCCTAACCTTAAACGGGCAAATATAAAAACTCAATGGACCCGTGAAATGGTTCAGGAATGGAAGAAATGTCGTGACGACATTGTCTATTTTGCTGAAACATATTGTGCAATTACACACATTGACTATGGTACAATTAAGGTTCAACTTCGTGATTATCAGCGTGATATGCTTAAAATCATGAGCAAGAACCGTATGACCACCTGTAACCTGTCTCGGCAGTTAGGTAAAACAACGGTGGTAGCAATATTCCTGGCCCACTTCGTATGCTTTAACAAAGATAAGGCTGTAGGTATTCTTGCGCATAAAGGCTCAATGTCTGCAGAAGTTTTAGACCGTACCAAGCAAGCTATTGAATTGCTTCCAGATTTCCTACAGCCAGGCATCGTAGAGTGGAACAAAGGCTCAATTGAATTGGATAATGGTTCTTCTATTGGGGCCTATGCTAGTTCTCCGGATGCAGTGCGTGGTAACTCCTTCGCAATGATTTATATTGATGAATGTGCGTTTATCCCTAACTTCCTGGATTCATGGCTTGCTATCCAACCTGTTATTTCATCTGGTCGTCGTTCCAAGATTATTATTACAACCACTCCAAACGGTTTAAACCACTTCTATGATATTTGGACTGCTGCTGTAGAAGGTAAATCAGGTTTTGCACCATATACGGCCATCTGGAACTCAGTTAAGGAACGTCTTTATAACGATGCAGATATATTTGACGATGGTTGGGAATGGTCGTCTCAGACTATCTCTGCGTCCTCGTTAGCGCAATTTAGACAGGAGCACTGTGCAGAGTTTCAAGGTACAAGTGGTACTTTGATTAGTGGTATGAAATTAGCCATTATGGATTGGATGGACATTACTCCTGAAAATGGATACTTTTATCGTTTCCATGAGCCAGACCCTACTCATAAATATATTGCGTCATTAGACTGCTCCGAAGGCCGTGGGCAGGATTATCATGCTTTACATATTATTGATGTGACAACTGATGAATGGGAACAAGTTGCGGTATTCCATAGTAATGAAATATCTCATATGATTCTCCCTGATTTAGTGTATAAATATCTGATGGAGTATAATGAAGCTCCAGTATACATTGAACTTAATAGCACAGGTGTTTCTGTCGCCAAATCTCTTTATATGGACCTTGAATACGAGAACGTTATTTGTGACTCGATGCAAGATTTGGGTATGAAACAAACAAGACGAACTAAACCTGTAGGCTGTTCTACATTAAAAGACCTTATTGAAAAGGACAAATTAAAACTTAATCATAAGCAAACTATAATGGAATTCCGTACCTTTAGTCAGAACAAGTTATCTTGGGCTGCTGAAGATGGTTTCCATGACGACCTTGTGATGAGTTTAGTGATTTTTGCCTGGTTAACGACCCAGCAAAAATTTGCCGACTTCATTGACCGAGACGAAATGCGATTAGCATCCGAAGTCTTTAGTCGTGAGTTGGAAGATATGAACGAAGAATATAATCCAGTCGTTTTCGTGGATGCTGGCGATAATTCATTTGAATATTCACCATTGAATCATGGTATTTCGTTTGTATAAATAACAATAAAGCATAACCAAGAGGATTCAAAATGGCTTTATTATCACCGGGCATTGAGCTCAAAGAAACGTCCGTACAGAGTACTGTCGTTCGTAACGCAACGGGTCGTGCAGCGCTGGTTGGTAAATTCCAGTGGGGCCCTGCTTTCCAGGTAACTCAGATTACTAATGAAGTTGAACTGGTCGACTTATTTGGTGGCCCTAATAACGAAGTAGCAGATTACTTTATGTCTGGTATGAACTTCCTCCAGTATGGTAATGACCTTCGTACGGTTCGTGTTGTTAGTCGCGACCACGCTAAAAACGCATCACCAGTTGCAGGTAACATTGAGACCACTATTACTACGGCAGGTTCCAACTATGCAGTAGGCGATAAAATCAATATTAAATATAACCAAACTGTTGTCGAATCTGAAGGTCGTGTGACTTCCGTAGATACAGATGGTAAAATTCTTTCTGTGTTTATTCCATCAGCAAAAATTATTGCTTATGCCCGTTCTTTAAACCAGTATCCTACCCTAGGCCCGGCATGGACCGCTGAAGTTACTTCTGCTTCTTCTGGTGTGTCTGGTACTATTACTGTTGGTAAAATCGTAACCGATTCCGGTATTCTTTTGACCGAAGCCGAGAATAGTGAAGAAGCTATTACTTCTCTTGAATTCCAAGCGGCCCTTAAGAAATTTGCTATGCCAGGCGTCGTGGCTCTTTATCCGGGTGAAATTGGTTCTACTCTGGAAGTTGAAATTGTTTCTAAAGCAGCTTATGATGCTGGTTCTTCTAAAATGTTGGATATTTATCCAAATGGCGGCACTCGTGCTTCTATTGCCAAGGCGGTATTTAATTACGGTCCACAAACAGATGACCAATATGCTATTATTGTTAGACGCGATGGTGCTATCGTAGAATCTGTCGTACTTTCTACCAAAGAAGGTGAAAAAGACGTTTACGGTAATAACATTTATCTTGATGATTATTTCGCTAAAGGTACTTCTAACTATATTTTTGCTACCTCTTTGAATTGGCCTAAAGGCTTTAGTGGTATCATCAATCTTATGGGTGGTGTATCTGCGAACGATCAAGTTACTGCCGGTGATTTGATGCAGGGTTGGGATTTGTTTGCTGATCGCGAAGCATTACACATTAACCTGCTTATTGCTGGTGCTGTTGCAGGTGAAGGTGATGAAGTAGCTTCTACTGTTCAGAAACATGTTGTGAGCATTGCTGATGAACGCCAGGATTGCTTAGCATTTATTTCTCCTCCTAAAGGACTGTTGGTTAACGTTCCACTGACTCGTGCAGTAGATAACCTTATTGACTGGCGTACAGGTGGCGGCACATTCGATACTAACAACATGAACATCAGTACTACTTATGCTGCTATTGACGGTAACTATAAATATCAGTATGACAAATATAACGACGTAAACCGTTGGGTACCACTGGCCGCCGATATGGCAGGTTTGTGTGCTCGTACCGATGATGTGGCTCAACCTTGGATGTCTCCTGCCGGTTATAACCGTGGTCAGATTCTTAACGTTCTGAAATTGGCAATTGAACCGCGTCAAGCACAACGTGACCGCATGTACCAGGAAGCTATTAACCCGGTTGTTGGTTTTGCTGGCGGTGATGGTTTCGTATTGTTTGGTGATAAGACTGCAACTAAAGTTCCATCTCCGATGGACCATATTAACGTTCGCCGTCTGTTCAACATGCTTAAGAAAAATATTGGTGATGCCTCTAAATATAAACTGTTTGAGTTGAACGATAACTTCACTCGTTCAAGCTTCCGTATGGAAGTTTCTCAGTACTTAGATGGTATTAAGGCACTTGGTGGGATTTATGAAGGACGTGTGGTTTGTGATACTACAGTGAACACCCCTGCGGTTATTGACCGTAACGAGTTTATTGCTAATATCTATGTTAAGCCTGCTCGTTCTATTAACTACATCACGTTGAACTTCGTTGCAACGAGTACTGGTGCTGATTTTGATGAATTGATTGGACCGCTAGTATAATCTATTATCCCAGGCTGTAATATAAAGGACCTAAAACCATTATACCATGTGTTTGGTTACAGCGTATATCACGCAGGAATTGCGCCTGGGATTGATTAACTATCAGGAATATGATTTATCAACTGTTATAAATAAATTAATCAGAACGTTCCTGGTGTGGCCAGGAACTGACTTATGAGGCATCCCATGGAGTTGACAGATATCACTCGTGCGTTTGAGTCAGGTGACTTTGCACGCCCTAACCTTTTCGAAGTGGAAATTCCATTTCTTGGTAAAAACTTTAGCTTTAAATGTAAAGCAGCACCTATGCCGGCTGGCATTGTAGAAAAAGTACCAGTTGGCTACATGAACCGTAAAATTAACGTAGCTGGTGACCGTACATTTGATGATTGGACCATTACCATTTATAACGATGATGCTCATGACACCCGTCAGGCAATTGTTGATTGGCAGAACCTCTGTCATGGTATGACTAATGAAATTACCGGTGCTGCACCTGCAGAATATAAGAAACAAGCAATTGTTCGTCAGTTCCACCGTGACGGCAAAACTGTGACTAAAGAAGTTACAATTTACGGCTTATGGCCTACTAACGTTGGTGAAGTCCAGATGGATTGGGATTCAAACAACGAGGTAGAAACTTTCGAATCTACGTTCGCTATCGATTGGTGGGAATGAGTATAAATAGAACTATAAAGGAGCTTCGGCTCCTTATCCCATTCATCGGAGACTCTAATGGCAAACTTTAATACAATATTAAGTTTTCTTAAGCCATGGGCTAATGAAGACGAAAAAGAATATAAACAACAATTAAATAACAATTTAGAGTCTGTCACTGCACCTAAGCTTGATGATGGCGCTCGCGAAATTGAAACCCAAGAGCAAAATATCCCTTATAACGCTCTTATGCAACAAATGTTTGGTAGTAATGAGCCTGAAGTAAAAAACACCAGGGAACTCATTGATACCTACCGTAATTTGATGAATAACTATGAAGTCGATAATGCAGTTCAAGAAATTGTGTCCGATGCTATTGTCTACGAGGATGATAAAGAAGTAGTTGCATTAAATTTAGACGGGACAGATTTCAGTCAAGGGATTAAAGATAAAATTCTAGACGAATTCAGTGAAGTTTTGAATCTTTTAAATTTCCAACGTAAAGGCACCGACCATTTCCAGCGTTGGTATGTAGACTCGAGAATATTCTTTCATAAAATTATAAACCCTAAAAAAATGAAAGATGGTGTACAAGAGCTCCGTCGTTTAGACCCTCGCCAACTCCAATATATCCGTGAAATTGTTACACGTATGGAAGACGGTGTTAAAATTGTAGACGGATATCGCGAGTTTTTCGTTTACGATACAGGTCATGAAAGTTATTGTGCTGATGGACGCGTTTATTCAGCTGGGACTAAAGTTAAAATTCCTCGTGCCGCTGTGGTTTATGCACATTCCGGATTATTAGATTGTTGTGGTAAAAACATCATAGGTTATTTGCAACGGGCTATCAAACCTGCAAACCAGCTTAAATTGATGGAAGACGCAATGGTCATCTATCGTATTACCCGTGCTCCAGACCGTCGTGTATTTTATATCGATACAGGAAATATGCCTTCTCGTAAGGCCGCAGCACAAATGCAACATATCATGAACACGATGAAAAACCGTGTAGTATATGATGCTTCGACAGGTAAAATTAAAAACCAACAACACAATATGTCAATGACTGAAGACTATTGGTTGCAACGTCGAGACGGTAAAGCAGTTACAGAAGTTGATACCATGCCAGGTGCCACAGGTATGAGTGATATGGATGACGTTCTTTATTTCCGCACAGCACTTTATCGTGCGCTGCGTATCCCAGAGTCACGTATCCCTAGTGAATCTAATTCCGGCGTTATGTTTGATGCTGGCACGGCTATAACTCGTGATGAGTTGAAATTTGCTAAATGGATTCGTCAGCTCCAAAATAAATTCGAAGAAATTTTCTTAGACCCATTAAAAACAAACCTCATTCTTAAAAAGATTATTACAGAAGATGAGTGGGAAAGAGAAATAAATAATATTAAAGTTACGTTCAATCGTGATAGCTATTTCAGTGAAATGAAAGATGCTGAAATCATGGAACGCAGAATCAATATGCTAACGATGGCTGAACCATTTATTGGTAAGTATATTTCACATCAAACGGCTATGAAAGATTTCCTTCAGATGACTGACGAAGAAATTAATCAAGAAGCTAAGCAAATTGAAGAAGAGTCTAAAGAGGCTCGTTTCCAAAACCCAGATGAAGAAGAAGAGGATTTCTAATGGAAGATTTAATCGAAGCTATTAAATCAAACGACCTCGTAGCAGTTCGTAAAGCAGCAGCCCCGCTTATCGAATCTCGAGTAGCCGCTTTGATTGAAGCCCGTAAAGCAGAAATTGCTCGCTCCGTTATGATTGAAGGCGAAGAAGCCGAAGATGACGAAGACGAAGATAAAGACGAAAAATCCGATAAAGCAGATAAGAAAGACAAAAAAGAATCTGATGATGCGGATGAAGGTGATGATGGCGATGACGAGGACGACGAATAATGTTCCTTATCCCTGATGATTACGAATTAACTCTAGAAAGTGTAGAGGCCAAAATTCCAGAAGCACAGGGACGTTTTGCTGCTCTTTCTGAAGCCCTCGAGAAAAGCGATATAAATAATCTTGTAGAGAACATGATTGCTGATGGTGATATTGATACAGCTATTGCCATCGCCTCTTTGAATGAAAATATGGCTCTTAACGAATTTATCGTTAAGCACGTCTCCTCTAAAGGTGAGCTTACTCGTACTAAAGATATTAAAACCCGTCAACGCAACGCCTATCAAACGACTGGGTTATCTAAAGCAAAACGCCGTCAGATTGCTCGCAAAGCATCTAAAACCAAGCGTGCTAATCCATCTACTCAAGTACGTGCCGAACGTAAGCGTAAAAAAGCTCGTTCTAAACGTAAAGCCTTTGGACTTAACTAATGAAACCTGAATTGCTCATCGAACATTGGGGACAACCAGGTGAAATTATCGATGGGGTTCCTATGTTGGAATCTCATGATGGAAAAAATTCTGGACTTGCCCCAGGCCTTTATATAGAAGGCATATTCATGCAAGCCGAAGTAGTTAACCGTAATAAACGTCTTTATCCAAAACCTATTTTGGAAAAAGCGGTAGCCAACTATATGGCTGAACAGGTTGCTACTAAACAAGCTTTAGGAGAATTAAACCATCCGCCGCGTGCTAACGTTGACCCTATGCAAGCCGCTATTATTATTGAAGATATGTGGTGGAAAGGTAATGACGTTTATGGACGTGCTCGTATTATTGAAGGCGACCATGGTCCTGGTGATAAACTAGCTGCTAATATTAGAGCCGGTTGGGTGCCTGGTGTTAGTTCTCGTGGTCTAGGTTCTTTAACCGAAACCAATAAAGGATATAAGCGTGTAAACGAAGGTTATAAATTAACCGTCGGTGTTGATGCAGTATGGGGCCCTTCTGCTCCGGATGCTTATGTAACGCCGAAACAAATTACAGAATCACAAACGGTAGAAACCGATACCAGTGCCGATGACGCCTTTATGGCTCTCGCAGAGGCCATGAAAAAAGCGTTATAAATATTATTATCTAAACAACAGGACTACAAAATGCTTAAAGAACAACTGATCGCCGAAGCACAGAATATTGATGCTTCCGTTGCTCTTGATAGTATTTTCGAATCAGTTAATATTTCTCCGGAAGCAAAAGAAACTTTCGGCACTGTATTCGAAGCTACCGTCAAGCAACACGCCGTGAAACTGGCTGAATCTCACATCGCTAAAATCGCTGAGAAAGCGGAAGAAGAAGTTGAGAAAAATAAAGAAGAAGCTGAAGATAAAGCTGATAAGAAAATCCAAGAAGCTGCTGGTCGTTTCCTTGACCACGTCGCTAAAGAATGGATGGCTGAAAACCAGCTGGCTGTTGATAAAGGTATTAAAGCCGAACTGTTCGAATCCATGTTGATGGGTATGAAAGAACTGTTTGTTGAACACAATGTGGTTGTTCCAGAAGAAGCAGTAGATGTTGTTGCTGAAATGGAAGAAGAACTGGCTGAACAGAAAGCCGAAACCGCTAGTCTGTTCGAAGAAGTTTCTAAGCGTGATGCTTATATCAATTATGTCCAACGTGAAGTTGCGTTGACTGAAGCAACTAAAGACCTGACTGAATCCCAGAAAGAAAAAGTTGGTTCTCTGGTAGAAGGCATGGATTATTCCGATGCATTTGGTAAAAAAATTGGCGCTATCGTTGAAATGGTTAAGGGTCAGACCGACGTTGAAAAACCAATCACTGAAGCCGCTATAAATAAAACTGAAGACGATGCTGCAGCACTGAATTATATTTCGGAAGCAGTTGAAGAAAAAGGCGCTAAGCCTACCCTGTCCTTCGCGGACCTGTCTGCAATCGCAGCATCTCGAATTTCTTAATTTAATAAGGTTATACAACACATGAAAAAGAATGCATTAGTACAAAAATGGTCCGCTCTGCTGGAAAACGAAGCTCTTCCTGAAATCGTTGGTGCTTCTAAACAAGCTATCATCGCTAAAATCTTTGAAAACCAGGAACAAGATATTCTGACCGCTCCTGAATATCGTGACGAAAAAATCTCCGAAGCATTTGGTTCTTTCCTGACTGAAGCTGAAATCGGTGGTGACCACGGTTATGATGCTACCAATATCGCAGCTGGCCAGACCTCTGGTGCAGTAACTCAGATTGGGCCGGCAGTTATGGGTATGGTTCGTCGTGCTATTCCTCATCTGATTGCTTTTGATATTTGTGGTGTCCAGCCTCTGAATAACCCTACCGGCCAGGTATTTGCCCTGCGTGCAGTTTACGGTAAAGACCCTGTAGCTGCTGGTGCTAAAGAAGCTTTCCACCCGATGTATGCTCCGAACGCTATGTTCTCTGGTCAGGGCGCTGCTGAAGCTTTCGAAGCTCTGGCTGCAAGCAAAGTTCTTACCGTTGGTAAAATTTATTCTCACTTCTTCGAAGCAACCGGTTCTGCACACTTCCAGGCTGTTGAAGCTGTAACCGTTGATGCCGCCGCTACTGATGCCGCTAAACTTGACGCTGAAGTTACCAAACTGCTCGAAGCTGGTAAGCTGGCAGAAATCGCTGAAGGTATGGCTACTTCTATCGCCGAACTTCAGGAAGGCTTTAACGGTTCCCAGGATAACCCGTGGAACGAAATGGGCTTCCGCATCGATAAACAAGTTATCGAAGCTAAATCCCGTCAGCTGAAAGCAAGCTACTCCATCGAACTGGCACAGGACCTTCGTGCAGTACACGGTATGGATGCAGATGCTGAACTGAGTGGTATTCTTGCTACTGAAATTATGTTGGAAATCAACCGTGAAGTTATCGATTGGATTAACTATTCTGCACAGGTTGGTAAATCTGGTATGACCAACACCGTTGGCGCTAAAGCTGGTGTGTTTGACTTCCAGGACCCGATTGATATCCGTGGTGCTCGTTGGGCCGGTGAAAGCTTTAAAGCTCTCCTGTTCCAGATTGATAAAGAAGCCGCCGAAATCGCTCGTCAGACCGGTCGTGGTGCTGGTAACTTCATCATCGCTTCCCGTAACGTAGTTAACGTACTGGCTGCAGTTGATACTTCTGTAAGTTATGCCGCTCAGGGTCTTGGTCAAGGTTTCAACGTTGACACCACTAAAGCAGTATTTGCCGGTGTTCTTGGTGGTAAATATCGCGTTTACATCGACCAGTATGCTCGTGCTGATTACTTCACCATCGGTTATAAAGGTTCTAACGAAATGGACGCAGGTATCTACTATGCTCCTTACGTTGCACTGACCCCACTGCGTGGTTCCGATCCGAAGAACTTCCAGCCGGTAATGGGCTTCAAAACTCGTTACGGTATCGGTATTAACCCGTTCGCTGACCCAGCTGCTCAGGCACCTACCAAACGTATTCAGAATGGTATGCCGGACATCGTTAACAGCCTCGGTCTGAATGGTTACTTCCGTCGTGTTTACGTTAAAGGTATCTAAGACATAACCTTATTATGGGAGACTTCGGTCTCCCATTCTTGTTTCTGTACTATACAATCTTGACTCGACGGTTGATAATATCGCGGAAGTCAATACGATTTTCTTGGATTTTCAACCAGTTACCAGATTTGTCTTTGGTGTGGGTAGAATATTCACCATTCCACCAGAAGTCAGTAGCATAAGTCATGGTTTCGTATTTCTTAACTAACGCATTAACTGCATTACCGTTAGGATTGCGGCCAAATTTTTCTACCAAGGCTTTGATGTCTTTATCAAGAGCTGAAAGTGTAGTACGAATAAAGTTTAACTTGTTCATTTTTAATCTCCTCATGTTTTGATAGGTTTATAGTAACACGTGAGAACCTTGCTGTAAACAACTTTTATAAATAAACATATACCCTCAATAAGGAAAGCGCAATGGCAAAGATTAACGAATTACTGCGCGAGTCAACAACTACTACCAGCAACTCATTGGGTCGCCCTAATCTTGTTGCTTTGACCCGTGCTACCACTAAACTAATTTATCGCGATATCATCGCTGAACAGCGTACAAACCAGCCTATCGCTGCGTTATACGGTGTCAAATACCTTACCCCTGATAATGAATTTAGCTTCCAGACCGGTGCTACTTACGGTGGTGAAGTTGGTTCTAAAGACCGTGAAACTATCCCAGAATTAACAGATAAGTCCCAGGCTATTGCCAAGGGTGGCTACTTTAAGTATCAGAATGTGGTTTATAAGGCTTTGGTTGCAAGCCCACTCGCATCTACTAGCGCCATAGATTTGTCTGATGCTCTCCAAGAAGGTTTGGTGTCATTAACTTGCCGTCTTGTCCCTGATGCAGCTCATACCGAGAAATTCGAAGCTGGAGATGTTGAAATTAGTAATGCCGTGTTCCAGGTCAATAAATGGAACGCACCAGTTAAATCTCGTAAGCTGAAAACGGCTTTGACTGTAGAACTAGCCCAGGATATGGAATCTAATGGCTTTGATGCTCCAGCATTCCTTGAAGACCTCCTGGCTACAGTAATGGCCGATGAAATTAACAAAGATGTTCTGCAGTCATTGATTACCGTATCTAAACGTTATAAAGTTACTGGTGTTTCTGATAACGGTATTATCGACCTTTCTTATGACTCTGCACCAGAATCTGCTCGTAAGCTGTACGAAATGGTTTGTGAAATGAATTCCGAAATCCAGAAAACAACTTCTTATTCCGCTACATTTGTTGTAGCTTCTTCACGTGTTGCTGCTATGCTTGCTGGTTCAGGTTGGTTAAAACACAAGCCGGAAGATGAGGCTTGGCTCCCGGAAACCGCGTATGGTTATTTGATTAATGGCTTACCTGTGTTCTGTGATGTGAATAGTCCATTGGATTATGTTACCGTAGGCGTTAAAGAAAACTATGGTGGTAATGAAGTTGTTGGTTCTATTTTCTATGCGCCGTATACTGAAGGCCTAGATTTAGATGATGAAGAACACGTCGGTGCTTATAAGGTAATTGTCGACCCAGACAGTTTACAACCTTCTATTTCTCTGATGGTTCGTTATGCGTTGTCTGCCAACCCTTATACCGTAGCCAAAGATGATAAAGAAGCCCGTGTTATCGATGCAACTAATATGGACTTGATGGCGGGCCAGAGCAATATGTCTTATCTGCTTGGTGTTAAATTGCCTAAAATAATTTATGAGGCGTAAATGCAAAAGATTAACGCACTAATCCATGAATCAACTCTGACGGCGGCCAACTCGGTCGCTCGTCCTACTCTTCTCTCATATACTAAAGCTACTAACAAACGTATCTTTAAATCACTTGTAGCCGAACAAAAGACACGCCAGCCTGTGGCGGCGCTTTATGGTATTCGTGTTCTGAACCCAGCAGATAAAATGACTTATCTTGGCGGCGCAACGTTTGCTGGTGAAATTGGTATGTTTGAACGTTCTCAGATTCCAGAGGTAGTAGGTCCTAATGAAGCTTATGTCGTCGGTGATATGTTCCAATTTGAAAATGTTGTTTTCAAAGTACTAGAAGCATCTCCTTTCGCCGGTACAGCCGAAACTGAGATGGGTGAAGTTATTTCTGAAGCTATTGCTGCTGGTCATATTCGTATGGTTTCTGATGCGGCTCAGACTTCTAAATTTGAAAAAGGTCATCCTGAGATTGCCGAAGCCGGATTCCGTATCGATAAATGGCAGACTGAAGTTAAATCTCGTAAGTTAAAAACTTCATTAACTGTAGAACTAGCCCAAGACCTAGAATCCAATGGATTCAATGCCCCAGGATTTATCGAAGATATTCTTGGAATCCAGATGGCAGAGGAAATTAATAAGGACGTACTTCAGTCATTGATTACTGTAAGTTCCCGTTTTAAAGTCCAAGGTGTTTCTGAAAAAGGTGTTCTTAACCTTACAGACCCACAGTATGATAATGCCCAAGACCGAGCTCGTACATTGTATTATTATATGTGTGAAATGAACTCAGCGGTCCAACGTAATACATCATTCGCTGGTACATATGCCGTAGCTAGTTCCCGTTGTGCCGCTATTCTTGCCGCGTCCGGCTGGGTCGAGAAAAAAGATGACCAAGACGAATTAGCTTATGGTGTTCTGAAGAACGGTCTACCACTTTATGCTGATGTGAATAGTCCGTGTGATTATGTTATCGTCGGTGTGAATGCAGATATTGGTGAAGGACAGACGGTCGCATCTTTGTACTATGCGCCTTATGTGGAAGGCCTGGACAACGTAGATGATGAGGGTGATACTTCTGTAGGTGAATTCAAGGTTATCGTTGACCCTGAAAGCTTACAGCCTACCGTCGCCTTGTTGGCTCGATATGCACTGACAGCAAACCCGTATACCGTTGCCAAAGATGATAAAGAAGCTCGTATTATTGATGGGTCCGATATGGATAAGATGGCTAACCAAAGTCAATTGAGTTCTTATCTTGGTGTTAAACTTCCACCACTAGAAAAATAAAAGGGACCGTAAGGTCCCTTTATCGTTTATTTGGATACTAATTCAATCCACACAGCTCGTAGCGTATCTTTAACACACTCAATGAGCTGCTTTTTAACTTCAACAGGATTTTCTGCATCGGTTAATTCTAATTCTTCACGGGACGCCTCTTCCAAAATATCTTGGACTGTTAGTCCCATTACCTTTCCGAAATCCTTAGGCGTTACTTCACCAATCTTACTGATAACATTGTTAATACGGTTAACAGTCACATAATCAGTGAATTGCCACATCAGGTCCATGTCATCTTGGGACAATACTACTACAGCCTTGATAGGCTTATCGGATTTTTTCTTCTCGCTGAATTTAGAGTTCTTACATTTAATCGCTACTCGATTTCCATTTGGAAGCCAGGTAGGAACATCAGGTTTCAGTACAAAGCCTTCAGCCGTAAATACTTTGCCTTCAACCTTTGGAATAAAATCAGTCGAGTTTGCGATAGTCAGGCCTGCATTATCCACCGCAAAATTGTAATCAGGAACCACAGAATCAAAATCATTAGGGAGCTTAATAAGGTCTTCAAAGCTACCAGTAGCCAGACATGGAGCCACCTTAAACTTGTGGATAATACAGAAAGCTTCCATCAATGTATCAGTCAGAACAGATTCTGTGCCGTCGTCTTTAGTAACGCGGATATCGAACACATAAAAATCTTTATCACCATAATCCACATTCTTCTGAATACCTGAACCGGCGAACTCGCCATAAATCTGGTACGACTGATAATCAATCGATTCAATTAGATGCTGAACAGATTTAATAGAATCAGCATAATTCTTTAAAACAATTTCATAACCATAAAAGTCTTCAGCAGGAAGAATAGGGCCTGTGCGCTTAGCGCATGTGACTGCGTCACGTTCAATAATTAAACTAAAGTTCGTACCATGAATCTTCTCACGTGCTACCCACTCACCATCGGTCATACCATGGGTACGGAGTTTTTCAATGAACTTATTGTTGTAGTGGTTTTCCAGACTGCTATATTTCTTGAACATAAATCACCATAATAAATATAATTAAATAGAAGAGCTAGTAATCTTCTGTCACCAAGCCAAATGGTTTAACGGAAGGACCTAGACCCATTATAACACACCTAAATTTAAAGCATATTACTTTAGACAAAAAACGCGCTTAGCGCCGACCTTTTTATTAACCAAACGTTTACGATACACTACTTTTTCTCGTGCTTTAAATTTCTCTTTGGCATTTTCAACTTCAACCCAGGCCTTACCCATTTCTTTAGCAGTACCGCCTAAGAGCTTGGCTATTTCAATAAACGTCATACCGGATTCATGTAAAAAATGTACTTTAACCTTATCCATAATGATTCCCATGTTGAGTTAGTGAAGCTATCTTAACATGGGATTTTTAACTTGTAAACAGGAGTTTTATGCCAGATATTCTTGAACGTAAAGATTTACTTTACATACCGCTAGTACCTTAATAAATATTAAATTAATAACGGGGGATTTATGACACAAACTACAGGTGAAAAAGAAGGTGTATTTTACGGTTATTCTCTTTATGATTTGAATAAAGAAAAACTAATAACTTTTGACGAATTACTTACAGGTATTAAAGGAGAGCCTGGAGAAAATGGCGATATCGGGCCACAAGGAAACCAAGGTCCTGTAGGCCCCCAGGGTATTCAAGGGGATACAGGTCTTCAAGGAGTTCCAGGAGAAAATGGTGCTATTGGACCAAAAGGTATTCAAGGTGAAACAGGTGCTCAAGGTATTCAGGGACCACAAGGACTACAAGGAGACCCGGGAACGCAGGGTCCACAGGGTATTCAAGGTCTAAAAGGAGATAAAGGCGACCAAGGTATTCAAGGTGAAACAGGTGCTCAAGGTATTCAGGGTATTCAAGGAGTTCCAGGTGCCAAAGGAGATATAGGCCCAGTCGGTCCTGCAGGTTTAACATGGAAAGGTTCTTGGAATATTGCAACTGCTTACGCAGTTAACGAAGCCGTTGGCCACGATGGAAGCCTATATTTCGCCACAGCTGAAAGCACCGGGCAAACTCCTTCATTAGGTAGCGATTACTGGGAAGTCTTAGCAACGGAAGGACCTGAAGGTCGGCAGGGCGTAGAAGGCGCGCAGGGTCCACAGGGTATTCAAGGTCCACAAGGTATTCAAGGACCTAAAGGTGATACGGGTGAAACTGGACTACAAGGTCTTAAAGGTGACAAAGGAGAGACAGGTTTAACCGGACCCCAAGGACTACAAGGTATTCGTGGCGAACAAGGAGAAACGGGCGCACCGGGTATTCAAGGTATTCAGGGTATTGCTGGAGACCAAGGTCCTAAAGGTGACACGGGCGACAAAGGTGATACAGGTGCCACTGGTCCAGCCTACGAGTATAAAAAAGTATCTAGATTTACAATGCCTGCCGCCGGTATATCAAATTCTACTCCTTTATTCGATTCAGGATTAACAATAAGTATGTTAGGCGTCAAAGCTAATACATTTAGATTTACCCTTACTAATACAGGTTCAGCGTCTAGAGTTATTGATGGTGAAATAATTTATTTTGACCCGGACGGTACAGCAAAAAGATTTGTTGTTCATTTTTCAATAGCTGCTGGTGAGACAACCAATTTCGGTACGTACACGTATGCAATTACAACTCCCAGAGTTTTTACTTTAAATTTTAATGCTACTGGGACTACACAACACGCCCACGAAGTAAAATATTTTATAATAGGACGCGACGGTTATACGGAAAATACTTCTGTTGGTGCTACTGTTACTATTGAAAAACTCTATAACTAAGGACTACAAATGGCTATTACATTAAGTCCATCTTCAATAGACGTAGAATACGGTGACTCTTATACAGTCACTGCTAATATTCCAGATATTAGCCCTGGTTCATCTATTGTGTATAACTGGACTAAGAATAAAAAATTTATTAGTTCCGGAACTAATGTATTCACTGAAATAGCATCATCGGTAGAAACATTCAGTATTGCGTGCCGAATTGAAATTATATCACCTGATAAAAACACTGAATATATTTTATCGGATTCTTGCTTGGTTAATGTTAGTAAAAACATAAAAGCGGACGGTATAAATTCTCAGCTAGTTTATTCACCGGATGTTCATAAAATAGGTGACCAAGTTATTCTTTCTGTAGAATCCCACCATGTAGACCCTGGCTATATTAAAGGAGTTATTTGGAAAGATCCATCGGGTAATGTCGTGTCAATTGGTAAAGAATATACGCATAAGATTAAGACGACAGAAGATGTTGTAGATGTAAAAATAGATTTGGCTTCTGAAAATTATGCATATTACAATAAAACACTTCAAATTGTTCTTAAAGCTATTGAAGAAGATAATTCGGAGTGTAGTGTAAGATATATTCATCCTTTAGACCACAGGGATTCAGGATACATCTGGATGGGTTGGTGGGTTATGGACGAAATTGAAAGGGCTACGGTAGAAGGATTAAATTGGAAAGCGCCGGACGGTACTGACCTGAAGTATAAGTGCGACTTGAAAACTCTTTCTATAATGCTTGACTTATATAATAATGTTGAAGTACAAGAATCAAGGAATGGTTATATTCTAAACAGGGCAGATTTACTTCCAAAATAAAAAGGGCCGCAAGGCCCTTTATCATTAATAGACGTAATCGTATATAATACCAGCTTCCAATGCCGAACGGTGGACGATACGACCGTTACGAGATTCCTGTACATCAACTTCCGGGTAATCACTAAGCATTTTGGCTAATACCGCCAGATGACAATAATATGGTGTATTCTCTTTAGTGGCTTTTTTCCAATCTGTACTTTCAGATGTTAATTTCTGAATGGCGTCCATAACCCACCAACCACACCAAATATACGCAGTACTACGAACAGGAAGTGGATGTACATAAATTAAAGGACATTCTTCTGGAACAACAGGCTCTGCTTCTGCCACCGTAACAGACTTATTACCTGATTTAACTGAATTTGTAAAGCCTGTTTGCGATGCTGTAACTTCACAAGTATATGACTTCAAGCCTTCAGTGGATTCCGTTATTGCTCTTGTTGCTTCTGTTGAGTTGTCGTCCCATTTATATGCAAGAGTAGCGCCAGGAATAGCAGGGGACACAGAAGCTGTCAAATTGAATGGAACATCAACCGTCGCAGTAGACGGGCCTGAAATCTCAACAGTGAACTCAGGAAATGTATTGTTTTCGACCGTAACAACTACTGCATCAGGATTAATAACTTGATTGTCATAATCTGCCGCAGAAACGGTAATTTGGCAAGTTAAAGAAACCGGTCCTGCAACAGTAGCGGTACGAGTAATATCTTTAGTAGTTTCACCAGTAGACCACAAATATGCTATTGTAGCTCCACCTGGTTCACCTGTTACATTAGCCGAAGCGTTATATTCCTGACCAACTTTAACAGTAGGAGTGGAAGTTGTTAATGTTGCAGTTGCAGCCATAGTCTTATTATTAACCGTGATGGTTGTTTGAGCCTCTGCCGTTTCAGGCTCTCCTTCTTCCGGCGTTGTGGTGGCAACAACTTTAATTACTTTTGAACCTGCTGGCCCAGCTGCAATATAATCCATAGTAGCAATAACAGAATCTTGTGGAACATCATCAACGGTCCATACAAAAGATTCGGTACCAGCGACAGCGGCTCCAGCTCCAGTGGCAGTAAAATTAGTTGTTGCACCTATAACCGCTGTAGGTGTTAAAGGGGCAATTGATACAGTATAAGCCATAAAATCTCCAAAAGGCCCTAGTGGCCTTAGTTTAAACGAATAAAAGATGAGTTACGTGTTTCACGAATAAGAATGGAACCGTCACGATTGATATAGTAAATCAAACTAAACAATGTTTGGTGTGCGCTTGCATGAGTAAAAGAAGTAGGGCGTTCTTTCCAGTCCGGGGTCTCTTTAATCCACTGGTAAATCCACCAAGGAAGAGTACAATAACCTGGGGCTTTGCCCAGCATAAGCAGATTAGGACTAAAATTTTCAGGTAATTTAAATTTAGGGTTTTCAGATTCAACAATCTTAGATACCGCTTCTTCGAACTTCTCTTCAACAAAAGGAGTTTCAACAACAGCTATTTCAACTGTTTCTGGGATATCTTTGATTTCAATAACTTCAACAGGTTCGGCAGGGGCCGTCGGAGCGTCAAATAATAATTTAGCTTCAATTTTAGATTCTTCAACATTTGCCAGGTGAGCATTAGTGCCCTGAAGCTCATCGTCGGCATCGATTAAATCAGTAATAGATAAACCTTCAGTTTCAGGTATAGGTTCATCTGCTATAGCCTTAAGGGCTTCAGCGATGTCTATTACCAAGTTGTCAAAACTTTTAGTTTTCTTAAGTTTTAAACCGAACTGTTCGCCGTATTCGATTAACTTAGCTTTAGCTTCTTTTTTATCTTCGAGTGAACGAAGCTCTTCAATATATTGAGTATCCATAATTAGTCTCTTGTTGGTGTATAAATATAACTATATTTATAACTGAGAATTAGACATGCAAATTCAAGTACATTTTGATAATTTTAGTCATGTTCGTATTGAGTGTGATGAATCCACATTCTACGAACTTAGAGACTATTTCAGTTTTGAAGCTGATGGATACAAATTTAACCCTAAATATCGTTATGGTCAATGGGACGGGAGAATTCGTCTTCTAGATTATAACCGTAAACTTCCATACGGTTTAGTCCCACAAATTAAAAAATTCGCTGACCAGTTTGAATACTCTCTTTGGATAGACCCTCGTATTCTTGAACAAGAAGATATTTCTCGTGAAGATTTTGACTCATGGGTGGCTTCCCAGGAAATTTATTCGGGTTCTACCAAGATTGAGCCTCATTGGTATCAGAGTGAAGCAGTATACAACGGCCTGACAAAACGTCGTGCAATTCTGAATTTACCTACATCTGCAGGTAAATCATTGATTCAGGCGCTCCTGAGTCGATATTACGTTGAGAACTATGAAGGTAAAATTTTAATCCTTGTCCCAACTACTGCACTCGTCGACCAGATGATTAATGACTTCATCGATTATCGCTTGTTCCCTAAATCTGCTATGCTTGGTATTCGTTCAGGTACTGCACGTGATTCAGATGCAATGATTTATGTTTCAACTTATCAGACTGCTATTAAACAACCTAAAGAATGGTTTGCCCAGTTTGGTATGTTTATGAACGATGAATGTCATTTGGCTACAGGTAAATCAATTTCTACTATTATCGAAGGCCTTACCAATTGTATGTTTAAATTTGGTTTGTCTGGTTCTTTAAAAGATGGTAAAGCTAACCTTATGCAATACATGGGTTTGTTTGGTGATATTTTTAAACCCGTTTCCACCTCCCAATTAATGGAAGAAGGACAGGTCACTGATTTAAAAATAAACAGTATTTTCCTTCGTTACCCTGATGAATTCACCATTAAGATGAAAGGTAAAGATTACCAATCAGAAATTAAAGTCATTACTAAGGCTACTCGTCGTAATAAATGGGTTGCTAATTTAGCTGTTAAACTCGCTAAGAAAGAAGAGAATGTATTCTTGATGTTTAAAAACATCGAGCATGGTAAAACTCTTTTTGAAATGGTTAAAGAGCAACATAAAGAAGTTTATTACGTATCAGGCGAAGTTAATACAGAAACTCGTAATGCTCTTAAGTTAATGGCTGAAAATGGTAAGGGTATTATTGTTGTGGCAAGTTATGGTGTATTTTCTACAGGTATTTCTGTTAAGAATCTCCATCACGTAATATTTGCCCATCCTGTAAAATCTAAAATTATTGTGCTGCAAACCATCGGTCGTGTACTTCGTAAACATGCATCCAAGACCACCGCACAGGTTTGGGATATTATAGACGACATGGGCGTTAAGCCTAAATCAGCAAATGCCAAAAAGAAGTATGTTCATTTGAATTATGCATTAAAACATGCCTTAGAACGTATTCAACGTTATGCTGACGAAAAATTTAATTACGTAATGAAACAGGTGGATTTATGAAGTCCTTTAAAGAAGTTATCTATGAAGCCTCTATCGAGAGCTTCATGTCTAAAATTAGTTCTTGCCAAACCATGGACGGTTTGGAGGAATTGGAGAAGTATTACAAAACCCGAAGTAAAGAAGCCGAACTTCGTGATTCGGATGATATCAGTGTCCGTGATGCCCTAGCAGGTAAACGATCTGAATTAGAATCTATGGATGATGACGAAGAAGAAGAGTTCTAAAACAAAAAAAGGCCCAACCTTTCGGAAGGGCCAATAACCATAAAAATGGCTATACACACTAGACTAAAGCAATAATTGTGTTTCGTTCAGCTGTTCTTCAGTGTTTTCCGTAACAGGCATGCTTTGAACGTAATTATAACATGGACCTGGATGAACCGGACCTTTTTCTGTTTCAACAACCAATGCAGCATCGATTGGAGTTTTACAGACAACGCAAATCTTATCTGACATGATTGTCTCCTTAGTTTATCTTACATATCTATTTATTACTCTTCATAATAGCAGCACGAGCTTTCATCTCATTAACAATTTCGGTTATTCGGTTTGCAGAGATAACCATCTCGTCGAGAATCTTACTAATATTTTTTCATTTAACTTTCCTTAAAGTATCTCATACCCGTATCTATCCCCATATTGTGAGAATAGAACGCATCATCGATGTATCCTGCAAATTTACCTTTAACATAGATAACATCTTCACCACAAGGGTGGTCAGCGCAGATACGAATATCTGCACGATTCAATTTCCATTCCTTCATCATATACTTAATTTCTTCTTCGAACTCTTCGTCTTGGTTAAACGCATCGTCGATAGAATATCGCATTACTTGCCTGCCTCAAATTGTCTCATCTCATGCATTGTCTTAAGGTTAAAACCCCGTGCCTTAATAGCATCTAATGCCGAACTACAAAAGTCTTGTAATAAAGCCCAATACTGGATTGATGTATCGATTTTAATTACGCTTGAATCCGCAGCCATTACGGTCTTTAATTCCGACTTCTCGTACTGGTCCATACAAACCTCATCACCAGGCTCTCCACGTCCCGTGTAGAAATCTAATCTCTTCTTAAGAGAGGTCTTTTTCTGGATTTCTAATCGCATTATCTCTTTCTTACAATTCGTATATAGTCTTAGCCATTTGCTGTGCAGCAAAACGTTGTTCTGTACTTCATACTGTAAACGAGTCCCATCAATCTTTAAATCTTCATCTAATGCATCTTGGAACGATTCTAATTTATATTCAATCTCTTTACTCATAGCATGTTTCCTGTTGAATGACCGTAGGACCATTATACACCATTTGTTTGTACAGCAATTAACCACTCTGTGAGAGCTGGATTCTAATTTGCTCTAATGTGTCCGGGTCGTCAACAATACTAAACTGGACTGTTACTATAATAGAGTTGTCATCATAAACAGGGGTTACACCTACAGCAAGAGCAGAAATTCTGGGTTCGAAGTTCCGCACGGCGGAAACTATATTACGCTTAATGGTATCTGTTATTAATGGGGTAATATTCTCAAACAACTGATTGCTAATATCACATCCAAATTCAGGCATAAAAGGGCGAGAACCTTTACGAGTAGTAATAATGCCTAACAAACTATTTTTTACTGCACGGGACCCTGTAGCTTTAGCGACGTCTCTATTCCAAGACGTCCTCATTTCGGGGTCCAAATCTGAATACATTTTATTGATATTCATTACATCACCTTAAAGAACTCTTTAAGTCCCTCAATAACGTGGACGGTGTGCTCACCACATTCACAAGAAATAGGTATAGCCAAAATAGGCTTAGGGGCGACTAGAGCGTCATAAACTTCTTTTATATCTTTTTCTGTTATCACAGAATAAAGGTCATCTAGTTCCGCATCACTTAAATCGGAAAGAAGAAGCTTTTCGCCTGCAGAAGTTAAAATATAATCGATACACCCTGCGACCATCATAGCTCTATTTTTGTCTTCAAAGAGTTTAGGATATCTGAACACAATTTTAAAGTTACCAAAGTCCTTAATAACATCAGGCTCTTTACCTAATGTAGCGCGAGTTAATGTCATAGGGACAACCTGTGAGCGACCACAACTACAAACCCACTCACGTTCTATATTCACTTCAGCTAATGAATGGGCCCACAGGTTTATCACCAGGAGATCAGATTCTTGCTTGTTTAAATCACGAGCATCTGTGCAATTCAAAATGAGTTCATTGATAAAGGACTCTATTCTGTCTTCTAATTTAGCTTGGAGCAAGTCCTTATACTCTCTGAGGGTAAATGCTCTGCATTTTATAGTCTTGTTTTTAATTTTTACATCAAAAGTATAATTCATTGTCTTCTCCTTTAAGCTTATTTATAAATACATCAATAAGAGGATACCTTATGGCTAATATAGTACGTTGCGAAATGCCTGATGGAGTCCACCGATTTAAACCTTTTACCGTAGCTGATTATCGTGATTTTATTTTGATTCGAAATGATATGAATAACAAATCACCTGAAGAGCAAAAACAAATTTTAGATGAGTTACTAGAAGAATATTTCGGTGAGTACCCTATGTCATGGCGACCATACATGTTTATTGAACTGTATACGTCATCTCTCGGCAAGACCAAAATTCCTATCCGTTACACTTGCAGTAAGTGTGAAAAAGATAGACAAGTTTTATTTAATTTGAAGCAGACTAAGTTAGATAACCCTACAATTGAAGTGGCTGGCTTGAAACTGACCTTCAAATTCCCTGAAATAGAATATCATGATAAATCTGAATTGATTTTGAATACCCTCCAAACCGTAGAAGATGAAAACGGGGTTTATAATTGGGTAGACCTTTCTGAAGAGGACCAGTTAGCTGTAATAGATGCTATAGACTTATCTACTTTAGAGGATATAGTCAAACAAACCAGCCCTATTCATTTCGAACTCAAGTATGGATGCTGTAATCGTAGAACAATTACGTATACCGATATTTTAGAAGTGTTTAAGCTTATAGTCAATCCGGATGAGATATTTTTATTTTACCAAATAAACCATTTACTGGTAAAGAACAATTATTCGTTAGAAAGCATTATGCAGATGATTCCAATCGAACGCGGTATTGCTTTGTCTTTGGTTGAAAAGGACCTTAAGAAATGAGTTCAAAAACTATGCAGCGTGAAGGCTTTCCTAATATTAGTATACGCCTTTACGAAGATTATGACGCCTGGTTAGAGCATCGTTTTGTTGAACTAGGCGCGACATTTACTACCCTAACAATGCGAGACGGGCTTTACGGTAGTAATGAAGGATTGCTCCAGTTTTATGATGCAAAAAACCTTCATACCAAAATGGATGGTGAACAGATTATCCAAGTTTCCGTTAAGAACGCCAACTCAGAACGTACCCAATCAAGAATTTATGGAACCAAGCATTTTGCCGTAGGAGTGGATTCTAAGGGCGATAATATCATAACAATACAACTCGCCCCGATCCACTTTTTAGAAAATCTTAAATTCGGACGTATGTTTTTCCCTAGTGTTCAAGAAACATTAACTGAAATGATTGGGGTTATTTACCAGGACCGACCGCTTCTTGCCCCACCACTGAACGGGATAAACGTTTATGTTCCTAATGTCCCGTGGTGTGATTCTATGGATAGATATATGGAGTTTGTACGAGAAGTCGGTATGGCCGTTGAATCTGATAAATTTGTATTTGTTTGGGAAGATATAGATGGTATTTCTATTATGGACTACGAATTTATGGTTAATCAAGAGCCGATCAATTTTGTAGTAGGTGAGCCTCGTTTAATAGGACAGTATGTCCAAGATATGGACACTCCTATTGCATTTGATTTTGAGTGGCTAACTAAAGCTAACCAACATAGCCGAAAACCATACGAAAACGCCACAGTATACGCCCATTCGTTCTTAGATAAAAACGCTACACGAATTACTTTTGGAGACGGGCAAAACAGTATATTAGTTTCTCGTTCCGGTGGATATTCTGATTATACATATCGAAACGGATTTGAAGAAGCCGATAGATTAGTTACTATGGCCCAGTATGATGGATATGCTCATTGCAAGGTATACGGGAACTTTGAATTAACCCCAGGTGATAAGATTAATTTCTATGACCCTAAAAACCAATTCCAGTACGATTTTTATGTAGACGAAGTTATTCATGAAGTGAGTAACAATACATCAATTACAAACCTTTATATGTTTACCAATGGTAAGCCTATTAAGATTGAAGAACCACCGAAGGTTAAAAATGAACTTAAAACTGATACTCCCGATCAAGAAAATAACGCTGGGTGATAAAGAGATTTCTATTCCTAAATTAGGTCTTAAACACCAGAAATTGGTTAAAGATGAAAAGGACCCTTATAAAGCTCTTCATATATTAATGGATTCCATTTATAAGGGTTTAACTGCAGCAGAAACTGATTTTGCTGCACTCCATCTTTTAGAATTCAACGGACGGCTAAAAGAAAAAGTAACCAAAGACGGGTTTACATATAATCTAAATGACCTTTATATCTGTCAACGTCTTGAATTCCAATTCCAAGGTAAAACGTTTAAATTTAAATCACACAATCCATTCCAAACATTTGGTCCTGTTGATAGTGTACTACAATCTCTTTATCTTGGTGATGATGTACCAGATTTTCTGGATATGCCTGCCTTTGTTGCGACATGGGCCGACGATATAACTTCTACTGTAGCTATCCCTGGTCCTAATGGTCCTATTAAAGGATTGCTTAAAATCATGGATATCTTAAATGAAGAATGAATCTAATCAGAATAGTTTTCGTCGCAATAAACTGATTGAAGAAATGGCTCCTCAGCGTCGTGCTGAGGCGCTAGCCCAAACTCAGAACGACGAATTAGGGAATATAACAGAAGCTTTATCAGAAACCCAGGCGACGTCTGAATTGCTCTCTGAAGTTGTTGAAACAAAGTCTAATCAGATTATTAGTTCTGTAGACCGAGTAGATAAAAGTGTCCAAGATGTTGTCGCCGGAACAGAATTAACAGCTGAAGCTATATCAGAACAGACCCAACAATCTAAAGCTCTTTCAGACGCATTAAACGAAAAGATTAATAAGCTTTCTAATATGTTGGAGGCTAAATTTTCTGGTATTTCTATACCTCCAGAAGGGAGCTCGCTAAAGGTTATTGAGGACTCTATTCCAGAAGAACCTAAGGCCGAAACTCCTAAAGTCCCGGCAGTTATTGAAGATATTCTCCCGCCGGAAGATAATAAACCTGATGCTGAATTTGTACCAGAGCCTCCTAAAAATTCGGATGAAGGTGGAGAAGGTGGTAAGAGTTCTCTTTCTGATAAAATTGAAGCCCTTACAAAAATAACCGAAAAAGGATTTAAAGCTTCTGTAAGCGTAGCCGATAGAATTTCAGGTATGCTTTTTAAGTATACCATTACTGCTGCCGCTGAAGCAGCTAAACTGGCCGCTGGTCTGGTCCTTTTAATATTTGGTATAGATGCCATTAGAGTTTACTTCCAATATTTTATGAAGCAATTTGAAGCCGGTTGGAAAGAATTTAATGAAAAGTTTAAAGAGTGGGGACCCGTACTTGAAGGATTAATGACTTGGGCCAAGAATGCTGAAGCCATGTTTAGTGAAGGAAATTGGCTAGGCCTGGCTGAAGCTATTATTCGTGGTATGGTTAATCTTACTAAAAATATGGCACAACTTTTAATGCTTGGTATTTCTAAGTTGATTTCAGCTATTTTAAGTAAAATACCTGGTATGGGTGATTTAGCTGAAAATGTAGAGGCGTCCGCTTTAATGTCGTATCAACAAAATACAGGAGCCACTTTAGATGACGAAGACCAAACTAAAGTAGCCAAGTACCATGATAGACGTTCAGCAGAGGCTTTAGAAACAGCCGAGAAAATGAATAAGAAGTATAAAGATAAACCTGAGCTTATAAACCAGGCAGAGAAATACGGTAACCTTACCAAAGAACAAGCTGACCAGTTACGTGCAGGTGGTATTGACACAAGCTTCCGCGATCTCCCTGAAGAAGAACGTTTGGACTATTTCAAGAAACGTGATAAAGCCCAGGCTGATATTATTCGTTTAACCCAAACCGCTGATAATATAATGAAGCCTGATTCTAAAGATATCGAAAACGCTAAGGCATTTAAAGCGGATATCGAGAAACAATTAGCCGACCCTATTATGGCTAAAGGTGGAGCACCCAAAGACCTTAATATTCAGCAATTACTTGATAAGATGAATAACTCTTTAGAGAAATTTAATGATGCTGAAAAGCCTAAACCTGCTTCTGTAGCTGAAGCCCCTGAAACAGCTCAAGCTAAAAAGGTTGACGAGCAAATGAGAGCAAAGGAAAATGCTAAATATAGTCAGCAAGCTCCAACTCAAATAAATCAGCAAACGAATATCAAGAAAACGAGTAAGACTAGTTATAATTTACCACCACAGTCTTCTACTCCTGCCCCTGGTATGCGTCAAGCTACTAAAGTTAATTAGGATTGATAATGAAAGTAAAAGAAATTGACATTGACGTAGCCTCCTTATTTAAAGGAGGTTCAAAAACCTCCGCGGGACAATCTAAAGCTAAACCGGTCCAAACTACGGTAACAGCCCAGTATCCAGCAGAGAGGGCTTCCGGTAATGATACTTCTACAGATATGGTACTAAACGATTTATATAAAAATGGTTTACTTTTTACAGCATATAATTTTAGCTCTCGTGTATCACCCGATTTGCGTAATGACCGTTCGAGCCAAATGACTAAAAAGTTTTCAAAAGCCGCTAATAAACTTACCGGTAATACTGGTGGGTTCAGTGCGGTTAAAAACTTGTTTAGTAGCAACTCTAAAGGAGTAAAATTTGATAGCCAGGCTTTAGCAAACATTTTACTCCCACGTTCCAAGTCTGATGTGGATTCGGTCACCCATAAATTTAATGATGTAGGCGAATCATTAATTACTAAAGGCGGTGGTACTGCTACAGGTATTTTGAGTAACGTTGCTAGTACGGCGGTATTTGGTGCATTGGAATCTGTAACTAATGGGGTAATGGCTGATTCAGGAGAACAGATATATACCACAGCTCGTAGTATGTACGCAGGACCTGATAACCGTACTAAAGTATTTACTTGGGAAATGACCCCTAGAAATGCTCAGGACCTTATCCAGATTATCAAAATATACGAAATCTTTAATTATTATTCTTATGGCGAAACAGGCAACTCCGCCTTCGCAGGTGAATTAAAAGAGAAGATTGACACATGGTACAGGTCTACATTTAAAAAAGAAGCTATTGATAACTTTGATGGTAAGCTATTAGGAGAAGGTATTACAAGTTTCCTTTCCAATGTTATTGTAGTAAGTAACCCAACCATTTGGTATATTCGAAACTTTGGCGATACAAGTTCATATGACGGGCGCGAAGATATTTTTGGGCCGTGTCAAATCCAGAGTATACGATTTGACAAAACTCCCGATGGGCATTTTAATGGTTTGGCTATTGCTCCTAACTTACCATCTACATTTAGTTTAGAAGTTACTTTCCGTGAAATCATTACTTTGAACCGTGGCTCACTTTATACGGAAGGATTCTAATGTATACTTTACAAGAATTTCAGAATCAGGCAATTAATATTGACCTACAAAGGAATAACCTGTTTAGCGTAGTATTTGCTACAGTTCCTTCTTCTAAATCCCAAGCGCTCCTCGACCAGTTCGGTGGAGCTTTATTTAACAACATCCCTTTAAATACAGATTTGTTGGGTATTACACAAGGAGAGTTGACTCAAGGTGTTACGACATTAGTGACAGCGGGCACTCAGAAGTTGATTCGTAAGTCAGGCATAAGTAAATATCTGATTGGTGCTATGTCATCCAGGGTTGTGCAGAGTTTACTAGGTGAGTTTGAAGTCGGGACTTATCTTATGGATTTTTTCAATATGGCTTATCCTACTGCAGGGCTTTTAGTCCATGCAGTTAAAATCCCGGATAACACGTTGAATTATGAAATGGACCTTAACCATAACTCTCCTAATATAAAAATCACCGGAAGAGAATATTCCCCATTAGTATTAAGCTTCCGTATGGATTCTGAAGCTGCTAACTATCGTGCTTTTAATGATTGGGTCAATAGTGTCCAAGACCCTATTACGCAGCTAAGAGCATTACCTGAAGATGTTGAAGCTGACATCCAAGTTAACCTTCATTCTCGTAATGGATTGCCGCATACGGTAGTAATGCTTAATGGATGCGTTCCTGTTAGTGTTTCATCACCGGAATTATCCTACGACGGTGATAACCAAATTGCTTCGTTTGATGTTACATTTGCTTATAGAAGTATACAGACAGGTGCAGTTGGTAAACAAGCTGCTTACGAATGGTTGGAAGATAAAGTCCTTAAAGGTGTAGCGGGTCTAAGTGAGAGTAACTCATTAAGTTCTTCTGTAGCTAAATTGAGTAGACTTTCAGGAGCTTCTAGTGGATTGACTGGATTGGTTAATACATTTGGCGGGCGTGCTATCAATAACGGAATATCAAGGTTGTTATAACAAAAAAGGAGAGCGTATGCTCTCCTTTAGGGGTTTACTTACGGAACGAAATGAAACCTGCTGCAGTCATTAAGGGTTGCTTTTTAACAAATACAGTAACTGAAATAGGAGCTTCGGATTCAAGCTGACCTGTCACTACACCATTAAAGATGTTTTCGGTTTGCTCAGGTTGTGAAAAATTTTCAACCGGGCGTAAGTCGAACTGCTTGTCTTCACCGAAAACACGACGTAATTCATTACCTACTGCACTGTCGAACTCTTCAGAAGCCGGGATAACGTTTTCAACTACCAGTTCTTGACCATTAAAGCGGAATGATGATTTCATAATGTTCTCCTCATGTTTGTGTAAGGTAATAGTACCACATCCTTGTGGTGTTGTAAACTGTTATCTGAATTTTTCCGGAAGGGCATTGATATCAGTCAATGCACACAGGATTTTATCAACTTCGTTATCTGAAGCTTCTTTAGATTCTGTAAGGAACCCAGAGAAAGATAATGTTTTGTTTACTGGTTCCAACTTACCGGATTCCAAGAACAAATCACCGTCGTAAACTACTTCGCTTTCGGCGACGATACGGTCCAGGTCCATTACTTCACACTCTAACAAGAAACGGTTAAAGGATTTAGACAGGCTAGCCGTAGTGGTCTTGTTAACTCGCAGTGTAGTACCACGTGGCAACAGAACTTCAGCCTCTTCAGGGTATTCAGACAAACTACCTGGCATAATAACCTTAATCTTCTCAATACCACGAATAACAAATGAGATATCAATCTTAGAATTACCTTCGGTTTTCAGTGCATTAGTTACTGTCTGGTTAGCATCTTGTGAACGCCAATCATCAGAGAATGCATGACCATCAGTATAAGTAGACGAGAAGTCATCTAATGTGATACCCATACCATTGCCGGACATTTGTCCAGGAACGTTACTAAAAATGTTAGGCTTCAACGAAGTAGAAACATAGTTACGGAAGTAGAATGTACGGCCTGTAATATTGCGACGAAGAGTATTAGAATCACCACCCTGACCACGATAAACCGTAGTACCCTTAGGCAAAGTTACACCTTTAGAGAACGCGCTATCAAGTTTCTCAATTTCACCTTCAACAAACTTAATGGAAGTATCCTCATCAGGAGTACCAAGCAAGAACGTGTTAATATCATAGAACGAGTTCATACAATATTCTGATACAGCCTGTTTTTCTTCCTTGGTAAGGTCTGCTTCTGGTTCAACGTTCTGGGCCACTTCATACGAATTGGTAAAAACATCATCAATCATCTGAGTAATAATAGCCATAGGACGTTGAAGAGCCTGGGCCTTAACATCTACATCTACCGAAGAACCTGCAGTAATTTCACGAACAATTCTTTGCATGATTTCGTACGAGTTTGTAGTATCAAGATTTTTAAATTCTTCAGCCATCAATCTAACGATGTCAGAAGGGTAATTTCTGGTACGTAGCTTACCTTTAGCTTCGGATAATGCATCCATTAAAGAAGATACTTGAGGTGATAAACCGGAACTAGACGAAATATTAATATAAGCCAATTCAGATTGGGTTTTCTTAGCAAAGGTCTTCATAGAGGCTTCAAATGATTCGAATTCTTTAGATTTCTTACCATCTGATTTATATAAAGGAACTTCGTCATCATACTTAGCAAAGATTTTAGCAGTCTCTGCATCGGCCTCAATATTTTCAGGAGTAACTGCGTATTGAGCCGCAATAGTAGCACGAACGTTTAATTTAGTACGAGAGATAACAGCCTTATCGGTACGCTTTTCTTCAACCTGCGCTACAGAAGCTACAACGGCTTCAACCTTACTTACGGCTTGGCCAGTTTTCTTGGAAACATAAACTTCGCCAACTTTAGAATCAACTTTAGTATAAAGGTCAGCATCAATTTCCGGCATGCCTTTGATGTCTTCGATATTCGCACCACGACGTACTAAAAGAACGTAAGTATGTTTACCGCTGAACTGGAACATATCATTAACAACTTTAAACTTACCACCTGTACGAGCCATGGCCAAACGAGCCAATACACGTTGTACAGTAGGACCCTTACCTTTCATTTTCTTAGTAGGGAAACGGAACAGAACTGCATCCATTTTAAGTTTATTTACTTGTTCATATACCGTATCGAAAATAGTATTCAATGCACCAAGTGGGTCAGAACCAAGTCCACCTTTGAGTTCAGCCGGGGCACCTTTGCTTGACAAACTCATTAGAATAACATGAACATATTTGTCACCTGGCTTAACCATTTTAACTGCGTCTCCTTGAGACGCATAAGATACCATACGAGCCACAAGGTTATCATTACCTGGTGCTTGGATAGAGAAAATCTGTGGGATACCGGAACCTGGTTTAAGATTTGTTACTGGATAGTTTTTAGCTGAATCACTATCAAAAACTTCGTTTAAATTTTCCATTATTTACCCTTGGATGAATTTTTCTGGCATATCATTAAGATTCATACATGATGCTAAAAGAGGTAGTACATCAAACTTAGTTGATTTTACAAATGAGTCAAAAGATACAGGGTTTTCGGTAGTATCGAAATCATCTTGATACACAACCAATTCACCGGTTTCCATTAACATGTTTCCATCATATACTACTGACTCTTGAAGCTCATCTGATGTCATAACTTCGGCTTGAACTAATTTATTATTAGTTTTAGAAGTACCGTCGTTATAAGAAGCATCTGTTATTTTATTAATTTTGAGCATTAACCCACGTGGAAGAATAATTTCCATTTCGTTAGAAGGAGCAAGACCTGCACCAGGGAACACCACGTTTATTTTGTGAGCACCTGAAATAGCCCAACCGATACCAACTTGGTCGTCATTAGACTTAACAAGTCCTTCATCCGATTTGTCTATGGAAACATCTAAACGGACTTCATCAGGCAGAGTACCTACTGAAGCATCTGTCATCCAAGTACCAAAAATATTAGGATATAAAGATGTAGATACAAAGTTTCTGAAATAGAATACCTTGTTTTTAACCATTGCTTCGTAAATAGGTGGAATCATTTTCTGGGAACGATACAGTGTAATTCCTTCTGGTAATCTATCACCATTTTTAAAAGCATCATCTAAGTTATCAATAGCTTTTTCGATTTCCGGGCCAGTCAAAATACTAGAACGAACTTCTGGATTGTATATACCTAAAAGTGCATTGTTCATATCTTCATAACCGGAACCAACATACTCACGGATACCACGTTTTTGTGCTGGAGTATACTGGGTTTCATCTCGGTTATCAACAATAGAGAACATTGTCCAACCGGCAGCCAATGCAAATCCACGAATTTCTTTTTTAATGACCTTAGTCTTAGCGACGTTCCAAGAGCTTTCAGACAATTCCATGGCTACAGTATAATCTAAATTAGAATGTTTAGCAAAGAATTTTCCTAACCAGGCACCTTTATATTCTTCAAGAACTTCGTTTAGTACTGAAGCAAAACTGCTTAATGCATCCATAGACGTTATAGGCTTACCGTGGATTTTTTGGAATGCACGAACTTTAACATCATGGTCGACTTCTTTTATTTTGCTTTTAGTTACTATTCCGCTATCGGCAAAGGCATCACCAACACCATTTATATTTGTAACTGTATTAAGAACACTTTCTAAAGAAAACGATGCGGTAGAAATAGTAGATAATTCGTTAGATTGTGGAATAAGTGGCGCGGTAGCAGGTTTACTTAATTCGGATGCAGAAGCTTCAAATTTGGTAAACATAGGTGTTTCAAAACGCGCTGATTCTAAGGATTGCGACATAGCAATAGCACGTCGTGAAATCTTGGTCTTAGTAATAACGGTTTTATCTGTACGGCGTTCTTCAACCTTAGCAATACTACCTGCAATAGCGGTTTCTTTAGTAACCTGTACACCTTCTTTTTTGCTTACATAAACATCACCAACATCAGAATCAACTTTAGTATAAAGTTCAGCATTAATTTCTGGAATACCTTTGATGTCTTCAATATTAGCTTGTTTACGGACAACTAAAATATAAGTATGCTTGCCAGTGAATTCATACATGGCAGGAACTACTTTAAAACGGCCACCAGTTTTCTGTGCAACTAAACGTTGAATAAGGCGCTGTACGATAGGACCTTGTCCTTTCATTTTCTTAGTAGGAAAACGGAACATAACCGCGTCCATACGAAGTTTTTTAACTTGCTCGTATACTACATCAAAAATGGTATTAATAGCATCAATAGGAGTTGCTCCTAAGCCACCTTTTAATTCGGCAGGGGCGCCTTTGGCTGACAGACTCATTAAAATAACGTGAGCATATTTGTCGCCTAATTTAACTTGTTTGATAGCATCACCTTCAGATGAATATGACACCATACGTGCTACCAATTGAGACTCAACGCCGCCAATCTTCCAAATCTGTGGTACTTTAAGTTTCGGGTTCAAGTTTACAGTAGGTAATGTACCTTCAGACTCGAACACTTCATTTAATTGGGTCATAATAATTCCTCTCTAATAACCTTATTTATGCCATAAAGGGCCCGAAGGCCCATATCAGTATAGTGGAACAATAGGGACTAAAGTTCGATATAGCTCGAAATTATATCCTTTTTCATATTTTGATAACTTTCCTGCAAATACTTCAAACTCATCACGCGAGTTGAAATCAAGGATAGTCGTTGTTACAGAGGTAGAAACTTCACCAGAGCCGTTACCACCTTGACGTTGTGCAATAATAACTAATTCTAAATAAGCTTTCATATTAAAGTCCTGTCTGAGACCAATCACCAAATACGTCTTCAAACGTATCAGCTTCTGTTTTATCAAATCGCCAACCTTTAATGATTGGAAGGAAAATACCTACAGTATCAGTACGTCCTTTAGAATGAACCCAACCATTGCATTCACAATCAGCAATACGTCCAATCAACTTACCTTCACGTGCTTGTTTCATAAGAAGTTCACGGTCTAAATCAGGACGGTCTTCCAATGGAATCAACACCTTTTTACCTGATTTATCTTTCTTATGGGTAGTATCTTTAAAGCCGGAACCACAGTCACTTGTAATTCGACGACAACGTGATACTAACTCGACACCACCAAGTTTGTTAGGGTCTTTAGAGTGTTCATAATAACCTACTACTTCTAAAGCGATATCGATTACTTCTTTGAACTTGATAAGATTCTTAGAACGGCGGTTTTCCCAGTAGGAGTCCATGTTCTTAAGGATAATACCTTCCAGACCTTGGTCGACGTATTTTTTATAAACGACTTTAGCTTCAGCCAAATTGTTAACCCATTGGTTTTCAATAGCTTCAACACGTGTTGTACCATGCAATACGACATTATGAGCAACCATAAGTTCTAAGGCAGTAAAGCGTACATCATACTTATCGCCTTTAATTTTACCTTCAGAATACACTACATCTAACGGAACGTAATCCCACGCCTGTAATACCATGCCAGCAGCTTCAGTAGCAGAAATAGTTCCTTGAAGAGCTTTGTTAGCCAAGCCGTTTGATGTAGAACGATCGGCGACGGTTTGGAATTCCTTTGCCTTACTTAATTCAGGGACTTCTTCATCAAACATGCTAAACAAGTCATTGGATGTTTTAGGTTCAACCTTAGGGGTATGGTAAACTAATTCACCATCAATCATAACACCATTAGGATGACGTTTACGAGCTTCTTCAGTCATCACCATTAATTCGGCTGCCAAAAGATTAAGTCCTTGGTATTCATTACCACCACGGGTAAGGAATGTAACACCCGAATCACGTACTTCAGCAAAGCAACGGGCCCCATCAGCTTTTAATTGAGCAAATGCGGGCCATTTAATATTTTTCTTAATCAGAGCTTCATCATAAGAACTAGCCAACATCTGAGGTTGTTCAGGGATTAAACCTTTCCAAACCTTGTTGGCAATAGAAATCGATGCACCACATTCAAGGTCCCGCATCATTACTCGACGTAAAACCTCAGCATCCGGACCCTTGGCATCAGCAATAATTTGGGCAAGTTCTTCAATAGCCGCATTACCTGTAATCTTACGGGTGGCTAGTGTGAACTCAGCGAAATCAAGAAGGTCTTCAAGTGTAATCATACCAAAGGATTGAGACGTAAATCCAGGTTCTGGCCACTTTTTAATACCGTAGTTTAATCGACGCGTATAAGCCATACGATAAACACGTTTAAGAAGCTCATTATCCTTTTCACGAGCAATAATAGCTTCTTTAGCTTTAGTAGAATCAATAGCAGCAATTTCGTTTAAAATATCTAAAATCATTTTACCGTCCTTACAGTTTGTGTACTTCTATTATAAGCTACTTCATCTAAAAGCTCATTTAAAGTTTTGTGGTACGATATAATACGCTTATCTTTAATATCGTATTCAGTAACATACATAAATCCACGCCGAACACATTGGATAAAGATATCTTCATCTTTGGCTTGGAAATATACAGGGTTCAATCGAAGGAATTGTCTAAGGTTTCCATAATCATGGGATTTAGGGGTTCCATCAGTAATAGTATGAACAACAAACATATTAACCTCGAGCAACCCATTCAACAGCCGTATTATTACGAAGAGATTCGATAGCTGCTATATCGTCCCACGAATTAACCTTTACTGCTAAATTAGGTTTAAAGTCACGTTCACCACGGGCTAACCAATAAACTTGGATATCCATAAGAACATTAGATGCAGCATCACAGTGGTGAGCCAAATCATCGACATAAAACTTAATACGCTTACCATATGTATTTTTAGCTCTTACGAACAGGTCTTCTTTTGATTCTGAATGGCCACACATCAGAATCTCCTTGAATGCACCAGGGAACAAAGCATTCAAATTGAATTGTCTATTCAGCAGGGCATCAATTGAGTCGCCTAGCGCAGTCACGGCTACAAAATCGAAGTCTTTTTTGAGCTTGTTGATGTGTTTTAATGCGTCCATATAAGGAGACAGATAACGAATGAAATCTGACTGATTGTATTTCTCGATTAAACGAGCGCCTAATTCGTTGTCACAATTAAACAGCTCACCTGGAGATAAGAAACGTTCGTCCTGAATCATATTCAAAATATGTTCTAAAGGCAAATTATATTTCTGAGCGAAATAAGGCAAGCCGGACTGCCAACTTAAACATACTCCATCGATATCTGTTAAGATAACTGGTTTCATAATAAATCTCTCAATTTGTTTAGGATGTCGATAAACTCTTTTTCAGTTAGTATTGTATCACATTCTGTAAGGTGGCTTGCCATAGAATGCTTTAAAACTTTACCTTTTGTAGCTTGTAAGGCGTCACGGAATCCTTTGTTTTGGAGCGCTGCTTCAAAATATGCACTTGTATACAACTCTTTCCATGCTGCAGAGTATCTTGAAAAGGGAATTCCAAGCCAGAAAAGCGTCCCACGGTCCACAGCTCTTGCATAAGCTCTTCCAGTTTGTTGTGCGACCAGTCCGGACATCCCAAATATACGTTTTTGTTGTTCATAATTTCTCACCTTGCACCCTTGGAGGAAGCCTTCAAGACCTCCAAACTGGATACCATCCATAACAAAAGGCCATTTGGCAAAGTTACTTAATGCACATGATGGCCACGGGAAATTGCTTCTGATTTCTAACTCAGACATCTTTGACACTTATAATATCGATATCACACCAATGGCCATAACCTGGTAGACGGTCTTCAACAGATAAACCGCTGACATATTTGAGCATCGTTGTTTTCATTATAACAGGTTCAATATCTTGACCGCCTGGGCGAACATCAGTCACACGATAAGTCACTTCGACCATTTCAGTACCTAACAATTTCTGAATCAGTTTCTTAAACATATTATCCTCGCTTTAAATATTTGATTACAGACAATTCTTGTCCCATGCGTACGTCTTCAGTTCCGTCAACCCACAGGACTGCATAGGCTTCTTTAATTACTTTACCGTTAATTTTAAAAGCAGGTAAAACCTTTGAAATCATTCCAGGAATACCTATGCCTTTTAACTGGACTGTTTGTGATAAAAATAATTTCATGTTAGCCTCAATATTTCATTTGGAAGCAACGTGGCTCGTCACATTCAATAAAGAACTTACAGTCTGCAGCAGAAATAATGATTCGCTCATCTTGACGGGCATCTGTTTTGATAGATTTCATATCATAAGACACGTTATCATCTGGTATATAGATTTTATACACGTCGCCATTATGGGCGAAATCAACACGGAACAGCTCTAGACCTATTAAATCAGTCACAAGACTGTTTATAGCGTAGAACTCATCAAGCTGACTAGTAGGCAAACAATACCATTTACCTTCAGTAAACTCTAACATAATTAACCTCAATATTTCATTTGGAAGCCGTATGGCTTAACGTCACCGCCATCCATATTTGATGTATTAATTTCGCTGGCATCAACCATGGAAATATCAACATCATTGCGCAGTTTAACGATTGCTAGAGTATCGCGACCATTTACAGTGCGGAATTCTAGTGGACAAACTACATCAACATAGTTCTTAATGGAATCGCGTGTTGGTTCACACCCAGCAGGAACATTAGGGCCTTTTTTAGAGAAAACAACTTCACAGAAATTTTTACGAGTATCGAAATAAGTGGTCATAAACATAATATTTTCCTCAAGGAGGCCGAAGCCTCCATTTAAGATTAGATATCAAACTCGTTAAGAACTACATCAAAGATTGCTTCAAGATGTTCAGGTTTAGCTCGGTTACTCAGAATATGTCGAATCCAAGTTTTAACTAAGAGTTTACGATTATCACCGTTCCAACAAGGATGAGTGCCTAAATCGCGTTCACGGAAATCATCATCTAGAGCGATTTTAAAGTTGGAACCTTCCTTAGTGATTGAAAGAGTGATACCGTTTTCAAATCGCATATAAACGTAGTTAGGAGTCATGCACTGCTCGATTTCACATACTGAACCGTTTTCATGTTTCCACAGGCAAATAACTTCAGAAGAACCAGCGATACCATTAGAAACATATTTACGTTCGAAGTTGATGTAGTTCATTTTATTATCCTTTGGTTTGTTTTCGTATTATTTGGTACAGGTCTATAATAACACAACCTGTACCAAAGTAAAACATTTATTTCACAACATTCCAATTTTTCATATCAAGTTTACCAACTTTTTTCATCTGAGTAATCAGACGTTCGGCACGCTCACGAGCAGTAACATAATAGAATTCACCGATTTTGTTTTCTTCAATACGACCTGTAATTACAGTTTTCAGTTCGTAAATCCAACCTGTAAAGAAGTTGTGAAGCTCAATAGTAAAGGTGAAATCAGTACCCATACCTTCAGTGGTTTCAACTTCAATAATATCACCTTCAACTGCTGTCAGGACCCACATGGTTTCTTGATATTCACCGTTGAAACATTTAGCTTTAACAGATGCATTCAGGTTTACAGTTTTCATTTTATTCTCCAGTTTGTTTTCGTATTATTTGGTACATGTCTATAGTATCATGCCTACCGGAGATGTACACCCTTTTTTTAAAGATTTAGAAACAAAAATGGGACTCCGAAGAGTCCCATAACTTATGCAATCACTTTACCGAAGCAAGCAGCATCTGCACGCAATACTGCACGAGCACGAGCTTGAAGCTTATCAACTACCTGATTGATACGCTTGTTGGACGCACGCTTGTAACCAGCGCGTTTAGAGGTCCCGTCAACTACTTTAACTTCTTTCTTAGCCATTATAAAATCTCTTTAAATGAAAATGCAGGACTTATTGGCATTGCCTGCGCAAGCCCTCAAGGGGAACATAGGTTTTGGATATTTAACGACAGGATAACCATAAACCTCGTCATCATACTTATAGCTCTTATCTGTTGCACACCGTTAGCTTAAAGGTTCCGGGTTCGATTTCTCGAGGATAAGATATATACTGATGGGTATATAGGCCTTGAGGCGTACTCCCGATTGGCCATCACCTCGGGGTAGCATGCACTTGCCGCTATAAAATAACATTCAAGAGGTACACCGTAAAACTGCCGGGGTCTTAAAACTATAATGATTCTCAAATCATTAATCAGACAGTTCGACGGCTCCTCGATTTTCTAGCCGCACTAAGGTAGCGAATCACCTAAAACTTATTTAAGGGTAATAACAAAATGACGTACTGCTTTACGAGCTGCAGAAGCCAAAGGCTTAGCAAATTTCAGTTCATCTTTAGCTTCCAGCTCAGAAGCCAGGGCAGCCTGTACCGGGTTCAGATGTTTGAAATAACGCAGGATTTCCAGTGCTTCGGCTTCAACATCAATAGATGCGCCATAGTTTTCGTGACCGTTGTTCCAAGCGTTGCGTTGCAGTTCAAGAGCGTGATTCAGATGTTTGTTCATTTTAGTTTCTCAATTCGAGATAAAGATTGGTGGACACGTTCTTCTGAATTTCACTTCCTTTCGGCAAGTCTCTCAGTTGTAGTCCACCGCTTAGAATTGTTCGGTTAACTTATTATTCCGACACCCAATTCATATTATTATTTATATCACTTATAAAGACACGGAATAGCTTTATAGTGACAAGTAACGAATTTCTGTTTAATTTCTTTAGGCTGTTTAATACCTAATGCAACTAATGGATGAGGCACGTTAGCAATCTTACCGACAGGAAGTGGGGTCAAATCACCTACTTCACAAAAATCTTCAGGGACATCAGGTCCTACAGAATAAACTTCACAGAGTTCAGGGATTTCACCTTGATGAAGTTTGCCAATAACGATACCTGATGCAGTAGTTTCTTCATCACCAGCTTGTTTTGGTTCGGAAACGAGAATAATATATTCTCCGACCGCTTTAATAGGAAGTTCCATATTTAATCCATGTTGTTTTGTTGATAAGATAATATTATCACATTATTCTTAAAGCATATTACATGACAAGCAGAGTTTCAGTCTGGAGCCCATTAACAGAAACCAGTTTATCGAAACGGAACGAGCGCCATTCGTTGAGCTTAGTATCAAATACCCTGATATAGCTAACAGGTTCTTTACTAGCTTCCGGCCTAGGGGCCTGGATTTCTTTATATGGGAGCAGGTCCAGGTCGCGAGTACAAGTCATACGACGGACACTGCCATCTGCTTTTTCAAACAGAACTTCATGAAAGCCGACAGACAAGATAGTCTTGACTTTTTCACGAAGACGGATAGTTTCTTGTTCAGTTAAAATCATAATTATTCCAAGACAGTTTTAATAGTGGTTGCATTACGCTCTTTTAGAGCCCTTAATAGGTTATGGCAATTATCAAGAATAGGCACCGTTTTATATTTCATGTCGGCATAAACCCACTCAGATTTATAGTACGATTTCCACCGAGAGAAAAAGTACTTTTTGTATTCTACTGAAAAGGCTACTAAGCTTTCGCCTTTTGAGTTCAGACCTGAAAACTTAACTATTCGAAATTTCATTATTCACCACAATAGTTTTGAATTGATTCCCAGTTCAGAGAACGGAGACCTGTACGGTTATACTGGATAACTTCAATCCCTGATTCACGGAGGATATCATCCCATCCTTCAGGATTTCGGTCATAGAGTTCAGCATAAACCAATGTTTTAATTCCGGACTGCGCAATAGACTTAGCACAATCTGCACACGGAGATAATGTCACGTACATCGTAGCTCCGTCAATAGAACTTCCGGTACGGGCCGCAAACAAAATAGCGTTCAGTTCGGCGTGGATTTCATTTTTAGATGACCATGCGGCATGAGCCATACGATGTTCTTTAAGAAGAATTGATTTATGCGACATTCGTGCCGTGTCATACACAACCCGAGTCCAGTCTTGTTCAGCCGCATGGTCACAACAGTTAACACCACCGGAAGGCGAACCATTATACCCTGTAGAAATAATACGGCCATTCTTTTCGATAACTGCACCCACTTTCCATGAACAACATTTTGATTCTTGAGAAATCAGATATGCAATCTGAAGGTATGTGCTTGCTTTCATTACATCACCATGATATAGGCAGATTTATCAGTTTCAACACGATATAATTCATGTCGCAATTTCGTGATTGATTTAACACGTGAGGTTAATATACCATAACCATCTTTAAAGCGTTTTTTCTTATCAAAGAATACCACGCCTGCTAATGAATTACCGATTTCAACTGGTAACATAGTCAACAACACGCCATCATAATCAGCTGGGCTAATGCTTTTAAACAAAGTATCATTCATCAACAAAGCCCGGATAAGTTGTATAGCACCATCAGAGAGACCGCGATGGTCTCCATCCTTGTCTTCCTGTAATGCAGTGGTAATAGCTTCTACTAAACTAATCATTGAATGTACACTCGCTGAGCTTCGACCAAACCATCAGAACCGAGTTTCAACTGGGTAATCTGGTCGCCATCTTTAGGATTAACAATAACTAGTACTGCACGTGGTGATTCCTGGATTACACGCAGAGTCGCATCCGGAAAACGTACAGAAACCTTATTAATCAGGGCCTGAGCAAATTCTTTAACTTTAACGTGAAACTGCTCTACAGTAATAGGTTGTTCGCTCAGCATCAGATAGTCTCCAACTTAAGTTGTCTTGTAGTGGTAGCTTGGGTAACGTCGCCTTTGACGATATAACACACTTGTTGGAACGAATTAATCAAAAGCTCCTCGGCTTGTCGATCAGCTTGTTCCTTTGTGTTATGGCGAGAATGAACTGTAATCTTACCATTTTTAACTACAAGCACTTTCCAGTCGGCAGTAGTTTTTACAGGTTTAGGCTCATCATTTTCAGGAATACTCACTGATGCCAATGGACGTACCACTTCAATAAAGCATTCAAATTCATGGCCAAAAAAGCCTGCTGAATTAAAAAGAATACTATTTGAATCATCAGGATTACCGGTGATTTTACTCAGGTCAACAAACATCATCTCATCATGTACACGAATTCGGCTTACACTTTCGCGACCATTATGATAATCAATTTCAACTTCAAATGGATTCATACCTACATACTTGGCAAAAGCAGTGTTAAGCCTGTAAGCACCGTTATTAGTGAATTTATTTTTATAATGCTCGCTTATAAATTTGTAAAACTTACGTTCTTCAAAGAACTTACCCATTTCGATTTCCTCATGTGTTGGTAGGACTACTATACCACAGTCCTACCATGGTGTAAACACTTAAATTGCTTCGACAACTACCGTTTGTTTCTGGAAGTCCATTTTGCATGAAATAGCCAAAATATGGTCATCAATTTTAAATGGAACAATTGCAAATGCTGCACCTGGTGTGAGTTGAACAGTGATTGCATCAACTGCATCCGGGAACATGATTTCCAGAATAGCAGACAAACGACCATGCACTTTTAGTTCAGTCGACACGTCTAGGCTTTCGTATAGATAATCAGATACAATCTGACTAAAAACTACTTTAACAATTTCAGAATATGTAGGAAACATTTCTTTTCTCGCTCAGTTATTGGGGTTATTCAAAGGACCTAGACCCATTATAACATAAAAGTTTTAAAGCATTAATGAACGGTATGCACCTTGACATTAACGATAAATCGGTCGATGACTTCAGTCAGCGGAACGAATTCAACATAGTACTCGCCTTTATAACGTTCGTTCAAATCGTTACGCAGTGCAGCCAGGTTATTGATAAGAGCAGGAGACATATTCTGCCCTACCAGTTTCTGAAGCTCTTTATAAGCTTCTTCTTCAACTTCATGATGTTTATTATACATAATGTTCTTCCAAGAAGGCAAGGAGTTCAGGTGCGGATTTAAAAATACCACCATCCACCTTGTCTTCATTATCATAGTCCATTACATCCAGGCCAATACGTCCATCAGTTAAAGGCCATACGCCGAAGTAAAAGCATTTACGTTTTTCAATTTCTTCGATTGTACGAAAAATCTTTTCGATGTTATTCATTAAAAGTCACCCGCGGCGACTTGCCAACATTCAACACCGATACGACGCCACATTTCAACTACTTGAGTACGGTCATCGATAGCTAATTTAACATCAAAATATGGAGCAATTTTTTCCCAGAAGATTTCTTCCTTCACAATATCATCCTTACGGGTATCACCTTGTTCGCGTTGACACTGCATAACCAGAGGCACAGCAGCAAAATCCTCGACCCACTTGCGTGTCATACGATAATATTTCATTGGGTCTTCTTCAGTTCCGCATTCACGACCACTTACTACAATAATCTGATAACCCATAGTGGCATACATTTTGGATAGTTCAACCACCATCGGATTAATGGCATCGGTATCACACTTCTCAAGGTCATAAGGGCTACGGTCCACCATTTTAGCCAGAGTACCATCAACATCAAAAATAACGGCCTTTGGTTTACCAGGAGTCCCTTTATATACTGGAAGACCTAGGTATTCACGCATTCGACTATACATAGAGCGAAGAACATCAATTGGTACTGCTTTTGATCCGCGACGGCTATTGCGTTTGACCAGTTCAGTCCAAGGAACATCGAATACTTGGTATTCAACTTTCCAACCGTGTTCTTTGGCAAAGGTTTTCCATGCCAGACGCCGTTCAGGATTCAGGTTGGTGTCTGAAATAATTACGCCCTTTACCGAATCACCACCGTACAAAATACCCTTTGCAGCATCGAACTGCATACAGGTTACGATACCTTCTTTCTTCTTGGTGTATTTGTATTCGTCACGCTCTTCATGACCCATAATGGATTGACGGTAATCATCACGGTTGACGTTAAAATAACCAGGGTTCTTAGCGATGAATTCACGGGTCCAAGTGCTCTTACCAGAACCAGGACAACCAACAGTCAGAATAATTCTCTTCATCATTTAATTCCTAACAGAGTTTTAAGAAGCTGTATGCGCAATTCAACACGCCCTTCATTTAGTTCCGCTACTGCCTTGTTGCTTGACTTACGGCGAGTATTGGCGGAGATGAACATAATCAAATGCTCTTTAAGTTCCCGCATATCCACACCTTGGGCTTTAGCCGCTTTGCGCAGAGCCTTGCCTGCTTCATCTAAGGCCTGACCGGCGGCTTCGTCATGTTCAGATATTTTCAATCCGTAACATAAATCCACGTAATGGTCTGAACACTTGATATAATTCTCTAATAACTCTTTCATACACCAAGCTCCTTATAAAGTTCTTCGCGACAGGTTTTAAGGATTTTACCAGTTTCATAAGCTGTGCTTTCAGAAACATCACCAAGTGCAGCGGCAGCTTGCATTTGGCCGTGGCGTTTAGCTGCGTATTCAAAACTTTTTACTAGCTCACGAATACGTTCTTTTTCATTGTACTCTTCAATGAATTCAGGGTATTCCCAAACCGGGCGCATCATACGATACCACTGTTGGATGGTAATATAATTACTTCCATTCAAATTAATAATCTGTGAAGGCTCAATAGACCCTGGAGCATAAAAAGTTACCTGTCTTACTACATCAATACCGTCTACAATAGCCCAAGCAAAATCGAAAGTTGCCTTCTTTTCAATCGGCGTGCTTGCACAGGACCCTAGTTTAAGGAGCTTTTGTAATACAGGAGATTTAATACTTGAAATGTATTCAGGCTTAGCCACAAAACTGTTATCACGTAATGTCATAATAATTTCCTCAATTTTTATAATCCGTAGGAGCATTATACTCTGCTCCCAAGAGTTTGTAAACTACTTTCCAAAAAGACCGTGCATACACATGCTGAACACAATTCCGAAACAAAAGAATGCGGCGCCAAATCTAACAGCATCCCAACCACAAACACATGTCTCGATCATTTACACCTCTCCTCTTTTAACCCAGAACGATAATAACATAACATAGATTTCTGGTCTTGTACATATCTTTTTACATCGTTTAACCAAATGCGATGTTCTTGGGAGTCTTCGAATGGCATTCCAACCCAAGCCTTACCATCGATTACCTTGACCTGCCATTTAACCGAATGTTTGGTAATAGATTGTGGCCATGAAGGGTGTAGTTGTTGCTTAGGCGCCACAGGAATATCCTGAGCACACCCGACTAATAAGCCAATAGATAACATTACTGCAGACAATTTAATCATTCTGTGATGCTCCTGAAGTCTTTGGCAAAGGAATCGAAGGAGTTGTTGATTTGTTTTTCGACCAATCCTGGCTTACTTGCCACCACGTGCGCCTTCTTCGAATCTTTACGGAGCTTTTCATTTTCTACCTTAATTTTATCCATTCGGGCGTTCATTTCAGTAGTACGGAATTCAATATCAGCGTATTGGCCATGAAGGTCTTCTAAAGCTTCAGCGTTCTGTTTAGCTGTTTGCTGGGTTGTTTTCAGTTCTTCAGTTAGGGTATCAATACGGCTTGATTGATACGAAATAAGACCGTAAGCACCTACTACAATGGCTCCGGCTAAAAGGTAAATACTTAATTTAGACATTTTGTAATAATCTCGATGATGTCATCACGTGACAGGGAATTAATAAGAACCGTTTTAGGATTTTCACACTGAATTTTGTATGTTTCAAACATCACACACAATTCTTCAGAGGTATGGTAAGGACTTGAAATACCGAGGCGATTAGTTTTATCACCCAGTGGGTCGCAAATCAAATAGAAAGTGATGCCATCGATTTTAACATTAGGTTGACTGATATTAATGAACACGTTGGCATCATATTTGGAAAGGTTGTTCTGAAGGAATTCGACCATAGCATTAACAGCTTCCGGCATGGCTTCACGTTTCTCTTCAGTATAACGAGTAGAATATTCTTTTTGTTTAATTTTCTTTTTAGCATTACGAGCCATCGTAACACGAAGGTCGGTGAGGTAACCAACTGCACGAGAACCTTTAAAAACTTGGATACCGTCAGTTGAGTCACCATAAGCCTTAACAATCATTTCGTTAGTGATAAGTTGCATGTTCATAATGTTCTCCTCATGTTTGTGTAAGGTCATACTATCACATCATGAGGAGATGTAAACTACTCTACCACAATTTCTTTCAAATATTTTTCAGGGATTTGAGCCTTATGATTTTTCAAGAACACAGAGTTAATCTGGTCCATGACTGTATCATAATTAATACCGCCTACGTACGCCTGCATAAGAATAGAGAACAAACCTGGGAAGTCTTTGAGGATTAACTGTCCGGTAACAGCATAGTCCTTACGGTCGCGTCCCTTGAGTTGAGAATAAGCCGCTTCTAACAAGGCTAAAGATTGTTCTAAGTAGTCTAAATGGATACGTTCAAACGCATTGATTTTCTCGATGGCAAATGAATCCGTACTGAACAACCCTCGGAGGTCATCAGTTCCACCAGCCACTACAACTTCAAACAAACGTTCGTTATTGTTAATGGAATCCTTAGTATGATGCAGTGCACTATACCAAGCAGTTTTGAGTTTAAAGAACGTGCCATCTTTAAGCACAAAGATAAAGCCTTCAATACCCTCTTGTTTACGGATATCGCCAACAAAATCGCCTTCAGAGAGTTTGTAGCTTTTAACCAAATGCTTACGCAGAGCACCATCTTTAAACAGTTCAGCGTAAGGGATATACTCGCCTGTTTCGTTATTACGGACGTTCAGTAAGATAAGGTTTGTTTCTTGGTAAGCCAGCACAATACGGTTAGTAGGAGCGACGTACTCAAGGTTGCATGTATATCCTGCTTTAGTAATTTCTTCTAAACGGGCCGCGAAGGCTTCGTTTTCAGGGAGACGAAGGAAACGTAAAGAATCATACACCATCGACGAATGGATGGAGCCTTTAGATTTAACAGAAAGATACTGCCGGTCCATGAAGGTAGAAATCAAGGAACCATCTTCCTTAGCCATAACCAAGTCAATATTTTCTGGCGATAAATCCAGACCAATGGTCATAGGGTTTTCATCGAGATTAAAGAACTTTTGCATAGGACGAGCCGCAATACGTACAGGACCTTGTTCGTCCATTTCAAACATGATGCCTCTGCATTCCAGGGCATCGTCCTCCAACCAATCAGAGTATGAGGCATAGTTATAACTAAAGATGCGATAATTGACTCCTAGCGCACTCTGGAAGTCTTTAAAGAAGAACTTAGATTTAGTTGAGTTTTTAACCAAAGTCATCAAGTTATTATATAATTCAATCATTGCTTTATCCTATGTTGGGTATTCCAAGGTGGATTAAATTTCTTTATGAACATTGGCTCTTCAAGAGACATGGTCTCAACTGACATAGTTCCAAGTTCGTTAGTCATTGACAGATTAAAGCACTGCCGTGCATAGAACTCTACCTTTTTACCCGCCATTAATGCTTCATGAATCAGAATGGACTTAGTCGAATCCGACGTTTGGTCCTTACGATTAATAGCCGTACGATAGTAGTTAATACGCTTACGAAGATTTTTAGTCTTCCCGATGTAGACTAGTATATCATCAACAGCTATAGCATATATGACATTTTGTTTATTTGGAACCGTGATAGGGGCTATAGTAGCATCTGTTTGGAGCTCTAGTGTAACGTACTTGATAAAGCTAAATTCATCTGCGATTTCTTTCATAGCAATAAGGGGCCGAAGCCCCATTCCTTAAAAATATTTCTTGTATGATGCCATTACTTTTTCATCGACATCATTATCAATTTGTGCTACTAAGTAAGAACTGATTTCCACTTCCTGAGGAGCTGCCTGTACTGCATCAGAGTTCAGATATTCACGAATCCAAGGGTAAGGATGTCGAGTAGGGGCATCAGTAATTGGACACGGTAATCCACACTGCTTCATACGCGAAACAGTCAAGTAATCGACAAAAGCACCCATGTTCTGGGTATTTAATCCTGGGCAGGTACCATCTTTGAATAGGTGAGCGGCCCATTCTTTTTCTTGTCGGTTAACTTCCATGAAAATATCAACTGCTTCTTGTTCAAGCTCTTGAGCAATTTTAACCCATTCATCACCGTCGGTACCAAGTTGGAGTTGACGAATAATGTATTGGGTACCCTTAAGGTGAAGCTGTTCATCACGTGCGATGAACTTCATAATCTTGGCATTACCTTCCATGATTTCCATATTCTTGTGGAAGTTAAAGGTGCATGCGAAAGATACGTAAAAACGAATAGCTTCCAATGCATTGATTACGTGGAGGCAGAGATAAAGAGATTTCATCAATGCTCGTTTAGCAATAGCTTCTTGTTTGATAGCTCGTTCCAAACGTTGGTCCGCTTCGGGAGTTTCTTTAGCTAGTTCAATAAAAGCAATTTGGTTTTGCCATTGACGTGTTTTCTCAAGAACATCATCATAATAACGACCGATAGATTCGGCGCGTTTCATAATTGCATCATCTAACAGAATTTCATCAAATACCTTAGATGGGTCTGTATAGAGGTTACGCATGATATGGGTATACGAACGAGAGTGGATAGTTTCACTAAAGGTCCATGTAGCAACCCATGTATCAAGGCTGGGGTCTGAAATCAATGCTTGGAGTGCAGCAGACGGTGCACGACCCTGAATACTATCCAGAAGCGATTGGTACTTCAGGTTATTAGTAAAAATATTTTGCTGGAATTGCGGAAGCTTATTAAACTGAGCGGCATCCATCATCAAGTTAACTTCTTCTGGGCGCCAGAAAAAACTCAACTGCTTTTCACAAAGCTCTTCGAATACTTTATGACGCTGGATATCGTAACGAGCAATACCCAATCCTGAACCAAAGAACATCGGTTCGACTAAAACATCAACTGGGGTGGTATTAAAAACTGTAGACATATTATTCTCATTTGTTAGTGACTCATCCATGAGTCAATTATAATCAGATTTTCTTAAAGCTTACATGCTGCGCAATCATCGGCTTTAGGAGTTTCGATTTCGTAATCGTCAGTACCAGAGCCATCACGGGTATTATGATAATAGAGGTTTTTTCCGCCATAATACCAGAAGTACATCAAGTCGTCAAGCATTACCGACATAGGAACTTTTCCTTTTGGAAAAATCTGTGGGTCGTAATATGTATTAGCTGACGCAGATTGGCATACCCATTTCAACATAATCGCTACCTGAGTCAGATAAGGTTTATTACCTTTCTTAACCAGGGTCCAAGCGTAATCATACAATCCTTGGTTATGTTCTACATTAGGAACTACCTGACGGAAGTTACCTTCTTTAGATTCTTTAATACTTACTGGGCCACGCGGAGGTTCGATACCGTTGGTAGAGTTTGAAACCTGGCTGCTTGACTCACATGGCATGAGTGCTGATAATGTGCTATTACGGATGCCATGTGCAGATAAGTCTTCCCGCAACTGCGACCAGTCACAAACGTATTTTGGAGCTGCGATTTGGTCAATCTTTTTATTGTACCAGTCGATAGGAAGCTCGCCTCGAGACCATTTAGTGTCTGAATAATACTCGCAAGGTCCTTTTTCTTTGGCGAGCTTGATTGATGCTCGGATAAGGCCATACTGTAATCTCTCAAATAATTCATGGGTTAAATCATTAGCATCTTCATAAGAAGCAAAGTTGCTTGCCAACCAAGCGGCATAGTTCGTAACACCGACACCCAGGTTACGGCGCTTCTTAGCCTTCAGAGCTTCAGGAACAGGATAGCTTTGATAATCTAATAGGTTATCCAGTGCTCGCACTTGTACTTCAGCGAGTTCGTTAATCTTGTCTTGGTCTTGCCAATCAAAGTTATCCAATACGAATGCAGACAGAGTACATAACCCGATTTCAGCTTCAGGGCTATTTACGTCATTAGTCGGGATTGCAATTTCACAACACAAGTTGCTCTGACGAATAGGAGCACGTTCACGAATAAATGGGGTGAAGTTGTTAGTGTTATCTACGAACTGAGGATAAATTCGAGCTGTTCCTGAACGTTCAGTCATGAACAATTCGAAGAGGTCACGTGCTTTAATACGTTTCTTACGAATACTAGGGTCTTTTTCAGCCGCTTCATACAATTCGCGGAAACGGTCTTGGTCTTCAAAATAAGAATAATAAAGCTCACCGCTCATTTCATGAGGACTGAATAACGTGATGTAATCATTTTTACCGAAACGTTCCATCATAAGGTCGTTCAACTGGATTCCGTAGTCCATATGACGAATACGGTTCTCATCAACGCCTTTGTTGTTTTTCAGAACGAGCAGATTTTCAACTTCCAAATGCCAAATAGGATAATAAGCAGTAGCAGCGCCGCCACGGATTCCACCTTGTGAACATGATTTAACTGCAGTCTGGAAATGCTTCCAGAATGGAATAACACCGGTATGTTTGACTTCACCCATACCAATACGAGAACCTTCAGCACGAATCATACCAACGTTGATACCAATACCTGCACGTTTAGAAATATACTCGATTATTGAGTTAGCAGTTTTATTAATTGATTTCAGCGAGTCACCTGCTTCAATAACAACGCAAGAACTAAACTGACGGGTCGGGGTACGAGCACCAGCCATAATAGGAGTAGGCAATGAAATCTGACGGGTGCTAACAGCATCATAAAAACGAATAATATGTGCTAAACGATTACCCGGTTCTTCTTGGTGAAGAGCCATACCAATACACATGATAGAGAATTGAGGGGTTTCGTAGATTTTACCTGTAGTCTTATCTTTAACCAAGTATTTCTCTTTCAGCTGCATCGCACCAGCGTAGGTCAATTCGAAATCACGCTCATGCTTAATATGCGATTCTAAAAAAGTAATCTCTTCTGCAGAATATCGAGACAACAATTCAGGGTCATATTTGCCTTCGTTAACGCAATAGGAAATATGGTCAATAAAACTACGAGGTTCAAACTGACCGTAAACTTCTTTACGCAGGGCAAACATCAATTCCTTTGCAGCTACATACTGGTAATCAGGTTCTTCAACCGAAATAAGGTTGGCTGCAACTTTTACAGTAAGATTCTGGATATCTTTGGTGGTCATACCATCACGAAGATGTGGTTTAATTTCTTCGTATAATTCGTAGGGATCGATTTGGGTTCCTTCACATCCCCAAGTCAAAACTTTAATAATTTTTTGTGAGTCAAAATCTTGGGATACACCACTACTCTTTTGTACTTGCATAATTTCCTCAATATGTTAGGTTCTACATCTATAATAACATAGAACCTGTTAAGCATGGACTGATATTTATAGAATGAAATTCAGCCCAATCATAATAATCAAAAATAAGGTACCTATGATTTGAATTTTCATACAGCCATCTTAGCCTTAATAGTAGGATGCGATTCATAACCAACGAGTTTAAAATCAGTCGGCCTCATTGAGTTGACCCAGGACAGTTGTGTCTTTGTGTCCCAAAGAATAAACTCTTCAGGTAAATCAATTTCAAGTTCACACAATTCTTTAGGTTCACGACGAAGAATTTCTTGGCATTGTTCTACGTGGTTAGAATAGATATGTGTGTTGCCGCCTGAGAACACTAAATCACCCGGAATAAGATTACACATCTTAGCTACAATATGCACAAGAGCGGCGTAAGAGGCAATATTAAATGGCAAACCTAAGAACACGTCAACAGAACGTTGGTACCATTGTAAATCAAGATGACCATTGCGAACGTTGAACTGGTAAAAACAATGACATGGCGGAAGAGCCATCTTATTAATTTCTGCAGGGTTCCATGCAGAAACAATTTGACGACGGTCATTTGGTAGTGTCTTAATTCGGTTGATGATTTCTACAACCTGGTCGACACCACCAAAGTCTCGCCACTGTTTCCCATATACAGGACCCAATTCGCCATCAGAATATCCCAAACCAATTGCTTGATTTTCATAGTTCTCGTCCCAAATAGTTTTACCTTCATCACGGGAACCATGGGTGTGCCATCGAAGGTCGTTGACATTAGTAGAGCCGGACAAGAACCACAGGAGCTCAGCAATACAAGCTTTCCATGCTAATTTTTTAGTTGTTATTGCAGGAAAGCCTTTAGTTAAATCAAAACGTAATTTAGTGCCGAACAGTGCAATTGTACCGGTGCCGGTGCGGTCGTCAGTTTCGTAGCCATTTTCTAAAATATCTTTAATCAGGTATTGGTATTGTTTCATTTATAAACGCTCTCAGTAATTTCGGTCAATTCATCGATTTGGTAGTAATGAGATTCTACCATGCTACGATTAAGCATAATATCATGGACGAAAGTAATAGGCAACTGAACTGTAGAATTCACACGATGACGTTTAATAATTTTAGTCATAATGATTTCATCTGCATATGGTAAGGCAGCTTCTAATAACGATGGACCACCAATAATACTTACATTAAACGCTGGGTCGAGAACAGATTCAAATAATGTATTAGGGCTTGATAATTGGATTTCACTACCAGAAATAAAGGTTAAGTATTGCTCCCAAGTTATATAGAAATGGGCCAAATCGCCATCTTTGGTTTCAGGATAATCGCGTTTAAGGTCGCATACTACCACATGGGTACGTCCTGGGAGCAGTGTAGGCAATGATTGGAATGTCTTAGCACCCATAATCAGGATTGTATCTTCAGTACGGGCTTTAAAATTCTGGAGGTCCTTTTTAATACGTCCCCATGGAAGACCGTCATTAAGACCAAAAGCATATTCGTTTTTATCGTCTACAGTTTTGGTCGGGGCACAAGCGAATACTAATTTAATCATTTTAATTCCTTAACTGCATTTTTAATGGCAGTAAAATCTTTGCGAATATCAAGAACTAATTTGTAAAGGTGCTTAATGGTGTCGGTATCAAAATAAGCGACGGCACAGCGTGATTCACGGATTTCTTCTAATGAATATTTGCTTTCACTTGACCCGTATCCAAGAATGCCACTGATGCATTTATTGGTAATCTTATACTTCTGTGGTCCGTCAATCATGTTTTTAGGATGAATGTAAAGACTCCAATCAAACGTCTGTTCAAGACGATTAATCTTAGCCTCAAGAATCAGTTCAGGATGCGCATCATCTTTGGCAAAACAAGTATATTCAACAAGCATTATAATTTCCTCAAATATTTTTTAACCATGTAATATTGAAATTCAAACATTCTGGAATCAATTACCCAAATCTGACGTTCAGGACACTCATTCAAACGCACCGCAGAACACCCAAAAGAAAGGAACGAATACTGTTTCTTTTCTGTTTCGGAAAGGCCCGTTCTTAAAAAGCGGAAAAATAAATCATGCATTTTTATTTGCCTTAACGATTTTCCAATCAGCTTTGAACTGGTCGACATCCGAGTGATAAATCCAGAATCCGGATGATATACCGTCTTCGTAAAGAGGGCAACCGTCACATTCATCTTTCCAACCCATATCACACAAAGCTTGTTCAGCTTTTTCTAGAGCTTCCGGGTTGTTACCTTGGATTGTGAAGTACCATTTGCCTTTAACTTCAGAATCGTTGATTGATTCACGTTGTAATTTCATTTTATTCTCCTCAAGTTGATAAGGCTATAGTATCACTACCATAGCCTGGTGTAAACATTTATTTTTGAATTAAGCCCATATAAAATTCAGCATCTTCAGCATGCATACCATCACAATACTCGTCAGCCATAAAACGAGTCAGGTCTTCAAGAGGGCCTTGGATTTCAATTTGGATACTAAAGAATTGAGTATCTTTGATGTAAGCCATACTCAAAGAAGGATAACGATTACGGATAACTTCGTAAGTGTATTCAAAATCAACGATATCAATATTAACATTAGCCATTTTATTTTCCTCATGTAGTTGATAGGTCTATAGTATCATGTTTAAAGATATTGTAAACTACTTTATGAAATTTTATCGAGCCATTTACCAAGTTTAATCATTTCTTTGGTGGCCTTTTCCATACTTCTGAACTTAACTAATAAAGGATAAGTATCTACACCCATAACTAAAGTGGTTACAAGACTATGCTCACCTACAAGCCATAGAGAATACGTTTGAATATCAAGTCCGTAATTTCGGTCTTTATGAACACGTACACCCATCACTTCAAACTGTTTACTGGCTTTTTCTACTGCATCCAGGAAATCATCTTTAGTCATATTAAATTCCAAAGGTAGCTTTAATCAGGGCAATGACTTCAGCCGCATTTTTATGATTTACCTGCACATGAATGGTTTGCGTGTCAACAACAGGAGCATCTTCATCAACTTCCAGGAAGTGACGGAATTCACCTTCAGCGAGTTCAAAGTACTCATCAGCATCATCCATACTATCCAGGATGGTGCCATCTTTCATTTCAACTTTTTCGACAAAATAATCGCCATCAATATAGCACATATCCAGGACTTTGAAGGAACTGCCATGCTGTTCCATCAGCTTGACCATGCGCGAATTATCATCTGGACAGTCGGCGATGAAACGTTTTTTAGCAGCAGGGTCTAATACGTAAGTTTTACCAGTTTCCATTTTTATTTCCTCATGTTTTGATAGGTCTATAGTATCATGTTCCTAGAGGGTGTAAACCATTAAATGCCAAAAAGGGAAGACCGAAGTCTTCCCATTATAAATCAATAACTTATAGACCAGCTAACAGGTCGTCCAGACCATCGTCATCAGAAGGACTTACTGACGGCTCAGGAGTAGTGGAACGAGCTGGGGTAGACGGTTTAGAATCATATGCATCAAGGTCTGCACTGAATGCGTCTAGGTCATCACCGATCTTATCAGCGGCAGCAGAAGCTTTAGCGGCAGCACCACCAAGAGCAGCTGTACCAACAACTTTCTTAAACTTGGCTTCATTAGTTTCAAAGGATTTGAATTCGAGCAGTTTAGAAAGGTCGTGCATTTCTTCCATCAATTTAGCTTGGTAAGCTTCGTCATTGATGTTAGGAATTTCGGACTGGTTCATGAACTTGGAATCATCATAGTTCTTGAAGTCGCCAACTTTCTTAGATTTCAGTACGAAGTTCGCGCCATCAAACGGACAGGTAACATCAATTGGCGTTTCACCAATATCAGTGTCAACTTCAACCATCTGGTTGATTTTATCCATGATTTTCTGACCGAAACGGAATTTAAACACTTTACCTTCGTTAGCAGGCACTGCACTATCCTTAATAACAAGGATGTTAGCCCAGAAGGAAGTTTTACGTTTCATCAGTTTGTATTCAGCGTTATTAGTATTAAAGCTGTCGTTCTGGTTCATGTATTTACATACAGGACATGAATCGAAATCACCGTGAGTAGACGTACATGATTCAATATACCATTGACCATTTTTCTTAAAGCCATGATTAACAAGCTTAACAAATGGTGATGGATTAGCTTCGTCTTTCGAAGGAAGGAATCTAATAACTGCGGTCCCTACGCCATTGTCGTCTTTCAATTTCCACTCTGATTTATCGTCGGAAGAGAAAGAACTACCGCCTTTAAGGGCATTAAGCTGAGCGGCAAGTTGAGAAGGATCGCGACGTTTAAACATAGACATATTATTTACCTTATTTGATATATTTAATTATTAACAGTTGGTGTTATCACATTTACCTTGATAACTAGGTTTTGTTGATGAAGTAATTATATACTACTTCATGTTAAGCATTTTAATTTAATAAACTCAGGGTCTTCATTAGGAATCCATCCTTTATTAAATTGCTTAATCATACTTTTAGCTGTTGTTTCGCTAACAGAAATACCGGAACCTATAAGACGGCGCCAGCCACACGTTCTTCCTTGTGAATTTATTATAATATATTTATTATAAGCAATATCACTAAGCTTCCAATCATTAGGATTTGCTCTAGAAGTTTTCCAAGGGCGATAATCAGGTTGATTCATGTAATTAGAAGCTTTCATATTAGCTCTAACTTCAGGGCGTTTAGCCGGATGGGTATGTCCGAAGACTCCAAATCCTCCGCCAGCATAAACCAAATTAAAATAATCATCGTTATCTCTAGCTTGAACTTTCAATTGTTCAGAACGTTCAATATTGATAACAATATCAAATGGCGTTATAGCCAAAATTTCGACAATAGGCTTTTCTTCTTCAATGGCTCTTTTAAATCTAGGCTGTTCGCAAGAAGTCCAGTACTCTTTACCTTTACAATCAAACATTACACCATTTTCAAAAGTACAATTAGTTTTAGAACCTATATATAAAAATGGTTTAATGTTATTACTTTGCCTCTTAGGCCATAGCATTTTATATACTATATTCAAAATTTACAACCCTTAATTGTTTCAATGAACAATTTACGAGCTTCTAAATTATCGATTATAAGAATTTTCTTATAAGCATTTAATTTAGTTGAATACTTAGACCAAACCAAGTCGTTGGTTTGGTCATCATGTTTATTTATTATGTCCATAAATGAATCAAGCAAAATAAACGTTTCGAACGAAATAACATTCGATTGAAGGAGCTTAAAAATATAGCTCGAGTTAACTTTTTTATTATAATCAAAAATTTCAGAAAGCGCTTGAACTTCCACTTTCTTACTGAAATAATAGATGTTTTTGATATCATCCTCAAAAACTTGTTTTATTCTTTTAAGCCTACCAATATATTCTCGGTAAAAGACTAAGGCGTCAGCATCACTGATGTCGCCAATCCATGCGTCTTGGTTAGCCACCAAGTTACTCATGAAGATAAGAGCAAGCTCTTTCAAAGTGTATTTATCACTCAATTTCTCAAAGAAATATTTGTCACGACGTTTTTGGTAAGCCGTATCAGAGATTCGCATGACCCAGTTATATTTTATAACGTCGTATTTGGCATTGAAGTGATGTTTGAGCATTAAGTATAATGAATATACGCTCTTACCATTCACCATACGATTATTGTTTGGTGGCATGCGAATCTTAATCATAACAAGAAATCCAGAGTATTAGTTTTTTGCGTTCGTGCCATTGAAGGACGAAGCAAGTTATCATCAATGGCTTCGTTCATAATTTTATCAATAATTCCTGCAGGCAAATAACGAGCAAAGTTACCTTCAGGGATGCTGTTCTCTTCCAACCATGCAGTAGCCGCTTCGAGATAGCTACATCCTTCAGACTCAACAAAGGCCTCAATATCAAGACCATTTTGTTGCTTGTTCACCAATACATGGACCGGTTCGGAAGCGGTATTAACCGCTCCATCAAAATCATTCAAAGATTGTGTCATACAGTTCTACCACTTCAGTTTTCTCATCTTCGAAACGTTCACGAGTACCTTTATGATACAGAGAGAACAGTTGATTAAACATTTTACCATCGACACCAAGTTCGGTCTTGGCACGATCTTTGATATCTTTAATTTCATCGCCGTATGCTTCCATTTTTAATTTAGTATCGGAAGCGGTTTTAATCAACTGGGCCAGGGTATTACCATGTTCTTCTTGATTGAATTCAACTTTCACTTTTTCTTTAGCCATTATATTCACCTTAATAGAAATCAGCTACTGTAGCGGTTAGTTTAGACAAACCTGATTTAACGAAATAAGGATAAACTTTAGATTTCGAAGGTTTGATGTAGTTATTATATCTTTCAGTAATTAAAGCAACAATATCATCTGGGATAAAGTCCATATCAATTAAGATTTGGTTTTCGCAGAAACGTTCATATTGTTCTTCAGTAAGAAGTGTTTTAATTATATCATGGTCGTAATAATTCAGAGCAATTGCTTCAAGTTCTTTAGCACGAGTACTTGGAGTACGTTCGCCTTCAACCATGGTCAACCAATAATCACCGCGAACTTTAATACTTGCGACGTTATCCTTGCGGTCGCCTTTAACAACTTTAGTTACACAATCAAGCAACGAGTCACCGGATTTAGTTTTGACGAATTTTTTCTGCATTGGTGACCATTGTTTTACCCCAGGGAATTTATGAAGTTGGGTAAAGTCACCGTCAGAAGAACCAATCATTACAGGGTGACCTAAAGCAGTGAGGATTCGAGTCAAAACAGCAATATGGTCATCAGCCTCGATTGTATCGATATTCATAACAATATAAGGCATGTTTTGTTCTAGTTCATCCACAATAATATGCATTGCAGTAAATAGACCTTCCCAATCAAATGGCGATTCATCACGTGCCTTAGCACGGTTTTTCTTATAATAAGAAGAATAACGACGTCGCCAATACCCTGATTTAGAGTTATCAACGCAAACGATTAATTGGTTGTAACCTTGTTTTTTAAAGTCTTTAATATTTTTCTTAATTGAGTTCAGCACGAGGTGCCGAAGCATTGCTGTAGTTACTTTAGGAAATCCAGCGTTTTCACCGAATTCTTGGAAGGCCGCAGCCATAATGATTTGGCTAAAGTCTAACAATAAAAATCCGTCTTTTTGTCGTTCTTCTTCAGGAAGTAAAAAATCTAAATCGTTCATATGAACCTCTGTCCAATTAGTGTAGGAGTTCATTATATCATGGCCCTAGAAGAAGTAAACACTTTGCTATAAATAGTTCTATACCCTGAAAACGAAAAGGAAATAAAATGGCTGATATTTTAAAACCTGCATTCCGTGCTACATCCGGACTCGATGCTGCGGGCGAGAAAGTTATCAATGTTGCCAAAGCCGATTACAATGTACTAGATGATGGCGTCAACGTTGAATTCTTTATAGATGAGAACACCATCCAGGCGTACGACGAGACGCGCGGATATAAGAAAGGGTTTGCAGTAATCCATGACCAACGTATTTGGGTTGCTCAACGTGATATTGATGCCCCTGCTGGAACTTTTGTACCTGGTTATTGGACTGCCACTCGTACCGACCCTAAGTGGATTACTGTGGCATCTCCTACGCGCCAGTTGGCTTCCGGTGAATATATTGCTGTTGATTCAGCTGCAAGCTTTACTACATTTACGTTACCTCCGAATCCTACAGATGGTGATACCGTCGTAATAAAAGATATTGGTGGACGTGTAGGTTATAATGAAATAAAGGTCCAATCTAGTTCTGCTCCGGGTGGTGGTAACCAGAAAATTGTTCGATTTGGCAATCAGTTCGCTGAAACCCTAATTACGAAACCTTTTTCTTATAACATGATTATCTTTGCCAACCGTTTATGGCATTTCTGGGAAGCAGGTAACGAAGAACGCGGTGTTCGTGTAGAACCTAACACGGCCCAGTTCCAGGCCCAAGCAGGTGATAATGTTCTCCGTCGTTATACTTCAGGTGCGGTAATTAAGTTTACTCTTCCTAAGTATGCGAACCAAGGTGATATGATTAAAACCGTTGATATCGATGGCCTTGGAAGTAAGTTCCATTTAATCGTTGAAACATTCGATGCTTCGTCTGCTTTAGGTAAACAAGGTCAGCATAGCATGGAATTCCGTACCTCTGGTGATGGATTCTTCGTTTATAACTCTACAGAAAAATTATGGTATGTTTGGGATGGTGATCGTCAAACTCGTCTGCGTGTTATTCGTGATGACGTAGAACTATTGGCTAACGAAAGTATTATTGTTTTTGGTCCTAATAACACGACTCCTCAGACAATTAATATTACATTACCTACTGGTGTAGCCCAAGGTGATACGGTTAAAATTGCTCTGAACTATCTTCGTAAAGCGCAGACGGTAAATATTAAAGCTGCTGTAGGAGATAAGATTGCTTCTTCTGTTCAATTGCTCCAGTTCCCTAAACGTTCAGAATATCCACCTGATACTGAATGGGTGTTAAATGATGTACTAACCTTCAATGGTAATTTGAGCTATACCCCGGTTATTGAACTGAGTTATATCGAAGACATCACTACAGGTGGAAAATATTGGGTTGTTGCTCAGAACGTTCCTACTGTAGAGCGTGTAGATTCTAAGGACGATTTAACTCGTGCTCGTCTTGGTGTTATTGCCCTTGCGTCTCAGACCCAGGCAAACGTAGACCATGAAAATAACCCTGAAAAAGAATTGGCTATTACTCCACAGACTTTGGCCAACCGTGTAGCGACTGAATCACGTCGTGGTATTGCTCGTATTGCTACAACGACTCAGGTGAACCAAGACACAACTTTCGCTTTCCAGGATGATTTGATTATTTCTCCTAAGAAATTAAACGAACGTACTGCAACCGAAACCCGTCGTGGTGTAGCTGAAATTGCTACGCAACAGGAAACTGATTCAGGTGTTGACGATACCACCATTATCACTCCTAAGAAGCTACAAGAGCGCCAGGGCTCTGAAAGTCTTTCAGGTATTGTAAAATATACTTCTACGGTAGGCACTACTCCTGCGACTGCTAGGGACACTGTAGGTACTAACGTTTATAATAAGAACGTAAATAACCTTGTTATTTCTCCTAAAGCTTTAGACCAATATAAAGCTACTCAAGCTCAACAAGGTACGGTATATCTTTCTAATCAATCTGAAGTTAATACAGGACAATCCGCGAGTGGATTCTCTAACAGCGCTGTTTCTCCGGAAACATTACATGCTCGTGTGGCTCTTGATACTCGTACTGGGTTAATTGAAATTGCTACGCAAGCAGAGACTGATGCCGGAACAGATTATACTCGTGCGGTAACGCCTAAGACGTTAAATGATAGGAAAGCTACGGAAGGACTAACTGGTATTGCTAGAATTGCAACACAGGTAGAATTTGATGCAGGTACGTTAGATAATGTTATTTCAACTCCGTTGAAAGTTAAAACTCGTTTTAATGATACTGCTAGAACTTCTGTCTCAGCAGCCAGTGGTTTGGTTGAATCAGGAACCTTATGGAACCATTATACACTAGATATCCGTGAAGCAAATGAGACTCAACGTGGTACTGCTCGCCTGGCAACCCAGACCGAAGTCAATGTTGGCACTGATGACAAAACCATCATCACTCCTTTGAAATTGCATTCTAAAAAATCTACCGAAAGTTCTGAAGGTATTATTCGTGTTGCAACGAATGCTGAAACCACCGCAGGAACTTCTAAAGTTCTAGCTATAAGTCCTTCTGGTTTAAAATATGTAGTACAGACCGAAACCACTTGGGAATCCACCGCCCTTCGTCGTGGATTTGTTAAATTGACTGAAGGCGCTTTGACTTACTCAGGAAATAAAGTTACTGGTTCTGGTGTTAAATTTAACCCAGGTACAGGCCTTTATGAGAATGATGATGACATTCTGGGTGCAGCGAACTACCCTAAAACGGGTTATGCTGTTTCATCTTACGAGATGAATAAAACTTTACAGAACTTTTTACCTATAAATGCTACGGCAGTGAACTCCGAGAAATTGGATGGCCTGGATTCACTTCAGTTCATTCGTAGGGACGTCGATCAAACGGTTAATGGTTCTTTAACCCTAACCAAACAATTGAATCTAGCGGCCCCTCTGGTGTCTTCTAGTACCGCTACATTTACAGATGTTACGGCTACGAATTCCACCTTCGGTACAGTGTACGTTGTTAATGGAACCAACAAGTGGAAAATCACTGCTCCTTCCACCGGAACGACAATGACTATTGGCGATACGACTAACGTATTGACATTAAACACCGCCTCGGGTAATGTTGCTGTATTGAACAACCTTAGTGCCGGAAACGATGTTCAAGCCAAAAATAATTACGTTCTAAACGGTCGTACTATTGCTACCACGACGGGTGAAGTTTCTGGTGCTACATTATCTTTAGGCGATAATTCGCAGAATTTGGTGCTCAAAACTCTTGATGCTGGTAATATCATAGCAAATGGTGGCGGTGCATTTAAAGTCCTGACCGAGAAAAACGCTGTTGAGATTGTTGATAGAAACTTTGTTAATCAGGCCGGTGATACAATGTCTGGTGTGCTCCGTGTGAATGCTCCGGTCCGTGTATTCGGTACTAAGCCTACATTAGCATCACAGGTTCCTACTGCAGAAACTGTCGGCTTCTGGTCTGTTGATATCAATGATGAACTGACTTATAGTAAGTTCCCTGGTTATTGGACTATGAAAACCAAACGCCAAGTTAATATTGACACGACTCAAACTAAACCTACCGGCGTTTCTGATGAAGTGTGGAATGCTTCCGGTTGGTTAACGGAAACTGGTGCCTTTAGTTCTCCGGCCATCAGATATCGTAATGAAGACGGTAGTTTTGGCGATGAAGTTCTTGGTACGACTGGACAGAAATTACGTGGTACTTGGTTTGATTATTCTGTTCGTGATAAGGAAGTTAAATATCCAGGTACATTAACCCAGTTTGGTAATACTCTGGATTCATGTTATCAGGATTGGGTGTGTTATCCTACAGGACTGAATGGTGGTACTATCCGTTATACCCGCACCTGGCAGAAAAATAAAAGCGCATGGACTACGTTCTCAATGGTCTATACGGCAGATAACCCTCCTTCTGCAGAAGACGTTGGCGCACTACCGGCAGATAACGCTACGATGGGTAATATTACAATCCTTGATTGGTTACGTATTGGTAACGTTCGTGTTATTCCCGACCCAGTCACTAAATCCGTTAAGTTTGAGTGGATTGAATAAGAGGTATTATGGAAAGATTTATGGCAGAATTTGGACAAGGATATGTCCAGGTTCCTACATTATCTGAAAACAATGCTGTAAGGTATAAACTTAGTATAGCTGGTAGTTGTACTAAGTCTACCAAAAAAGCATATGTTAAATTTCAAGATGGGGACTTTGGTCCCCAGAATTTTCAAAATGGATTAAATCTTATAGAAATAGATGTTAGTGCTGAACCTAAAATAGTAGCTAACAAAACATATAGTTTTACAAAAGATTTTGATGTTATATCTGAAGCTTTTATAACGTATATAACTTCAATACCGGCAAACAGAATAGTTTGTTTAGTATCTTCAGGCAGATTAAATGCTTCACAGAAGCTTATTGACTGGTTCCACGCCGCAGGAAGTACTGCATTTCCATCTAAATGGTTAATAGACCGATTTGAACCGTCTTATTCCGCCTTTTATGTTTCTGGTAGAAATACAATAGTAATGGAACACGTCCTTTATAATGACGGAGTGTTTGTTGAAGATGTTTCTACCCCATTAGAAGTTGTTTTTGACGATATCAGTGATGTTGGTGGTACCGGATATCCTATAAGAATAGTAGAAGATGAAAGTACTTATCTAAGTAATGGAGGGGAGGAAATAAAACGGTTCCCTACGGAGTCTCCTACTACCCCTTGTGCTGATTATAATATGAAGCCTGGAGAGTTCTTTTATCTTAAATTCCAAATGATGCGCGACCAGGAATTAAAAGATTTAGCAGGGACTTCTCAAATGTCTGTTAGATTTTTTGATTCTAATAGTGCTTTGACGGGTACTGTAAATATGGAAATCCCGACTAATTTCCCTGCCGGGTCTTGGATGACTTTTGAGCGAGTAATTGAAGTTCCTGCTAATACAGAAACATTTACATTATACGCAAGAAAAACGGTGGCAAATGGAGTTGGTGGTGTGCGTAATGTGATGTTTGGGGAAGTATCTGAGCCAGAATCACAGCCTAAGTCAGCCGAATTTGGTGTAAATGGTATTCGTATGAATTTTGGTACTGAAACTGAGAATATGGGTACTACTATAGCCCAGTTATATGATAAAACCGGTAAGAAACCTGGACAGGTCTGGGTTGCTGAATTTAGAGAAAAATATTAAGGAACCTTCGGGTTCCTTTTTCGTTTTCTACAGCCATAAATATATAAAAGGCTATAACTCCCAAAGGAAACTCAAATGGCAGATTTAAAATTAGGTTCTACAGCAGGAGGTTCAGTATTATGGCACCAAGGTAATTTTCCCTTGACGCCTGTATCAAATGACCTTCTTTACAAAACATATAAAGTTTACACCGAATATAATAAACCTCAAGCTACTGATAACGACTTTGTTTCAAAAGCTAATGGCGGTAATTATCAGAACAACGTGTATTTTGAAAAAGGTTTAACCTTTAATGATACTAACGGATATGGTATTAAATTAGGAGCAAGAGCCGGCGGAGCCCCGTTCACTGCTTCTTTCCGTATTAAAGGTGCTTTTGGATATGAAACGGAAAACGGTACTCCGTTTATAATATTTGACCCAAGTACAGCAGTAGGTGCTAAACGCCTTACAGTAATGGGTGATTCATTATTCCGTCAGGTATACGATGAATCAGGTCGCGTATTCAGCCCTGGCAACACCCCTACTAAAGCCCAAGTTGGATTGTCATTAGTAGATAATGCAAAACAGGTCCAAATAAATAATACTAATATGCAAACAATGACTGGGGTACTTTCTGCTCCTAACTTCATTTCATTAAATCCGGCCTCTGACGCAGGACATGTTCCGCGTTTTGACCAGATTGTTATTAAAGATTCTATCCAAGATTTTGGTTATTATTAAGAGGCATTATGGCTACTTTAAAACAGATACAATTTAAAAGAAGTAAAGTAGCTGGTGTACGTCCTACGCCAGCACAGTTGGCTGAAGGTGAGCTGGCTATTAACTTAAAGGACCGTTTACTTTTTACTAAAGACGACTCTGGCGCTATCATCGACCTTGGCTTTGCTAAGGGCGGTAATATTGATGGTAATGTTATTCACAAAGGTAATTATAACCAAACCGGTAATTATACTTTAAATGGTACCTTTACTCAGACAGGTAATTATACGACAACCGGAAGTGTAACGGCCAACGGTGATGTTACAGCGAAATCTCGTCTAATGACAGATAATGGTGAAGTTCTTGTACGGGGTGCAGGAACCGCCCACGTTCGATTCCAGGATTTGGCTGATGCGCGTGAAAGAGGCATAATTTATTCACAATCACGCCCAGGAAATACCAAGCAAATCTTGAACGTTCGTGTCCAGGATTATACTAATTCAACATCTAATATTTTTGCATTCAATGGTGACGGTTTATTTTATGCTCCATCTATTTCCGGTGGAACATCGATAAAATCTCCGGTAATTTATACTAATACCGTTGATACCGGTAATAAATCAGCTCTTGATTATGATATATCTTCATTGGCAAATAATAATTCTAACACAGATAAAAATAATTTGCGCGTTGTACGTACTGATGCAACCGCCGCAATGCTCCATGAAATTTGTGAAAATAACGGTATCAGTTGGTATTCTGGTTCAACCCCTACTGATTATATATTATCTTTTGCTTATTCGGGTGGTTTTCAAGCAGGCCATTCGATTGCAGTAGGTATGGAATCAGGGCCTATGACATATTCAGCCTTAGGTAAAGGTTCTATTGCTTTAGGTGATAATGATACCGGCTTAAAATGGCATCAAGATGGATATTTTCATACAGTAAACAACGGCACTAGAACTTTCATCTACGGTCCAGAAGAAACCGCTAGCCTTAGAAAAATGGTTATAGGTTATTCTGTAAATGGTACTGATTTAACTACGCCGCCGACAGAAAACTATGCGCTTGGTACCGTTGTTACTTATCATGATAATAACGCCTTCGGTGATGGACAAACTCTTTTAGGATATTATCAAGGTGGAGCATACCACCACTATTTTCGTGGTAAAGGCACTACAAACATTAACACCGCGGGTGGTTTGTTAGTTACTCCAGGCAATATCGACGTGATTGGCGGTTTAATTAATATCGACGGTCGCAGTAATGCTTCAACCTTACTGTTTAGTAGCTATACTTCTGGTCAAAGCTCTGTCGATAATATGAATATACGCGTTTGGGGCGATACTTTTGCTACTGTAGGTGGTACTCGCAAAAACGTAATGGAAATATCTGATGCCACTAGCTGGATGCACTATATTCAACGAACTACAGCAGGTAAAGTCGAATCTTATTTAAACGGCGCGATGAACATCGTCGAAGGATTGTCTGTCGGTCAAGATGCATCCTTAAAACGCAATCTGTACGTTTCCAATGAAATTAAAGTTCGCGGTTCTAGTGGACTTCGTATTTGGAACGATAAGTATGGTGTTATTTTCCGAAATTCAGAAGACCAGCTGCATATTATCCCAACCAATATTAATGCCGGCGAAAGTGGCGGATTAGGCCCATTACGCCCATTAAGTATTACGTTAGACACGGGCCGGGTTAAAATCCCTAACTTAGAAGCAGACCAGGTTTATTTTAGGGGTAATGGTGCATTGGAATTCCCTAATAGTAACGGTGCATCTTATGCCAACCAGAACACGACTAAAGCTCTGTTGTATCAAACGCTCGATGCTGCAACTCAAGCATTTTATCCTATTACTAAGCAGAAAAATATCGATTCGAATGTAACTGTTACTCAAGGTATGGACCGCGCTACGAGCGAATACCGAATTGTTGCTCAAGGTGATTTGCTTGGTGATGGTGATGCTACAGGATTAAAATACTGGCGCTTTACTAAAGAAGGTAACTTCATAACTCAGAACCACTTATATGCCGGTACAGCCTTCTTGGACACTGAAGGTAACATTTCTGGTTCTATCTGGAACAAATACTCTGGCGCCACTAACCTTGATGCAGCGGTGAATACCCGTGTCGGTAAAAGCGGTGATACAATGACCGGAAAATTGACTATTGAGGCTCCGGGTGATGCATTAGTATTAAGAACAACCACAGGTAATAGCTCGCATATCCGTTCTGATGTAAATGGTACGGGCAACTGGTACGTTGGTAAAGGTGGCGATGATAACGGGATAGCCCTTTATAGTTATGCTACCAATTCTGGTATGTACATCACTAATAGCGGCGCTTTCAACGTAGAACTTTCCGGCTCCGGCTTAGCAATGCAGATGAATTATTATCGCATGTATGTTAATGGTCGCCAATGGGTTGCTTCACAGGGTCATGGTTATGGAAACCAATGGCAAACCGAAGCTCCTTATTTCGTTGACTTTGGCGAGGCTGTTCCTAAAGATAGTTATATGCCGATTATCAAAGGAAGAAGCACTCTAATTACCGATGGATATTCTACTAAAGCAGACTTCGGTATTATTCGAAGCGCTGGAGCATCTACATGGGGTTCTGCTGTTATTCGTGTGGGTTCTGCTGAAAGCGGTGATGCAAGTCATCCTAATGCTATATACGTTTTTGGCGCCGACGGCACCTTAACCGCTCCCAATGCTGTGAATGCCGCATCTAGAATGGGTGTCGGTACATCATGTTCATTACCAAATGCTTCTATTGCTATTGGCGATAACGATACAGGTCTTTCCACTAGAGGTGATGGTAGTCTAGGCGCGTATGCTAATGCTCAGAGTGTATTTTTCTGGGAAGCGGGTGGTATTACGACCGAGCAAAACAAATTCTTAAACGTTAACGCAGGGATGTATGTTCGTGATAACATTGATGTTAACGACGTTTATATCCGTTCTGATATTCGTTGTAAGTCAGAAATTAAGCTTATTGAGAACGCTCAAGAGAAATCTAAACTCTTAGGCGGCTATACTTATCTGCTTAAAAACTCTGTTACAGACGAAGTTAAACCATCTGCAGGTTTAATTGCTCAGGAAGTTCAAGAAGTATTGCCTGAACTTGTTTCTGAAGATAAAGAGACCGGACTGCTTCGTTTGAACTATAACGGTATTATTGGTTTAAATACAGCTACTATCAACGAGCATACAGATGAAATCAAGGAATTGAAATCTGAAATTGCTGAGTTGAAAGCATTAATTAAATCATTATTATAAGAAAGGGCCTTCGGGCCCTGGAGGTTTATATGGCAGTAGTAGGAATTCCTGGTTGGATTGGAACTTCAGCGGTTGCTGAAACGGGCCAGCGTTGGATGTCCGCAGCCTCTAGAGAATTACGTCTAGGGAACCCGTCTTGGATGTCCCAATTCGCGGGCCGCTCAAGAGAAATTATTCACACACTTGGAGCAGACCATAACTTTAATGGTCAATGGTTCCGTGACCGTTGTTTTGAAGCCGGCGGTGCTCCTATAGTGTTTAATATCACAGGCAACTTGGTATCATATACTAAAGATGTTCCATTGTTCTTTATGTACGGTGATACCCCTAACGAATATGTTACTTTGAATATTCATGGCAACGTTCATATGTGGGGCCGAGGTGGTAATGGTAGCGTAAATGGAAGCCCAGGCACTAATGGTGGCGACGTAATCCAGAATGATATTGGTGGACGACTTCGCATTTGGAATTACGGTGTGATAGCCTCCGGCGGCGGCGGCGGTGGTGCAGTATCATTACAGAATAGTTGGGCTGCAAATGCTACAGCAGGTGGCGGCGGCGGACGACCATTTGGTCTCGGCGGTGGTGGCGTTAATTGGCCCGGCGGCAATGCTAGTTATGATGGTCCAGGTGGTGGTGGTAATACAAGTCAATTTGGCGGTGGTAATGGAGGTGATGCAGGTGGCGCTGGAGGCGACGGATGGGGTAATCACTTATCTAGATCTGGGGGTGGTGCTCCTGGTAGAGCAGTATTCGGAAGTTCACCGACATGGGGTGCTACAGGCGCAATCTACGGCTCCTGGATATAATACGAAAGTATTAAATTATAAATATCTTTAAAGGAGAAAAGTATGGAACCAAAAGTAGGATTTTCATTAACAGACCTACTTTTTGGACTTCTTGATAGAATTTTTAAAGATACTACTTCCGGGAAAGTAGTTTTTTCCCGGGTCCTAGTCGTAATATTATTGTTCTTTATGACATTGATTTGGTATAAAGGCGAGTATATTCTAAACTTTTATAAAGAGACTACTTATGCCTCTTATACTGAAATGATTAGACAAGACCAGGACAATAGATTTAAAATTGCGGCTATCGAGCAGCTCCGAATAGTGCATTCTTCTTCAGGCGCAGACTTCACAGCAGTATATTCTTTTAGACCTACCAACATGAATTATTTTGTGGATATGGTGGCTTATGAGGGTAAATTACCGGAAACGGTAGACGCAAAAAATACGGGAGGGTTTCCGATTGACAAAACGTCAGTAGAGTATATGGCGGGAGTTAACGGGAACTATTTTGAATCATCTACTGAATCAGTGTTTCTCCCTACAAAAGAGAAAACTTATTTCACTTATATGTTTTCGTGCCCGTTTTTTAATTTGGATAACATCTATGCCGGTTCGATATCATTATACTGGTATGACATCAAACCGGATTTAGGATTTCCTAGACTTTCGTCTATGTGTGGTCAGGCCGGGAGGACATTAGGTCGAACTCGTTAAAAATTGGAGGTATACATCATTAAGTAACGGTGTATATCTTCATACCCTTCATTAAATTGCTCAATAAGAGTATCACGTTCATCTTCAGTTAAAGACTTAAAGAGTTTATTAAAAGATAGACCATTAAGTTCCTTTCCATGTTCATTACGAATACCTAGCTCGTTCAAAAAGGCAATAAACTCATCACGACGTTGCATGATGTCTTCACAATCCGTTTTAATTAAAATAGAAACAATAGTAGCAATTTCAGAAACGATTTCAATTTTAGTCATTTTAATTTACTCAAGTATTCAATAGGACGTTCATTTATTCAGTAAGAATATTGTAACACTATTCTTCTGGGTTGTACACATGATTTTTCATCCGTACAACATATTCCTGGTATATCTCTTCTACTGGTTCCTGGAACTTAAAATCAGCTCCCAGGAATTCCTCAAAGCACTCCTGCTCACGTGTACGTTGACCGGTAACAGTATTCTCTAAGTTATGACTCATAGCCTTTACCCTTATGTTTCTGTTTACGCTTAGACTCTTTAAAGTTTTTCTTCTTGTCCTTATGGACAGATGCCTTATTGAAATCGTGCTTAGCTACTAGATTATTCATAATGTGCAATTACCTCTCTTAAACATCCACCTGTAAGACTGAAACGCTTGGCTACCCCACACTCAATGATATGTTCTGAAAGCATATTCATATCAGTATAACCCAGCTCGACGATGAAGTATTTTATAGTTTCCTTATCACGAGAATTTAAACTATTGAAATACTCTGATTTTGAATTAAGAGTCTTCATGTAATTTCCTTAATTGATATTCTAAAGAGCTAATAATTTCTTTATTAGTTGCTATATACATATCACGTAGGAATGGCTTAAGGCCTTCCATATTCCCATGAATGGTCTTAGAACTAATATTCTTTATATATTCATGGTCTAAAGCGTCCCATGCCGGTTGGTTGACATAAGTACCCCAGTTATCTTCCATCATAGCATTCAGGCGTTTGATATGATTAATGTGGGCTTCAATAGCATCAATCTGGAGTTGTTTAAGATTCATTAGTAAAGGTCCTCAGAGTAAAGTTCTTTTTCACTACCACCGCGTTCAATACGTACTTGATTAGCATAAGTCGCAATAATCATTGCTTCTTCACGTGTCCAGTAATTGCTGTACTGGTCAATGAATCCTTGATTATCACCACAAACATGGTCTGACACAAGTTTATCACTTACCTGGTCAAGAACTTCGGCCATATCTTTAGAATAATGGCGAGCACCTGGAATAACAAGTGTTCCGCCGTCCTTCAGTTTAAAACGGTTGGCTGCGCATACAATCCTGCGCTGATATTTTTCATTGTTATTCCAATGTGCAATCTGCCAACAGATTTCTGGGACTTCATTCAAAACATCTTGTTCCGAATATTCGGTGTAGTCACCATAGGCCTGTAATTTAGCAGCAAGACTTTCAGGGGTCTCACGAGAAAGAGCTTTATCCAATAAGGCCATACGGTCTTTAAAGGATAATTCTTTACCTTTTAATGGATTCATTTGAACCATCCTTTAACACGTTGCCAGAGGCTTTTCTGTTGAGCTTTATTGACACCAATCGAGCGAATAACCGGTTGTGATTCCTGGTATTCTTTATAGTCTGCCATATATACTTCATAAGCCGCTGGAACAAAGGTGCTGATAGCAGCCATAAAGTTTTTACGGATTCCCATAGAGGCTTCAGAACCACCACGGATGATTAAATATTTACCTGCTTTAACCTTGACGATAGTTCCAAGATAAGCACCGTGATACCAAATGTCCCAACCTTCTTGAGTAGGTTCTGCACAACGACGAAGTTCATTAACAATATTCAGCTTGTTCATAATAATTTCCTCAGTCAGTTAAATTGCGTTAGTTACGGTTTTGATAACTTCAGATGATACGTTTTGGAAGTCAATATAAGTATTCTTACCACCAGTCTTAATCTTAACATCAAGGTTCAAGGATGTAAACACTTGTTTTTCTTTATCAGTCATATTATAACCGAAGATGCGCATCATTCCATCACGGCGAACTTCAATTTGACGAATACCGTTGGTACGTTTTGCGAATCGAACTTCAAGATTACTACGGTTTTCAGCGATTTCACGAATCTCAATACGTTCTTCTAACAAAGCTTTGACTTCATCAGCCAGTGCCACCATTTCAGGAGTAACACCACGTGAACTGCGTGTTTTACGTTTTTCCAACATCTCTGGGGCATTTTCAGAAGCGAACAAATCAGCAGCTTTTTGAACAAGGTCCATTGCTTCACCTGTAGCTACTAAACCATCACCTGATTTTTCGATGAATCCTTTCTTAATCAATACACCAATGTTAGAGTTAACTACCGCAGCACTAAATTGCTCACTCAGGGCTTCACGGACTTCGCCTGAAGTGATAAAGTTATGCTTGATGATATGTACTAAGATCGAAGCAGTTTTTTCATTCAGGGCGTCTTCAGAAGCTTTGATGATATAAGTAATTTTAGACATTTTAATCTCCGATAACCATTTATTTGATAGGTCTATAGTATCATGTTTAAAGCATAAGTAAACTTTATTTTGAGCTCTTTTTCAAGAGCCCTGGTAAAAATTACTTAGATTGATAGGTCTTTAATCTTGGCTATTAAAACAGCTTTTCCTTCACGAAGTTTTTCCAGTTCACGACCATTAGGGCCGCGAACTACTAAGGAATTTATCTCTACTTCCATCCAATTTAGTTTTTCAACTAGTTCTTTACGTTTAGCATTCATGCCGGGTTTAACTTTACCGAAACGGATGGTAGCGTTTTGGGTATTTTTCATCTTATTCATTTTGTATCTCCATTTCACTCTGTTGTTTTGATAGGTCTATAGTATCATGTTTAAAGCATAAGTAAACACTTTTTGCACTAAACCCAAAAAAGGAACCCTAAGGTTCCTTACTTTTTAAAGTGAGCTGCTATTAAACCTATAGCTAGACCTGTTGCCAGGCCTAGAATAACGGCAAAGATGCAGAGTAACAAGAACTCTACTCCGAAGCTCATAGAGCCTCCAAATCTTTAGCATACTCAGTTACAACATCAGTGGTTTTCCAGTATTGGTGCTCTTCTTTTTTAGCCTTGGCTTCCAAAGCCAGTTTCTTGGCTTCGTCAGATGTGATGTGGAAAATATTCATTGCCACTAGTTTGTCAGCGTATTCACCATAGACTTTATTACTAGCCAATTCCTCAGTTAAAACTTTGCGAGTTTTACCTTGGATAACTACTACACCATCAATAACATCTTTAATGAATGTGGCTTTAGCCAGTGCCAGTTTAAATGCCTGTTCGGTTTCGATGATTTTACCATCAATACGTTTTTGTACAAAGGTCTTACGGACCTCAACGAAATCACGAATCAGTTCAACTGCATCTTCGTAAACCTTGAGCTTACCTTTCTCATTAATAACTGTCAAGTTTTGTGAACGACGTTCGATTAACCCGAAGTCCTTCATAATTTTTTCGTGCTTCTTATTTTCTTCAGTAGGTAATTCGTATTCTTTACGAATTTTTACCTTGAAGCCGAAACCATTCTCATCACAGTCGTCATCATACGTGATATAGCCCTTATCTTCTAGAGGGTCCAGCACCTTAGCCACGTATGTTTCACGGTCGTATTTGTATGGGATTTCTGTGATATGCATTTGGGTTCGGGATGTGAACTTATACGTACCACGTAGTTCATAACTTCCAGGTTCAATCTCAATCACGTCTCCGCGGAATTCCGGGTAAGCCACTTTAGGCTTAGTTACGCGTTTTTCTTGAAGAACCTGCAATACAGCTTTCTTAACAGAATCAAAACTATGAGGAAGAATATTAGTTGCATAACCAGTTGCAATACCGGAAATACCATTAAGAAGAACAGTAGGAATAATAGGCAGATAAAAAGCTGGTGGCTTATGTTCGACGTCCGCATGAACCGGCGCATATTCTGTATCCTTATAAACCTTTGCGAAATTAGTTCCAATCCGCGCGAAAATATAACGAGATGCCGCAGCCTTTTGAACTAAACGAGAACCGAAGTTACCTTGACCATCTAACAATGGGAAGTTATTGTTCCATGTGTTGGCCATCAAAGCCCCAGCTTCCTGGGCAGAGCCTTCACCGTGGTGGTATCCAAGGTCGGCTACACCACCTGCAATAGAAGCCAGTTTGTGGAATTTTTCTTTATTACCACGGGCCATATCAAGACATCGAGCAACTACAAAACGTTGTACAGGTTTAAAGCCATCAATCATATTTGGAATGGCGCGGTTTTCGACAGTATACATTGCGTAAGCCAGCGCTTCATTGTCGATAATGCTTTTTAAGTCACGACGAGTAAAAGCATCATCGTAAACATCTAAGGCTTGTTTAAAAAGAGTATCAATTACATCAGCCATAATTTTACCATACTAGTGAATGAATAACCATAATAACATCGGAAATAAAAAGCACAACTTGGATAAGCCCGAATATTACTCCATAATACAGTGCTACCAATAAAGCAGCAAGGGCTAACGAGTAGCCCAGGATTTGTTTAATCATTTCTTGACCAATGCTTCCAGAAATTTAACGATTGCATCAATTACGAACCAAGTGCAAATAAATCCAACAGCGAAAGGACCTGGAACCCACACACCAGCAGCAAAAAGGGATACCCACACAATAACAATCACGAGCCAGATAAAAGTATAAATCGGTTGCATAATTTCCTCACTTAATAAAACCTACCAAACCGCAAATACGTTCAAAACTAATGAAAGCTACACACCACGCTATCACAGTACCAACATTATCATTCAATGGTAAATCCAGTGACATAAAGGTCGCCAGGCCGATTAATACAGTTAAAGCCATAATAATCAGGTGGCCCATTAAAAAGAAATTTTTCATATTAATAGCTCTGTAGGATGAATTTAAAGTTATCAGCCAACATACGGTTCATTTCTTCCAGCGTCTGGAGGTCTGAACTATGATTACGAGTGAAAGCCATTGCAATTTGGCCTTTACCAAAACCTGTAGTCAGAGGTTTCATTTTAGAAGCCGGTACATAAAGAACTTCATACAGAACATTGTTAGTTTTCATGGTACGGTTGGCTTGAGAACGAGCTGAACGAATATTCTTAAGAACACCATCCAGACCTTGTCCTGAGCGCTGGTTACCTACATAGAAGCGAGCAGCTACGATACGGTTTTCACCAACACCTTTAACAAAGAAATAGAAGCCTGGTTGGGCTGCCGTTTCTTTAGAAGGCCGGCCAATTTTGTATTCGCCATTCATAACGTAAGCAACGGTAGTAGCACCAGCGGACAGAACGTTACGGCGAGTCATATAAGTAGTCATATCAATTTCCTCAGTAGATTAATGTTTTGTTATCCAGTCAACGAGAACCATTATAACATGATTCTCGAGGTTGTAAACTATTTTTGTAGCTGTTCTAAAATAAATCCAGACGTATAATAAGTAGCATTATAAACCTTATTAAGAGGGTTCAAAGCACGTCCGTAGGTATCACGCAATTCTTTGATGACGTTTTCATAACTTACATAGAAAGCGCTGCGATAGTCGGGGTCCATGCTCATACGGAATTTGATGAATCGATAGAAGCCTGTTTCAGGGTCTTGAATGAAAACAAAATCAGAACTCATCACAGTTTTTAGTTGTAACCCTGGAATCTGTCCTTGATTACATAACGATGCGTCTTGAAGGCTGAGCTGTTTAAAGAACATCACCTTAGAGTTACCAAAAAAGACTTTAGACATAATATTTTCCTCAATTATTCAGGGTCTACAGCGCCATCCCATGGGTCAACTTCTTCAGATGATTCCATAAGTTCATCAACTGTAAAGCACTCGGTATTATTTTCAATAGCAAAACGTTTTTGATAAAAAGGATAATCCAAACAATTTTCAGTACGTACAGGACGTTCACTAGAATCCATCAGAGGAGAAATACGAATCAGCTGCTGACCGTTACTAAGAACAAATTTCTCACCAACTTCAACGTCTTTAAAAAGTTTCATAATGTTATCCTCAGAAGAAATAGTTAAAGTATACACGTACATGGTCAATCATAAAAGCGATTGGGAAAATGCATAATACCATAAACAGAATAAACATGTTCCAAATAGCTTTAAGTAACTTTTTCATAATCATCTCCATTAGTTGATAGGTCTATAGTATCATGTCTAATGGAGATGTAAACTGTTTTATGCAAGTTTTAACAACAATAAACTGAAGCATACACAAATAATTGGAATACACAACATCCAGATAAGGCACCACATTTTGCTGCTCAAAATATCACCTCTTTGATTTCAATCAATCCATCAGACAATGCGGTGCGGAGGTCATAAAGAATATCTATACCATCAATATTGTCCAGCTTACCATCAATAAGCTTTTTTAAATCACGCTTTGAGGCAACTAGTGGGCGAAGAAATTTACAATCAGAAAGAGATAACTCTGTAGTAACATCATCACCATCACCTGACGCATCATACATAGCGGCAACAACCATACCTGTAACTTTGTGTTTGGCGTAGTATAATTTAATATCCATTTTGTTTTCCTCTCGTAGTTGATAGGAAGATAGTAACACCGTCCTTGGTGTATGTAAACTGATTTATGAAAAAATTATAAGGCGAGATACCAGCCGTTGTAATTACTCTTACGGACTAGCTTTTTGATGGATTCTCTGTCACCGGAGAACTTAGGAGTGAACAGGACGTCGCCTGCCTCATTTACCGAAGTGTCGAATATGATTATACAGTCTGCAACTTTGTGATTCAAGAGCGGGCCCAGGTTAATCCCTGTTCCATAAGGGAAGTCACCGGAGTATCCTGTAGTGCAGGAAATCCACTTAGAATCAGATTGGTGGGTCTTAACCTCTACACGTAGTCCACAATACATAGGATGAGCTAAAACATCCCAGGCATAGGTATAAGGGTCGTCATGGTCTTCCAGGCCACTGTTGACGTATCCGTTCAACCAATCAGCAACCATGTACTCCGCGTACGTTGCGATGACACACCGATTCAATACCTCTTTCTTATCTTGGGACGGGTCTTGACTTAAAGAATACAATACTGTATCCTTAATCTTAACCTTCATTTCGCCTGTCAAATCAGTTGTCTTCAGGGTAAATGTCGGCATCTTCGACAGTCGGACTAGTCCCGGATTTGACGGATTCATAATCACCACCAATATACAATTCTTCGACGTGAACATTACCAAAATAGATACGAGAGTTTTCACTCAATTTACTGTGGTCTAATTTTTTAAGGTTTTCAACTGAATCGAAAATCACATCTGTTGCAAAAAGATGGCCTGTAGCTTTATCAGATTTGATTACATCTACGCAATAAACCTTATCGACCACATGATTACCTTGGAGATAACTATCTTTGATATCTTCGTCGCCGACGTTCATGTAATTAATCATTTTTACTCACCGAAATAAGAAATACGAACCTCTAAACAATGAGCGTATGCACCCATCGCATCCAGTTGTGCAATCAGTAACCCTTGTTGACGGATATCAAGAGTTTCAAAAACACCACCTTTAATAAACTCTTCAAGAGCATTAATTTTCAAGACCAATTGGTCATATTCTTCGATTACACGTGCTTGAAAACCTAACATAATTCCTCATTAGGAGGCCGAAGCCTCCATTTATTGATTTAGTATTTGTATTCGTTTGCGAACTGTTCAGTGACGTCTTCCAGAACTTCATAATAACATACACGCATTTTAGCATCACCATAATCAACTGGGATACTAACAACATCACGTGGGTTAACTTTACACGAAACCACTTTACAGCTTGAGCTACCAAAGTGGCCGATATAACTACGAGAGCAAACGTGTAGACCGCGTGAACAAGTTACTTCGTCGTCATCATTAACACGCGAACGTGGCATTTTAACGGGTTTGCCTGGTGAGTTATCAAACGTACCAGTGCGACAGTCGGTGTAATCAGCGTTAACTACTTTCCATGTGATAAAGTGGCCGTCTTCAGTGATTTTGATATCGTTCGCTACAAGGAAGTCGAACAGGCGTTGTACAGCTTTTTCACTTGGGTTTTCTAACAGGTTCTCAAGGAACGGCAGGTAGAATTCGAAGTCTTCGCCGTTTTCCATTGAAGCAATAATACGGTCAATAAGACCGGAACGGAGTTCTATACCTTGATAAACCAGACGGCCACCTTCAATACGAACGTTACCTTTAACGAAAGCCTTAACAGCTTCTTTAATAGAAATCAGTTTAATCGCATCATCAAAACGGGATTCTTTAAGAGCCTGCACGATGGTATCAAAGTGTTTGTTCTTATTAGTGGTATTCCATACTGTACGACCTTCAGTGATGGATACAAATTTAGAACTCGCGTTCCAAATAATTTCGGGACGAGAGCCGCCAATGGTAACTTCAACCGGAACAACTCTCGGCTCATTAGGAACTGTTACGGTAATATTTCCGGTAATAACCACTTGTGAACGTTTAGCTTCTTCAGAATTTTTCAGGACTTTACGGACGGTATCAACTGAAACACTATACCACTCAGCCAGTTCTTGCTGAGTATAATTACCTGTGGCATAAAGGTCAACGATATCGGTTTGTTCGGATTTAGACAAACATTTAATATTGTACATAATATTTCCTAA